ATGATTCTCGATTGTCAAAATATAAGTAAAGCATTCGGAACCAACGTAATTCTCGATAATGTATCCTTTCATCTTGAAGATAAGGAGAAAATGGCGATCGTTGGTATCAATGGTGCAGGCAAAACAACATTATTAAAGATCATTATGCAGGAAGAAGAAGCAGACTCCGGGCAGATTGTGTTATCTAAAGACCGTACGATCGGCTACCTCTCCCAGCATCAGGATATTTTCTATGACGATACGGTATACGGCGTGATGGAGGATGCCATGAAGCCCGTGATCGAGCTTCAGGATAAGATCCGCAAACTGGAACAGGATATGACAACACTGACCGGTGATGAACTGAACGCTGCTCTCTCGACCTATAATCGTTATACCCATGAATTTGAATATAAAAACGGATACGCCTATGAAAGCGAGATCACCGGAGTATTAAGGGGACTTGGCTTCTCCAAAGAAGATTTCGATCGTCATACCGATACCTTATCGGGCGGACAGAAAACCCGTCTCTCTCTCGGCAGACTTCTGCTTACGAAACCGGACATCATCATCTTGGACGAGCCGACCAACCATCTGGATATGGATTCGATCAGCTGGCTTGAAACCTTTCTGACAGGCTATCAGGGAAGTGTGATCCTCGTCTCTCACGACCGTTATTTTCTGGATAAGATCGTATCAAAGGTCGTAGAACTCGATCGTGGTCATAGCACCGTATATAACGGAAACTATACCTACTTCTCTCAAAAACGTGCTGAGATCCGGGCAAATATGATGAAAGCCTACTTAAACCAGCAGGCAGATATCAGACATCAGGAAGAAGTTATTACAAAGCTCAAGCAGTTCAACCGTGAAAAATCGATCAAGCGGGCAGAAAGCCGTGAAAAGATGTTAGACCGTGTGGAACGTCTGGACAAGCCAACCGAATTAAACAGCGAGATGCGGCTGACACTGGAACCATCCGTTATCAGCGGTGAAGATGTACTTACGATCGAAGGACTGTCCAAAGCATTTGAACAGTATAATCTGTTCTCCAATCTGAATATGGAGATCAAACGAGGTGAACATGTCGCCCTGATCGGCGGCAACGGAACCGGTAAGACTACGATCTTAAAGATCATCAACAAGCTTGTTCCAAAGGATGCAGGAACCGTAATCTTAGGCTCCCGTGTCAAGATCGGTTACTATGATCAGGAGCATCAGGTCCTGAATATGAACAATACTGTATTTGACGAGATCAGCAACGCCTACCCTGATCTGACCAATACCAGGATCAGAAATGTTCTTGCCGCCTTTCTGTTTACCGGAGAGGATGTATTCAAGCGGATTGCAGACTTGAGCGGTGGCGAAAAAGGTCGTGTATCCCTTGCTAAAATGATGCTCTCATCTGCAAACTTTCTGATTCTCGATGAGCCGACCAACCATCTGGATATCACATCCAAGGAGATCCTTGAAGAAGCGATACGAAGCTATACGGGAACAGTCCTTTATGTATCTCATGATCGATATTTTATCAATCAGACAGCAACAAGGATCATCGAATTAAAGGACAAGCAGTTGACGAATTATATCGGAAACTATGATTACTACGAAAGTCACAGAGTCCAGCCGGCTTCCACCGGAAAGCAGGCATTTGCACCGGTTTCTGATACTGTCTCTCAAGAAAAGCAGCCGGAATCTCAGGCAAAGCTCTCCTGGAAGGAAAACAAAGCCGAACAGGCAAGACTTCGTAAAAAAGCAAATGATCTGAAAAAACTGGAAGACAAGATCGAACAGCTTGAAAATCATCTGGCTGAAATTGATGAAGAATTTCTGGTTCCTGAAAATGCAACAAATGTTGCACTGTTAAATGATCTGACGAAAGAACGGAGTTCCGTAGAAGAAGAGCTGAACACATTGTATGAACAATGGGAAGAATTATCTTCCGAGGAGTAAATGTCCCTCCCCTTTTGTCTGTACTTTATAATTCCAATCTAATAAAAAGCATTAGATACAGACTTCCGATGTTGTCTGTTATACACAACATCAACAAATCTGTCATCTAATGCTTTTTCTAAAATATAACATAAAACTACATATATTCTTTAATCAATAACATTTACGATCTTTCTTGCATATGTATTTGTATTGTTTGAAGCTGGTATGCAATAGACGCTGTTACTGATATACACCTGACTCGTCTTTCCCATGCCGCCATGGATACACCAGTAGGTTCCGTCATTTCCATAATAAGTACCCCAGTCTTTTACACAAGCTTCTGCTTTCTTCTTGGATATTCCTATCTTCACAAGATAATCCTTTACTGCCTGTGCATTTTCAAATTTACCAAGATATAACGATACATGGCTGGCTTCTTTACTCTTACCCTTATAATATATGATTATATCTCCCGGAGTAAGTGCATCATATGAAAATGGTGTTACATTCGAATTCAGTACAACCGAATCAGGTTCTAACCAATTCGTACCATCTGAAAGTGTCAGCTTAGCTGAAATCGTCGCAGTACCGCCCCATTCCGTTCCTGTATACATACGATCCAGAATAATACCACCTGTCACCTCATCTGTATATTTCACAGCCAACTTAAAAACAGGATTATCTCCGCCGGCAAGTGCATATGCCTGATCGGCAAATACATTACATGGGATATTTGTTTTACCGAGATATGTATTGATCACTCGTGCCATCCATTCATCGGTATTCCAATAGAGTGTGCCCTCAAGCCGTCTTGTATATGCTCTTCCATAACGATCAAAATCATAGATATAATTACCGATCTCCTGACTACCGGTCGTTGCGGTTCCGCTTTCACCAATCAGATAGTATACATCTTTACCATTTATCTGTACTGTTACAAGCCCGGTCACAGGTTCATTCAGATATATTCCCTGCTTATAGACAGAACAATCCTGCTCCGCATCATAATATATATACTTGGACACTTTGCCTGCAGCATCTGTATACACTGCTGACCAGTCATCTATCGTATGCCAGCCTTCCCCTGTTAACAGCCTGCCGTCCAAACCGGCATAGTAATAATCTGTTTTGTATGACACGAGCATATTCTTCATTTTCTGCCATCTGTTTGTATCTGTGTTATAACACCACATTGTTTTCTGATAAGCACCGGTCTTATATTTTTCGGTAAAATACTTGTACTGCAACGCTCCATCTTCATTATAATAATGAATCTCGCCTTTCTTTGCAGGAGTCCAGATATTCTTTGCTTTCTTCCATTTGTTATTTATCAGTTGATAAAATCTATATGTATTATCTTTGTAAACACGTTTGTAAAGAACCGTGCCTTTCTTCATATAATAAGAGGTTGTGTCATTCTTATCATACCAACAGGACGTTGTTCCAAGCTTCGACTTCTTAAAGTAATAATATACCCCATTGATCTTATGGATTCCATCTGCCGCATATGACCATTTCTTGTTCTTATAAAGCATATATCTTCCGGCTTTATCTGCCTTTGTATAATCAGTCGCATAGAAGATTCTGGTATTATGTCCACTTGCCGCAAAATAGCGATCTATCTTCTTAAGCTTCACCCATGTATTTCTTACCGCTTTTCCGTCCGCTCCAAAATAATAGCCGTATTTTCCAACTTTTTTATAATAGTTGATTCTTGCGCGTCCATCCTGAAAATAATAGTACTCTCCGGCTATTTCCTGAAAGCCCTGTTCCAGATTCCCGGCTTTATCAAATCGATACTCTACATCATTGATCGTAAGAAACTTGTTTGTAACACGCTTCTTACCACTTGCCTTGTACTGATAACAAACGAGACCGTTAAAACGATATTTCACCTGCTTCTTTGATACATAGACATATGTCTTGCCGGATTGGTACCAACCGGTCTTTGTCACCTGTTTTCCCTTCTGGAAGAAGTAATAAACACCGTCGATCTCTTTTACGCCCTTTGCCTTTGCCCCATTGATATAATAAGTATCCATGGAAAATCCGGTTGTCAGGATCGAATAATCATCTGCATAATAAAAGCCATTTTCCAGATATGTATTTCCCGTCTTATTCTTCTTGATCTGAAGTACCGTCTTCGTTGTAGATGGCTTAAAGCTTGTGGACATATTGGCAAGATAAGAAGAAGTATCATAGGAACCGGTCCACTCACTGTCTCCATCTGCTACAACTGCCCATAATCTGTCACCGTAATCGATCAGTATATAACGGATCTTTGTACTCTCATCGACCGCCACGCCTCTGTAATAATCAGACTTTACAGCATAATCATACCGGAATGATCCATCCTTTGCATTTGAAAATGTATGTGTTTCCTCGTCCTGCGTCAGTTTTGTTTTCTTTGGTGTTGCTGCTTCTGCGGTAAATGACACACCGGATGCCATCAATACAAATATAAGGCAACACAGCAATAGTCTCATTTGTTTTTTCATCTGTTTCATCTCCATATAATCATGTAAAATCTCCGTGTAATCTCCATCTGCCCGAAAAGCAATACGAAAATCACAAAATATAACAATGTCTTTAGCTGTGGAGATATTATTTGTTTCCTTTCTTCTCTGTCCACAGATATGGGGTTATCTGGTAGACATAATAAGAAACTCTTGAAGTGAAAATCGACACTCAACAAATGCTTATTTTAAGCCATTTTTTGAACATTTGTCTCCACTAACACCAGTTATACCACCATTGAGTCTCCACGAAAAACAGTTATTTTAGCATTATGAATGGTATTTTTGTATTGTTTTTCGACAAGATTATCACCCGATTGAGAGATGGTGTCAAGTACATCTGCAAATTTATTCATCTCTGTCTCCATATGCTGTGGCATAACAGATGTATAGAGATCCATTGTCATTTGTAATGTAGCATGTCCCAGATATTTTTGTACTGTCTTTGGTGTAATACCAGCTTCAAAGCAACGTGTGGCAAATGTGTGACGAAAACAATGAGCAGAAAATGATTCCATTTCATCTAAATAGTCTTTTGTTAGATTGATCTCTTCAATGATTTTGTTGATTGCATCACATACAATTTGAGAATTTAAAGGTGTATTAAATCTTGTTGTGAATAACAAATCTACACAATCTTCCCTGACATTTTTTGTGATTGGCTGTTTGGACGCTACAGCTCTTTTTTGCATGAACTGCTTCTTTAAGGCTAATTCACATTGTCTATTAATTGGTATCTTTCTTGTACTTGTATTTGTCTTAGGGTCTTCAAAATGAAAATCCTTTTTTGCATCACCTTCGTATTGTTGGTATACAAGCGTTTTTCTGACATTGATGACCATATGATCCCAATCAATATCTTCCCATTTTAACGCTGCAAGTTCTCCAATTCGCATTCCTGTTGATACAGCAGTTACGAATAGATTGTCGTAGAATGTGCCTTTACAACAATCGAAGAAGGTTACTTGTTCTTCTCTGGTTAATACTCTAATATCTTTTTTTTCGTCTCTTTTTAAAGTGATTCCTTTCGCTGGATTTCTTCGCACATATTCATTAATCAGAGCTTTATTAAAAATATCAACCAGTAAGATTTTTACTTTATTACAAGTTTCAAATTTGTACCCATTCTCTTTTAACTCTTTGAGCCTCTTTTTAATTTGATATTGAGTGATATCTGCTAAATTGAACATTCCAAGATAAGGTGATATATGCTTTTTGTATACTGTGTTGTAATATTTTTTTGTATTTTCACGTATCACATCAAACTTATAAACATTCATCCATTCTTTATACCACTCATCTAGTGTGACACTTTCTCTAATGTTTATTTGTTTATCATCTTCATATAAGGCTTCATTGTATCGCTTTTTGACATCTTTTAAATCGTTGCCTGAAATCGATATTCTTTTGCCAAAACGATCAACGTATCTTGCTTCGTATCTACCACTCTTTTTTTGGACAATACCTTGCCCTAATTCTTTTCCTTTTAGATCTTTGCCCAATCGTAATTCCTCCTTTATATAAGGCAAAGAATCTCTGCGTGTATGTATTATACCACACAAAGATTCTTATTGTTATATCAATCTCATATAAAATGCTTACTATTTAAATATTTCTCGAATTCATTTCTTTTAATTAACTGTTTATTACCCACTTTTAATAAGAAAGGACATGCCGTTGCGGATAATAGTTTTCTAATTGTAGTTTCTCCAATATTAGAGTATATCGATGCTTCTTTAATGGTAAGATTAATCTTATCCTTAATTTCCACTGTTTGTTCTATATATGCTCACCTCTTTAATTTGTTCCAGTAGACCCAATTCCACCTCTTGATTCATCATCTAAATGATCAACTTCTACGAATTCGATCTCAGGCTGAATCTTCTGGATCTCAAACTGACAAATTCGATCGTTCTTATGAATTATAGTGTCTCTCATAGCAATAGCAGGGAATTTCCAACAGTCATTATCTCCGCTGTAACTATTATCTATTTGACCAACACTATTTGCTAGAATAATGCCAAAATTCTTATATGTACTACTTCTTGGGTACACATTTGCTTTGTAACCTTTAGGCAACTTCATGCCTACGCCAAGAGAAATTAGCCGGAATTCACCCTTCTTCATTTCTACTGTTTCGGCAGCACGAAGATCAATTAAATCTCCCTTGCTAATCTTTTCCATTTTATCTATCTCATCGTCAAAATACTTTATCTTAATTGTTTCCATATTATAAGTTCTCCTTTAAATATTTAATATACTTATCCCACTTGCCAATAGAATGTATGTATTCCTTACCACGCAATCCTTTTAATCTCATATCAGCTTTTAATTCGGATAATGGATGTTTCTTTGATGCCAATGTTTTAATAAAAGAATTCTGTATAACATTAATACTGAGAAGCTTGTTTTGGGGTACATTTTGGATTATTTCTTTATAGTTATTCAATGCTTCATCTGGTAATCTATATTCATTATTTCGTGGTAAATTCTTGCTTGAGAATGGTGATATATTTGCACCATTGGTTCTAGGTTTTAACAATGGAATAATCTTGTCAGAATTGACATATTTGAATTCAAATAGGATTTCTTCATCTGTTTCTTCTATATTATATATAATTGATGGATTTGTTTCTTGAATCTTTTGAATAATATTTCTGCCACGTCCGATTGATGGAATATATGCTAATAAAGTGCTATTGCCTTGGTAGAATACTTTATTGCCAAACTGACAGTCGATATATAGATCTATATCTTCATATTGTCCATTAATTTTGCGTGGGAAATCATTTGTATTTATATCTATTGGTGCTTTGATCCGATAAATGCCTTTAAACTTCTCTATTAGATATGATATTTTTCTTCACCTTCTTCTGTGTATGATGATATAAGATCATCACCTGTTTTGGCTGCACTACATAATGATGCAACGGTTATACCGAGAATGCAACCAAGAAAAAATGTTATAATTGCTACTGCCATAAGGTTATACCTCCTTTTAATTTAATCACAATATAAAACTACTTTGTTCTGAGCGAGAGATTGTTTTGCATCAATTACCCTTTGATTCTTTGAACCTCTCCACTTGAGCGTGAGGTCTTTTTGCTCATCTATATATTCTCCGTCAACGAGCACATCTACATTGGAAATTATTTCCCATCGTTTTGACCAAACACTAGGTATTCCACTAACTTTCTCGTATTGTTCTTGCTTTACAATCTCTGATAATTCATATCCTGTATATAACCAGATAGTTTTCTTAGGAAAAGAAATACGGATTTCCTTAATTAAATCTAAAACCCCATCTAAATTCTGTTCAGCTAGGCACTCACCACCAAGGAATGATACTCGTTTAATATATGGTCTATCAATTATTTTCATAAATTTATCTTTTATTTCTTCTGTCCATTCTTTACCACCATTAAAATCCCATGTTTCAGAATTGAAACAATTGAAACAATGGAACGGACATCCTTGAACGAAGAGGGAGACTCCAACTCCCTCTCCATTAGAAATATCAAGATTACGTATACTTGAATATCTCATATTTAATCCTCCGTATATTCCATGTCGTCCAAATGATAAACACGATCATGAATATCACCATACCTACCCTGATTACCACCATTTTTTGCAGTACCAATATAACCGCAAACTCTAAATGCTATATCCATTGTTGTATTGTCAGTGTTCCCACAGCTAGGACATTCCCATTTAAGTCTATTATTTTCGTCTGATACAAGAGGAATATCACCATCAAAGCCACATTTTTCACAATAACAACTCTTTGTGTTAATTTCTGCATACATGATATTGTTATAAATAAACTTAATAACTTCTAATATAGCAGGAATATTATGACTCATACTTGGTACTTCGATATATGAAATTGCTCCTCCTGGACTTAATTTTTGGAATTTTGATTCGATTCTTAACTTTTCAAATGCCGTGATATGTTCAAAGACAGGAATGTGATATGAATTAGTAATATAATTTCTATCAAACCCATCTAATTTTTTAAAGATATCGCTACCGAAACGAGATTTTAGGCACTTTGCAAATTTGTAAGTTGTGCTTTCCAGCGGTGTTCCGTACAAACTATAGTCAATGTTTTCAGCTTGTTTCCACTGATTGCATTTATCATTTAACGCCTGCATAACCTTTAATCCAAACTCTTCGCCAATTCCTTCATCCGAATGAGAGTGACCAGTCATAAATTTTACACATTCATATAAACCAGCATAACCAAGTGATATTGTAGAATAACCATCATAAAGAAGTCTGTCGATTTTCTCATGTTTCTTTAATCTAGCATATGCTCCATGCTGCCATAGAATAGGTGCTACATCAGAAGACGTACCAAGTAATCGCTCATGTCTTGCTCTTAATGCTTTATGGCATAATTCCGTTCTTTCTTCAAAGATTTCCCAAAACTTATCAAAATCTCCGTCAGATGAGAAAGCAATATCTGGAAGAGAAATTGTTACAACACCTTGATTAAATCGTCCATAATATTTGTGTTTGCTTGGATCAAAGTTCTTTGCGTTTGCAATATTCCCTACTTTATCTGTAAATCTATCAACGGTCAGAAAACTTCGGCAGCCCATGCATGTATAGACATCACCTTTTAATTCAAGCATCATTTTTTCGGATATGTAATCAGGGACAAGTCTCTTAGATGAACATTCAGCAGCTAATTCTGTAAGATACCAATATTTAGAATCTTCTGTAATGTTATCTTCTTCTAATACATAAATAAGCTTTGGAAATGCAGGAGCAATGTAAACGCCATCTTCATTTTTTACCCCTTGAATTCTCTGGTGAAGCATTTCTTCAATTAACATTGCCAAGTCAGCTTTCTCATATTCGTTTTTTGCTTCGTTCAGATACATAAAAATTGTGATAAAAGGTGCTTGTCCATTTGTTGTCATAAGCGTGACCAACTGATACTGGATTGTTTGAACACCTTTTTCTATTTCTTCTTTTAATCGTTTATTTGTTATATTAACGACTTCTGCAAGGTCTTCATTATAGTCACTAATCAATCCATTATCATATAATTCTTCTGTTACATTCTTTCTGATTGATTTTCTACTCACATTAACAAATGGAGCAAGATGAGCTAAAGATATGCTCTGTCCACCATATTGATTACTGGCAATTTGTGCAATTCCTTGTGTGGCAATATTACATGCCGTAGAAAATGCATGAGGTTTTTCGATTAACACTTCACTAATTACTGTGTTGTTTTGAAGCATATCTTCTAAATTAACTAACCCACAGTTATGCATATGTTGAGCAAAATAATCTGCATCGTGAAAATGAATAATACCTTCATTATGAGCTTGAATAATTTCAGGAGACAATAAATATCTTTTTGTAGCATCTGTGCTTATAATTCCTGCCATATAATCTCGTTTTGTAGGATTTAAAATTGGATTTTTATTGGCATTCTCGTGTAACCAATACTCATTATCATCATCCAATAGGCTATTAATTTCTTCATCTGTTGTATTCTCATTTTCTCTCTGAAACTCACGAATACTTCTATATCCCTCGTATGCTTTTGCAGTAAGTCTCTGCTTTTTAGTAATCAATTTATCATAAACCATTGATTCAATATCAGAGATGCTTACTTCGTCTTTATCCTTGCATTCATTTTCAATCTCGTCTGCAATATCTTCTGCAATCTTTTGTTTTACAATACCTGAACCATTTTTCATTGCTTTAAGAATTGCTACTGAGATTTTTGATTTATCAAAATTAACTTCTGTACAATCTCTTTTAATTACTTTTGTCAATATATATATCCTCCTATCTGTTTCTCATAATTCCGTCCAAATTATAGTGGGTTAGAAATTCATCAGAAGTCTCAGGATTACCAGCTAAGAACTCTTCTACATCTTTGCCGATCGTTGGATTATTGTTCCATACTGTCACAATGTCACTCAACACATCGTACATACTTCTAAATTCGTCATCATTGCCTGGTTTCCTTGTTTCAACACCAAGCGAATTGATATACTCTTCTGCTTTTAATAAATCGTTTGTCATTGCTGTTTTTACTTCATATTCTGCTTTACTAACGTTCATTTTATCTCCTTTCCTGATTCCATAAGAATTCAACCTTTCCACCTACTCTTGATCAAAACACTTACATATCACTGCTGTTTGATAAGGTAATCTGCCATAATTATCAACTATACAATCAGCAAGTGTTTCCATCCCTTGATTTCTCATCTTTAATTTCTTGTTACGTTTTTTCACCTTTTTAATGGCATCTTTTGTAGTATATATAGACACTATTCGATGATTAATTTCATGTTTATCTACCTTTAAATAAATAGACTTAAATTCTGGAAAGTACGAAACTAATGTATGTAACTTTGCCATATCTTCTACTATGACAACTTTATTTCCACCAGCATAATCAGAATATTTAGTTCCGATATAATTAATGCCATCATTTGTTTCAAAAGCTTCCCAACATAGGAACTGGTCACTATCAATCATTTCACAGAATTCTTTGTCACTAATATGATAGTTATTATCGTATCCATAATCAGGAGTTGTCGTATAATATCTAATGGTATCGTATCCCATAGTCAATAATTCATTTAACACAGTATGTCTACCACTACATTCTTGCCCTATTAATGCAATGCTCATATACATTCCTTTCTTATATAATTCTCTCTGAGCACAAATTCAGAGTCCAATAAGTTGTTGAGTCATCATAGTTGCGGTAATCTACTGCCATCTGATAATCTCTAATACTATATTCTCTGTTTCCATGTGTTGCGGTTATCATATGATCAGGTCTACTCAATAATTCATTCGCTAACTCATAGCTTGTCATATATTTCACTACTTAACTAAACCTCCTAAAAAATCATTAACATCATGCCATTTTTTACATCTTATACCTTGCCAATCTTTGTTCCATGTATATATATCTCCAAAACATATATTAATCATTGCATTTGATGTAATTAAATTATTATAAGAATCATCAATGAAAATACCATTACTCATATCTATATGTCCTTTATTTTTATATTGTTTCAAATTAACTCCTATAAAATCACAATAAGGTAAATTCTCCTTAATCCAAATTGATTTGCCATATAGATTTGGACTATAACCAGCAGAAACAATACTTATCTTATAAGTTTCTTTCAGTTTATCTAACATCTCTTTTGCATAATCCATATATTCTATATATCGGAAAAATCTTGGTTGATTAAAATATGAATCAATATATGATGGTTTAGCACAATTACACTCTTCAAAATTCCACGTATTAATTTCCCACCAATCAATACGCTTAAATTTTTTATAATATTTAAAATCTTCATTGTACATCTCACATATGGCTTTAATCGTATTAACTATGCACCCATCAGTCATAATCGATATACAAATCACGTATTCGACCCACTAAAATCACCTCTTCTTTATATATAATATTTTACAAAACAAAATCTTTAATATCCTGATAGAACTTATCCAATACGGATAGATCATCAGAATGAATCTTTATTTTCACTGGCTTCGAAATATCCAAGCTGAAGATACCAAGAATTGATTTTGCATCAATGACATACCTACCCTTAATAATATCTATATCTTCTTCATAACTGAGTGCAATTGCATTTAATCGCTTTGCTCCATCAATGGTATCTAATTCAATCCAATACTCTTTAAACATATTTACCTCCTTACCATAGTTTTACAACCTGTCCAATTGTATACATCTCATCAGGTGCTTTTGGCAGTTCAAACTGCTTGCCACATTTCATGCACTGACATGTATATTTATGTTCACTCTTTTCACATCTGATTATTTTGTAAGATTTATGCTTACAGAAACTCTCAAACATTCTCTCTCACCACCTCTAAGCTAAATGCTGCTCATATAATATAATACTTTCGACTTTTCCAATTGCTTCTGATATATCTCCATTGTTGTCTACATGATATGAATGTTTTGGATCAATATTAGAATAAATCTTATTAAACTCTTCCTCTTCTTTTATGTAATTAGCTTGCCAATTATCTGCTGTAGATCTTTTCTTCGATCGAAGCTGTAACTGGTCAGTATCACAGTCAATCCAAATGTCAATCAACTGTAGACTCGGAATATCTTTTGTCGTGTTAATTAAGTCTGAATAACCACTTGGATTAATGATATATAAGTCAGAATTCATTAACTGTGACTCTGTTGCGAAAGAACAATAGCCTGATCTTTCTGTATAGGCAACCATGTCATCCATATATTTATTTACATCGTCAGCAGAAATAAATGTGTGATCACAATGTTGTCCAACTTCATTCTTACGCCTTGCTCTTGTCGTATAAGATTTCAAGACTTTTAACTTCATATCTTTTGCAACTGCACTCACAATTGTTGATTTACCAGATGCAGTTCGTCCAATAATACAAAATACTTTATGCATATATGTATACCTCCTTACCAGTTAACCGCAATGTCAATTTGATTTGGATTGCTGTCAGCAAATCCACCAGTATCAACGACAATTGCAGTCCCTAAACTTGTTTCTACTAATGATCCTCGTGGGTGAACATCAAGATTTGCTGCACACATAATATAATTCCCAAGCATTTTACAGCCATCTTCTCTTACCCAATATTCATCAGTGTTCCCCATATTTCTCATAATAGATACACAACCTGACATATCTAAGTTATAATATGTTTCTTTACTCCCATTGTAATAATTCACACCTTTAGAAGCTGTCAGTGCACTATCTGAGTTATATGTTATTTCTATATTCTCTTTTTCAATTGTGGTTGGAATATCATTTATGATTTCTGTTTCAATTGTTTCTTCAATTTTAATTTCAGAAATGCCATAATCTTCTATTTCGATAATTCTTGGCTCATTAGATACTTCATAATCCGATACTGGATTAGAATAAATAAGAATTGGTTGAATGTCATTATTTGGATCTTCAATGATAAGATCGACTTCTTTTGACGATTTGTTATGTGTCTGGTCTACTGCTTTATTTACATGATGTAAAACAATAATATTTACAATCAATAGAATAATTGCAACCATCAACATCACGCAATATAATGTGTCTCGTTTTAATATTTCTTTTAACTTTCGTATAAAAATAAAATTCCTCCTTTACTTGCTCGATGGTTTGAAAACTGTTCTTGCCAAAATCAACGCTAACCAAATGCCTGTGGACACAGACCATCTAAATGTCCACCCAAAACATAATGTAATAAGTTTGATGATGCCACAAGTTGCAATCCAACTTATAGCATATGCAAGTATTATAATGATAATAAATCCAATGATTAGTAAGATATTACCTGACATTTTATCTTTTAATTTGCTCATGTCTCCTCCTTTCAATTAGTTGTAAGATGGTTCTGTTTTATCGGTTCTCACAATTTCGAAAATAGGGAACTGAACTGAGATTCCACCATCTTTATTTTTAGTTTCTGCTTTGAATTTAATTTGCACAATTTTTCCTATAATCTCATCAGGATTATTCCAATAATAATCTCGCTGCTTATCTGTAAATCCAGATCCTACACCAAGATCATATCCCTTGTAATCACATTTGATTAATCCCAATGTACCTTTATATTTACCATCACCCTCAATAATTTCAGTACAACGAATATCGGAATGCTTAAATGACTTGATTTTAAGAATCCCGTTGTTGCGTTTATTCTTCCATTTAGTATCTTTATTAAGCATAAGACCTTCCCAACCGTCTTTATCTGCTTTATCAAGTAATAATGGAATAACTGATTTATCAGTTCCTTCATATATAATAGGTACAACTTCAAGATTGTCGGTATTCAGTCTCGAAATGGCTACAGTAAGAGGGTTAATTAACTGAGTTCTGCGTTGCCGATACGTCAATTGACTTTCACCATATATAAACTCTTCGACTGGGAGTATTTCATAAATTACAAATTTAATACAAGATTTATCAGAATCATCAGAATTGATAATGCCAGTTCCTAACTGGAAATTATCATTATCAGAAAGGTTATCATAATTTTTACGAATTAATTCTCCATTAAGAAAGAAATTATCTATATTAGGAAGTCTTTTAAGGTCTTTGATTATATGATCAAGTCCTGTAAATGGCTTACCTTGTCTACTTATCAATTGTCCGTGTTTCCATCCGGCATTAGATCCGTTCATTTTTTGAGACAGAGCAAACCACTCTCCCTCTTTTGGTTCATTCTTTTTTGATATAGGATAAGCTTGCTGTACGTCCCAAGATGGGATTAAGCCAGGAATAACATTATTGACGACTTTCTTATCACATCCAAGACGGAATTTCTTTGTAATTAAGTCTATGTAAAAACTACGATATTCTTTAGGTTGCTCATTGATAAAACTTTGTATCATTGAAATATCATAATCTGTTCCTGTATTATTAGTTTTCAAATATTGTATAACATCTTCAAATTCTGCCAAAATATAATTTGATGGATGAACTTTCTTAGAAATTTTCTTGGTAGACAAACCAGTTTGTATATTAGAATCACATAGAAATTTTAAACATTTCTTGAATAATTCATTATCTTTATTGTCATTGATAATCACTTTCTTCTCATTTAAACTGCTCGTAGATTGTATCTGTTTAAATAAACTAATTACTGTTTCCATCGTCCACCTCCTCTCCACAATATTCTTTTAAATATGTAAGCATCTTATTTTCCTCAATGAAAAACGGATCAATTTTCTTGTCGCAAGATACCCATCCAAGAAAATTCATCATAAGTTGTCCGTATCTCCAATCAGGAAAATATTTCTTCCATATTCTATTTAATTCTGCTGTAAATTTATCTATACGTGCTAGATTTCTAATTATGATCGCCTCCTATGAAATGAACATTTCTTCTACTTTTTCGTCCTCTAAAACCCTTATAAATCAAGGGTTTTCAGGCTCGATATCATCAAAAATCACTGGAATTCTTGTTTTAAGTTCTTTTAACAGCTCAATAGTCACTTCTCTCATCTGTGGATGTGCTGTCTTAGGAACTCTAAGCTTAAAAAAGTTTCTCCATTCTCTATAGTTTGCAGTAATAGTAATTTCTGTCTTTGTGCTGTTTGGTAGTACAGAACGAGCAATTTGTGGTGTTGCTCCCAACTCTAACATTCTCATATAATGTTTCTCTGCGTCTTCCATAGCAGACACCCACTCAGTATATACTTCTGTTAATTCCTCAGAAGACATATTTCTCATTTTTGTATCAAGATTCATACCAGGAGTAATATCAATGTATGCGCATTCTCCTCCGAATTTATTATTGGAGTAATTACAATAACGAGTTGATTCCTGTGCAAATGATGCAATTCTATGTCTAACTAACTCATGAGATACACCCCTATCAACTGTAAATTTCACAGATAAAGAGGAATGTTCAATCATTGCTTCGTGACCATTTCTAATAAGCATACCAACAAATTTCTTTGCAGATTCACCATCTTCTGTAATACGATCTTCTGACTTATAACATACTCGTCCAATTTTTTCGATATGCTGCAACTCCTTAATTCCACCTTCTGAGATAGGTGTCAAAATTTCAAATCCTGCTCTAATTTTTTTCATGTTTTTAATCTCCTTTATTTATATATTTTGACTTCTAATGAAAGTCCAATTTACTTGGAAATTTCATCTCGAATTTCGCCTTATTTTCAAGGCTTTTCTTACTTGAATGACCAGCAATAATCAACAAACCTGTCAAAATTCATCATTATTTGGTCATAAACATCAATTTTAATGTCATCTACTCGTCCAGTCCAAGATGATAAAATTATTTCATATTCATATTTAGACCAAAAATAATACATAAGATATTTTTTTAAACCATCTGCAAATTCATCTCTTAACAAATTTTCTTGTAATAACTTATTAACTTTTTCTGCAAAAGTACCATGATTAAATACATTCCATTTAATAATTTTTTGTGCATTAGAGTCATGATAATAAACATACCATTCTATAAGAATCACCTCCTGGCTATTTATTCTCTTTTTATTTGTGAAATAATGAGCGAATTGCTCTAAGAAATGAAATGAAAATTATGAAATCGTAGCAATGAAATAATGGATTCTTGTTATCTCTCATCAACCAATTCTTCTAACACTCCACCAACTTCAGCAACAATAATTCCTACTGCTAATGGAATAATCGAACCATTCACTAATGTTACAATTCCACCAATTACTCTGATTGCTGATTTTCCCAAACTAATAAATAAATGCCCTTTACTGTTCATTTCTAATTTCCTCCATAATTTCTTCCACTATATATTTACAATTTGATTCTGTAGAAGCAATCTCTTCATATTTAATATTGTACTGATTTAACTTATCAATAATTTCTTTTCTCACTTCTTTTGCTTCGTCTTCATTGTGAAATCTTCCTTCGTTTTCATAAGAATGGTGTCTTGTGAGTAGATAATTTCTATTATTGTATGAGTTAAACACATTCAGCACAGTCTTATTAAAATCTTTTCCTAACACTTCATCGGTGTTATATACAGCATTTAATATTAAAGGGGAGTCAACAATCATAACTTGTACCTTATCTTTCACACGTCCCATCTTAAACGACTGCTTGCCAAATAAATATTCCTGGTGTTTAAACACTTCACCATTATTTTCATATACTTTGTCTTTGGCAAATTCAGATACATATTCGGCATTAACGCCATGTCTTTTTAATTGTGCTGTAATATCCATTGCACATGTACTCTTACCTGCTGATGGCTCACCAAATAAATTTACAACAATTGTGTCCATTTGTTACCTCCAATCTTTCAAAGAAACTGTCGTTTCCTTCGGTTCTTAAAAATCACTTATTTTCATATCAATCGCTCAAAACCCTTGATTTATAAGGCTTTCAGAGCATTGTTTTTATAAAAATTCGGCAAATCCTTAAAAATGCCGTATTTTACTCAATTTTTGACGGTTTTCAAATTTTCATGCCCTACAACCCTTGATTTTACTAGGGTTACAGACCGCATGAAATCCGTCTTTACTTGGTTTTTAATGACTGACTGCAAATACTGCACAGTCTCCTGAATATAAGTCTTTGCAATCAACAAAATCACTAATATGATCCTTAAAACCTTCTGCAATCCTATCATCTATTTCTTTTTCAATAGTATCATGAACCCATTTATAAGCTTTTAAATCTTCTTTATTTGAAAAGTAAACTACATATGGTATGATATTGAATGGACGTAATAAAAATTCAATTCGTTCAACGTCATCAATTTTTTCAAACTCAGATAACACAATATTATAGGCGTAAACAGGCGATTTCTTATCCCACTTATCATAAGTAAGACGATTCAAGAACGCATTTTTTATTGTATCCTTTTTTGACATTATTTCTTTTTTCAATAATTCATCTCTGTTCATTTGCTCTCTCCTTATTTCCAATTAAAATATTGTGTATCCTTACATGTAGGACATTTAATGTTGTAAGAACCAAGTCCATCGTGCATAACTCCCATTTGCGAAGTGCAATTACATTCATTCTTTTCTACTTCAAAAATCGTGCCACAATTATCACATGCTATTCTTTTTGTAGCAGGTTTTAATTCACCTTGTTTAATGATTTTCATGTTATATAATTCCTTTCATGTCGTAATTCTCTCTAATATAATCACACAGTTCATTCATAGTGGAAACAATGTGCTCATCATCCTTTAGACAAGGATGAATATTACACATACAAGAACCCTTTGCACCATTCTTGTTAAACAACTTCCAGTTGAATGTAATCCACAACAGAGGAATTTTAGTAAGATTTTTCGTAAATAATCGTGTTAAAACTTTCATATTTTATTTTTAGTAGCAGACTGTATCGTATGTATGAAAATATTGTAAATTAAGCATTTATTACTTCTTTTACATAAAATACTGCCTACTACATTCTCCTTTACTTCAATATCTTGGAATCCAAACAATTTTTACATAATTCGTATATCATCCTACCCATATATTCTCTTTCTACAAAATAAATGTGCATGTTATTTCTGCTTTGCCATGTAAGCAATGTTCTAAAAAACGATGTCGGATTCAATTTTGATTTATAGTTCTCTGTAAAAATATCCTCTATGTTGTCATTCTCTATAAGAAGATAATTTTTCTCTATATTAATCATTCGATTAAATTCTTTAAAAATTCTGTCATCATCTTTAGTTGCATTTGCTATGTTACCAGCTAACTCACTTACGGAATTCTTTCGTTCAATACAAAGTTCGTCACTAAAATAGGTGTCGATTGAGAAGCCCAATTCAGGGCAACTCTCAACCATAAGACCATAATCACCTGTTTTCAATGCTCTTGACTTCCATTTGATGTCATTCCTATCAAACCAATCAGTAACATTTTTATTAGTATTCTCACGAGTATCCACTAATACAACCATGTGCGACAGCAATTCTTTATACTTTTTGTCTGTATAATACTGTTTCATTTACATCTCCTAACAAATTTGGTACTCAGAAACCCACCATTCTTGCTCATTTGTTTCTTGCCATTCACCATCAATCTTTTTCATTTTTTGTTTTTTATATTGGTTCGTAACTTTTACAATATCTCCACGTCTGATAGGATTCTGTTTGAATATTTTCTTGCTAATTTTTACTGGAATTGTGTTACCATTTGCCAATGCATACAGCTTCAATCGTGGAGAATAGTCAACATTGAGATCCAATGCCACACAATAACCTGCCAGCTTTTTATCAACAATATCTACATACCCAAGATTTTCTATCTGATAAGCAATCTTTATTCGCATATCAGTTTTCTCATTTGGGATATTCTGCAAGAGTTTATTAAGTAGTTTTGTACTATCTAATTCCATAAATGTCTTCTGGGTTTCCTTGCCAGAACATTCTCTTAGTACATCAAAATCAAGTCCATACTCTAATGCCTTATCCTTCTTCATCTGTTTCTTGCCATAATATTTTGAAAACAAATCATTACAGGTAAGTAAGTATCGAATACCACCAAATTCCTCAAAGAAATCGAGTTTAATCAAGATTTCAAGTTTTCTGCTATCAACTTTGAGGTCAGAAATTCTTACCAATAAGTCAATAAACGTATTAAATTTCTCATCTTTAATGGAATATAAATCATTTGCAGCATCTTCGTTTAGGAACTTTACAGAAGCAATACCCTTGTAAATACCATCTTTATCACAAGAATACTTTGCAGTAGAATGTCTGAATTTAATGCTATGAATTGTAATACCAAGTTGTTTTGCTAATTCTGTACCAAGCATAATGTCATCTTCAGTATTGGCATTATTTAGATATGCAGTAATAAATTCTTTCGGGTAATAATATCTGAGATAAGCACACATATAACCTATCATTGAATATCCTGTTGAATGGTTAAAACCAAACTGGTAATTAGAACTATCCTCTATAATCTTCAAAAAGGCTTGTGCTTCTTTTTCTGCAATTTCTCTAGGCTGAGATGACATATTGCAATATCCTTCAAGAATAGATGGTAACGCAGCTTCAAGACGATCTTTTTGTTTACGTCCAATAGCTCTACGAATATTATCAGCATCGCTACCACTCAAACCACAAATATTTGTAAGGAATTTAATTGTGTCCTCCTGAAATATAAGGAATCCATGATTATCTTCCAACAATTTATCAATCAACTCCGATGGATTTTTGTTTGGTTCATGGGCTAATAATCTATCTCTATATGATTCTCCTGAAGGTCTGATCGAAGCATTTACAAGCGACAAGTCGTTTACGCAATGACATTCAAACTTTTTCATTGAATCATAGGCAAACTTTGATTCAAACTGAAATATGCCTACTGGACTATCTGCAATATGTGCCCAAACTTTCTCATTATTCCAATTGACTGTATAGGATTTCGGATACGGAATATGTGCTAACTCACATGTATCTTTGATAATTTCTATGTTTTTCAGACCAAGCAAATCGTATTTTACGAGGGAGACTTCATGAATTTCTTCCATATTAATACTCAAAATACGTTTACCATCCTTAGACCAGAATGTTCCATAATTATCAGGTAGTGTTACGGGACTTACAATAATACCTGCTGGATGCATCGACTGAGAAATTGCTGTTCCTACAAGACCGTCAAAATAATAGAATAACTTAGGATATTGTTTTTCTTTTAAGTCCTTCAAAGACTTTTCGTTATACTCAAGTTTACTTCTAAGTTCTTCCAAGTCTTTTAAGCACTTTTCATTATTTTCATATCCATCAATAGATTCAATTTTCTTAATCTTGTCATTGCAATCAGTAATACCATCGGTAAATAATGAATACTGAGCTTTTACTTGCTTGACATCTCCAAGTGGCATATTCAAAGCTCGTCCAATCTCATCAATAGTACCTTTGTCAGAAATCGTGCCAATAGCCAACACATAAGCTGTTTTATCAGCACCAAACTTTTCAATGATATGCTCATATACTAAATGTCTTTGTGATGGTGCAATATCCAAATCAATATCACCAATCTCTTTTCTATCCTCATTGGCAAATCGAGAGAACACCGTGTTCCATACTACAGGGTTTACATCAATAATATCTGTTAAATATGCAATGGTTGAACCGCCAACAGAACCTCTACAAAAGCCAATTGGTATACCATTATCCCAACACCAACATACCAATTCTGACATGAAAAGCATGAATCCAACCATACCAATCTTCTTGAACACTCGAAGTTCTTCTTTTATATTCTCCTCATATCGCGGATCTGGCTGAATAATTCCTTTATCCAGTTTCTCATGATACATTCTATATATACGCTCTACAAATACTTCTTCTTCATTATCATAAAGAATCGGATATTTAAAAGCTGTATCTAATTTGTAATCTGTAACAGAATCAGCCATGCGGTTAGTGTTCTCAATAGCTTCCAATACAACATCCATAGGTAAAGCTCTTTGCTGTTTGAACATATCAACTAACTCATCATACGATTTATATGTAAGGTCAAATTCATCTTCATTTGAGAACTCAATATGTTTTGCTTTCTGAAGAATACTTCTACATTCAGCTTTATAATTGTCAATACTATGTGTATCTGTTCCTGCTATTAAAGGTTTGTTATATTTTTTTGATGCCTCATAAAGCATTTTATTATATCGAATCTGATCCATAGATTTGACATGCGGCTGAATTTCATAGTAGTCATATGTGTTTAGCAATTTATCATAATTCTGTTTTGCGGTTTCAACTTCAAGTTCCAATTTTTTGTTTTTATCATCATACCAGTTATTAATATTTTTTATTTCTATATCAATACTTTCAATATATGCTTCGTGTGGAGTGCAACGCCATGCCCAAGGAACACCATGATCATAATCAGTATTGTCATACGAATGAATCCACTGACTCTCTAATTCCTTATTTTGTTTTTTATTTTCTGCTAATAAAACTTCGTTTTTACGATTTTCGTTGTTTTCATTAATTTTTTTATAAATATCATCTACACTTTTAGGATACTTACTTAACGGAGATGCAAGACATGCAGAAATTTTAATGACATTATCAGAAATATTAAAAAATTCATCGAATGTAATTCTTGGCTTATAGTACATATGGTCTGATTGCGTAGACAAGTCAACCAATGTGTTTATTTCTTTTACACCTTCAAAATTCTTTGCTATAAGAATTGTATGGTAATTATCTCTTTGTTTTGGCTCAAGTGCTGCTGTCAAATAAACCTCAACACCATGTAGATATTTTAAACCTTTGCTATTTGCATACATTTTCTTCTCAATATTGTTATAAATATTGCCATGCTCTGTAAAACAAATAGCCTTCTGTCCAAGTTCTACTGCTCTATCTACATATAACTTATAGTTTGTGCAACTATCTAACAAAGAATCTTCTGTATGTAAATGATATACTGTGTAATTGCTGATAATATCACCTCCTACTCATATGAGTCAGTTTCAGGGTTATACTGTCTATTGTCGCTTTCATTCTTCTTACTCGTTGGTTGTGGTTTGTATTCACATGCATGATTTCTCTGACCGCAAAGATAATGACAATAGTAATAATCTGGGTTTGGTCGCCACTCTTTTTCTTTTTCAATCAGTTCAAGAGTATCTTTTGCCCACTGAATAGCCTCATCGTACTCTTCTTGAATCCAAGGCACTTCTATCCACTTTTGATCCTTAAACATGTTCCATTTAAGTTTTGAAACAGAGCCATATTCTTTTATTACAGGGATTGAATATAAATAGAGCTGTCGTTTGAAATCTAAGAAATGTTGCTGATCAGATTTGCTAATCTTACCACTTTTCAGAATTTTTATACTTGCAGATTTATGGTCGATAATAATAATTTCATCAGTTTTTTTATCTCTTACAAGTAAATCTATATATCCAACAAAATCCCTATCATTTATTTGAAACTTTATTTCCTTCTCAACTCCAAGGACTTCGTATTTCTCTAAATCAAGATCTATATTATCAAGATAATCCATACCTTTATCATAGTATGATTGTCTGATATCCACAAATTTATTTGGTGGTGCATTATGAGGAACATCCTCATTAAAATGCTCCCCATAATAACTGTTTAATTCAAATAAAGATAGTTCGCCCTTTCCATATTTTTCAAGAATTTTATGTATAAAAGATCCATATTCTCCAAAAAAACCATTCTCAGGTTGATTACATTGAATATAATGTAGATACCACTCATAGGCACAATTATAAAATGAATTTAATCTTGAAAAACTCCAAGTCATTGTGTCTAACAAAAAATCTAATTCTTCATCCATCATAAACATTATTCTCCTTATTTATCTGGAAATTCATCTTCTTCTGATCTGTCAATGTATGGAAGCTTATTTGTATATAAATTTTTATCCCAACCAAACTGTTTATCATATTCTGAATAGTCAGTATAAAATCTTCTTGAAACAAGATCATACCATAATCCTATTTGAACATCTGATTTACCAAACATTCTGTCCTTCATGACAGTTAAAACAACATCATAGTTTTTCCATTTACACTTTGGATCATTCTTTTCTTTTTTCGATACTCTTCTGAGTCCAATCGAACGCATTGCAAGATTTATAATATTAGAACTTCCTGCAATATCATACATTTCAATATCAGAATTGCTATCTTGAGTTTTTCTAGGGTGTGCGATTAAGACAACTGCTACATTAAATTTCACAGCAAATTTGATTAAAAGATTAATTAGATTGGTCTGAGCGGTGTTTTTATCACTTTCATTACATTTCAAATCTAACATCATGAGATTATCAAGAACGATTAATTTGCATCCAAATTTCCTAACACATTCTTCAGTAGACTTTAATACTGATTCAAAATCATTAGATTCATCATCTTTATAAATAAAAAGTTTCTTGTTATAAAAACTTTGCATCTGCTTCTGTGTATTATATGGAACGACATAATATGTTTTACCATTGGCACTTTGCTTTTCAACCATATTTCTACGTCCAGCTATAATCGTATTAAACCAATTTGCCGATAATCTTTCTGGGAGTTCTTTTGAATACAAGAATGTAGGATTACCATCATCTATAGTCATTGCAATTGTTTGATCGATTAATGATGTTTTTCCAGATCCAGGTCTACCAGATAAAATTGTAAGCGTTCCATAAAATAATTTAACAAGTGCTTCATCTAATGGTTTAATGCCAGTTTTTACACCATCCATCTGAGAAATATCAAGTTCCTCAATCTCTGAATAATCAACAACACTTTTTACAGGTACGTCCTTTGCTTCTGAAATAAGATTCATAACAAATTCCCTGCCACCAACTTGTAAACAATCATTAATATCCTTTAATGGAACTCTTTTTCCACTTTCTTTTTCAAAGAATTCTGGCGTTGATATGTATTTTGTTCTCCATGTGCCAAGACGATAAATACATTCTTTTCTCATTTTGATACCTGGCTCATCGTTGTCAGACCAGATAATAATAGAATCAAAATTGTTTAACCAATCCCAATTTTCTTCAATCCAATGAAGATTGCCAGCTCCAAGAGGAACACTTACTGTATTGATATATCCTGCCTCAATAGCACTCGCACAATCTGTCTCTCCTTCTGTTATAAGTAATGGCTTTGACGTATTAACTCTATTCATATTGAACAAAAGTGCTGATGTATCAGCGTCTTTTTGACACCACGTTTTCGGCTGACCAGAGTGTTTTTCAACCGTTCTTGCAGGTCTGTACTTAACCATAGTCAAAACATCATTTGTATCATAAAAGTTAAATACACCATTACCATGTGAATCCTCTCGAATATCCAAATAGTCAATTACATTTTTTGAAATGCCACGCTTTCCCCAATAGTCAACTACATGCTCTTTTTCATTTATTGGTTCTTCATGTGGATATCTATAATTGTGACGAGTTCTTACATCCTTTTCGCCAAAACTGTATTCGATGCCAGCTTTCTCGAATAGATACTTGGCAGCTTCTAAGAACGTGTTTCCTTTTTCCATTAAGACATCAATAATATCTACCGTTTTATTACATCCAAAACAATGAAAAGTCTTATTTTTCTTGTTATATATAAAACTTGCAGTGTCCTCATTATGATAAGGACAACAGGCTTTCAGATTTTTGTCATCAAAATCTTCTAATTCAAGTAGTTCTGCCATTAAAAAGGCATTATTATCGTCAAGTTTATCTTTAGCTTTTTCGATGTCAGTTTTTTCGATTAGCAATTACTCACCGCCTATGCTTTAAATTCTTTTTCGTAAAATAGCTTTCTAAGTCCATATAGAATCTGAACAGGTTTTGTTGAATAATATAATTTCGATGATTCAATATTTTTTCTGATGAACTCTATAGGTACTTTGTTTTTAAAAACCATTGTGTTTATTGCTCTACATGCAATAGGAAACTGTGTTTTATCTTCTATACAATCCATATAAGCATCTACACAGTCTTTAATTTCTTGTTTCATACCTGCACAATCCCAATGGTAATGTTTCTTGTTTATTACCACGGACTCAGAGGCTTTAACCTTTTGTCCGTGGTGTAAACAATACTTATATGCGCAGATATATTCCTTTTCTTTTTTATCTGCCATATCTGCCTCTTTTAATTAAACGGAAGTTCCTCATCAATGCTATCTGGAATGTTCATAAAACTTGTGTCGGTTGGTGCATTTGAATAGGCAGGGTTATTTGCTGTATTACCATCAGCAGAAGCCTTACTCTCTGCAAACTCGACCTGCTCAACAACAACATCTGTTGTGTATACCTTCTGTCCGTCCTTATTTGTATAAGAGCCAGTCTGAATACGTCCCTCTACAACAAACTTTGTACCCTTATGACCATACTTCTCGATAAACTCACCAGTTTTACCAAAAGCTACACAATTGATAAAATCTGCTGTCTGCTCTCCGTCTTTCTTGAATCTACGGTCAACGGCAAGAGAAAATCTTGCCACTGCTGTATCTCCACTCGTTCTTACCTCTGGATCTCTTGTGAGTCTTCCCATGAAAATTACTTTATTCATGTATTTTTGTCCTCCTTATAATTACGCCTGTACTGGCTGAATCTCTTTAATCTTTGCTAAACAATCCTTTGCTTTCTGCACATCCTTAATTGCATTTGGATTTCCGCTAGGCACAAACTCTTTTAATGTTGTCATAAGAGCTTCGTTCTTTGTTCCTCCAAGCTGAGTACAAAGAGAAATAATCTCTTTCTTAATTGCTGTAATATCTTCTGTTGGCTCTGTTGCTGCTGTAGACGCTGTGAATTTAGGTCTTGTTGGCTCAATATCAGAAGTGTTTGCCCACTTAATAATCTTCTGACCATGTGCTTCTGTGAGAAGTGTTGCATTGTCATTCTCAAAGATATGAGTGTTATCTTTCTGTGGCTCTGCCATATGTGTTTTCTGGTCTACTGTAAATGTACAAGTGAACTCATACTCAAAACCATCTCTCTGCTTTGCACCAACGCCAAGCTTCTTAACGCTTGTCTTACCTCTATCATCCTTCTCAATCTCATACTGATCTTTACCTCTCATAGTTGCGATTAAGTGAATAGGACTTGTTGCAAGCTTATTGATAAATGCGTCATGTCTAGGAGTTACCTTACCCCATGCCTGATATGTACCGCCAGCCTTCTGCTGTAATTCAAGACATCCACCTTTACCATCCCACTCAGGAGAAGTGCTATCCATAAGAAGAATGTCATATCCTTCATTTACTGCAAAATCAATTGCATCTGAAAACTGCTCTGGATTGAAAGGCTCTACGAGGTCAATAATGTCATAATCAAACTCGTTAGCGTAATATCTACCTCTTGCTCCCTCTGTATTAGCCATTAAGATTCTGCAAGGTTTTCCTGTAATCTTTTCAAGTTCCTCTTTCATTCCTGTAGCAAGTCTCAATGCTGAATAAGTCTTACCACCACCTGAAGGTGCCATGAGTGCTACCTTTGTGTAAATTTTTTCTCTTACTGCTTTTTGTACTTTAAATGCCATTCTAAAGTATCCTCCTTATAAATAAAATTTAATTGATAACTTATATCTAAACGCCCAAATGGACGGAATACAGAAAATAAATTTATGTAAAATCTATCTTCAACAGTGATTTTTGAGCGTAAAAACCCAAGGGTATGCTGTTCTTCCACCCTCACAAATGTTTTCCGCATTTATTTGTTCTCTTGCTTTGTCTCGATTTTTATATAATTTTCGAGACATCTTGTTTTGGAATTTTTTGAACTGAATTGTTCAAGACTGATTAGATATTTTAATTACTTTTTACTTGCTTTCCATAAACATTCTAATATATTAGTTTTGTTTTTATCTTGGAATTTATAGTCCATTTCATAATCTGTAAAACTAATTGTTGCCTTTTTCTTATGCTCAATTTTTCCAGTTATAGAATTCCATTCATCCCAACAAGTAATTTCTATCTTTGCATCATTTAAATTTGAAATATCAATTCCGATATTTGTACTTTCTGATTTGTCTTTAATAGTACCTTTTGCATCTATATGTATATTCTCTAATTTATCAAGAATAATATCTGATAAGTTTATAAGATTCTCTATCTTTCTCATCTCCTCGAAATCCACAGGAAACAGTGAATTCCTCACTCGTTATTTACTATATAAACCAATCTGTTTCATCTTTTTAAGAAATAACTTCATCTCATATCCCGTAAGACCAACACATGTATTTCCAACTTTCTTTTCATCCATCAAATCTGGATCATAAGACTGTAAAATGTGTTTACCAGAACTTTTATGTAGAATACAAACTTTATGGATATACTCGTATGTATCAGTTGCATTGGTTTTTTCATACTCTACACCATATTCATTCTCTTTTGTTTTTACAAAACCAATCTCTTTTAACTTTTCGTCTACTGTTTTAAATAATTTCATATAATTTTCCTTTCACTTACTTATTCTCTTTTTTGATTTTTAATTTTATTGGAAATTGTTTGGTAGATTAACCAATCAGATAAAGCATTCCGATAATATAATGTAATACTTGGTCTGTAGTATATGTAATCTTATTCCATCTCGCTTTCAACGGATCAATAATCAGATGTGAAATAAAGATTACTGCCAACTGCCATGTCCAACCGAATACTATTAAGAATGGAACACAATATAATGCACAATGTACAAATAAATGATACCAATTCTTTCCTTTTGTCTGTGCAATAAAATCACATTGCAACACATAATCACCAATTAAATGACATAACACAATCAATACAATTATGTGTAAATTTAAATTCACCATACTCACATTTTTCACCTCTAACTTTTATTCTTTTATTTTGGGAAATTGTTAGCTGAATCGCTAAGACTAATTATTCAAGAAATTTCTAATGTCATTCATCATCTGTTCTGACTCATTAAGATAATATCTGTGAGCATCTACGCAATCATAATATTCAAAATACGGAATTGGCTGCTCATCATTATCATACATCCATCCAAGTTCTGAATACGCATCAAAATATACTGATACATGTTTTCCGTTATAATCAATTACAAATCTGATAATCGCACCTGCAAATGGTGGAATAATCGTCACATCCCATTCTTTATCAAAGTGAAAAGCAGGAAGTTTATGACTCCAACCTCTAAAATCATGCATCTGTTCCACCTTTGATAACATTAGTGAATTATTTACATTTTCCTGTAAGTTCATTTATTTCTCACCTCCAACTATATATTCTCTGTTTCAGGTTCTTCCAAGACTGCGATACTTAAAGTTCCTGTATCACAATTTTTACCCATTCTTGTCTTAAATCCAAGTTTATTCAATTCTTTGTCTAATTCGTATAGATCATTTTCATCTGTACTGTAAATCTTGCTACCTTTACAAATCTCGACAGCTCTTACATAATTTTTATCTCGCCAAGCCGAACTAATATATAACCATTGGTCTGTATCTACTTTAGATATTTTATTTCGTGGAATTACTGTGAATGATTTAAGAACTTCTTCAATTTCATCTTTATGTTCTATGTAATTATCTACTGGATCTCGTATCAAATTAAGACACGCCCTACGACCTCTTTTATCTTCCATAATAATATTCTCCAATCTGCACCAAGAATTGTCAGATGCATGTACTCTTATTTTACCAATTGCCATTAATACCAACATGACCAGGAAGTACAGTTGCAATTGTTGAGTAATTTCCTGCAACATCGTTATTCATCATATGATATAACTTCAAATAATCATTTACAGATAATTCCTTAATTTTGGCATACAAATTATCCATATTCTTCCATGTTTCGTCATGCTGCTTAACCGTAACTTTCATATCTGAAATCTGTTCCATGAGTTTCTGTCTTTCTTCCTTACGGTTCTCAATCTCTTTGTCCTTCTGAGCACAAAACTCTGCAAGTTTCTGTTCCTTATAATTTTTTAAATATTCATCTACTGGATTAACTTCTTTCAACGCTTCTTCATTTTTAATTGTTTCATTCATGTGTATATTCTCCTTTATTTTTAATCTTCACCAACAAATACCAATCTATCAATATATTCTCTGCCTTCACCCTTGAAAATAGGAATATCTGTATCAATAATCCACTCATTTTCAGACTTAGAAGTGTCTCTTAATTGTGCAGTTTCCATGACACCATCAGATTCAATAATAATCTTATTTCTTACACAGCAACTTCCTCTCTTCTGATAAGTCGGATAGTCATTCCAATTAATACCTTTCTGAGTCATAAGCATATCCTGAATATCATTACATGACTTATTCTGTAATTCCTTGTGTGAAAAATTTGCTTGACCTACCATCTGAATTGAATTACGAGAAGCGTCTAATTGTCTCCAATAAAAGTTATTTGTTACTTCTTCTTTTGGAATATTGAAACAACGAGCATCGAACATTGCACCCTTATTTACTGCTTTAGAATATACTTCTTTAAATGGATATTTTTTATTAGATAAATCAACAGCAGCAGTCGCATTATACACAAATACATTATCATAAAAATACTTGTTAAATGCCATCGTAGCCATACTTGCTGTAATACTACATAACTTATCAACTCTATAATCAAAGAAACAATCTGTATTTAACTTATCATAATCAACAAGAAGTAATGTAATTTCATCGCTCTGTTGATAAGATAATTTGCAATTCTGAATATTTTCGCATAAATATTTGGCTGTCTCTTGCATTGATTTTATAAATATTTCATCAAACGGTCTTTCAAATCCTCTTGTAAAGCTATGTCCAGCTCTCATGTCTAACCTCAAAATCACTGGCATTCTTCGCTGAAGATAATATCTATTTCTTTTTTCATAACCTTTCATTCTTTCTGCAAGATCACTTCTATCCATATTATTCTCCTTTACGCTTCAAAATTGAACTCATCAGACGAAATCTTGTTGTTAATAATCTTCTGATAAATGTCTACATACATCTCATCTTTATCTCTGTTATAAGTAACTTCCGCATATCTGTTACCCATTGGCTGTCCCCAAATAGTACACTTCTTATAACCTAACTCATGTGCAAACCACACAAGATCCAACTGGTCAATACTGATGTTTTCATTTAATGTCTGAATCACTGCATTCTTTGCAGCCTTCTCAAATTCGTAACTTGTCATTTATTATTACCTCCACTTTAATATTCTCTAAAAGAAATCGAAAATTCTTGCTATTTTATGTATTTAACATAATATCCAATGACTGTTTTTCTTGTAACAGGTCATTTTTCAAACGTTTAAGCATTTCTTTTGCAGACAATATTTGTTCATTTGTATATGACATTTGTGTATTAATTTTATTTACTATAATAGATTTGCATACTTCTGGATTAAAACCATAAATATAATATATTCCATTCTTACATTTACAACTATTCAAATCATTCTCTTGTAATACTTCTCCATGATTTTCTTTTAAAACATATCTATGATATTCTATCAATTTGCCATTTTCATATTCATAATCTCCTATATATTGTGGTTGATAATATTCCCTTTCGAACCTTGAACACATACCAACCCATGTATTACAATTTGTGCATGTTAATAACATTCTATTATTTTTGCTTTTTCTTAGTTCTAAATCGTTGCAGCCACATCTTTTACAAAACAATTCGTTTGTATGTTTTTTCTTTTTACAAATCGCATCAATAGCTTTTATTTTATTAACTTTACAAATTTTCTCATGTTCATCAAATGTCACTTCATACAAATCAATAATATTAGAAGTATCCAAATATAGATTGTCTTGCTTATATTCAATCCAATCGACTTCAGTTGGCAAATAGTCACTTTCTCCCCAATTTGATTTTGCATCATTGTAATATTGATATGTTTTAAATATTGCAATAAAATGAGATTCAAAATGTTCTGCATCTGTGCGGTTTTTTACATTTATATATTCAATTTTCCATTGTTTTCCTTCACACCATTTATCATCTCTAAAATGTTCATATACTCTTTGCTTTAATGTCCTATTTTCACCATATACAATTCCAACATATTTAATTATGTTATCTGCTAAATCAGTGTATCTATAAACGTATGCCATTTTACTACTCAGAGTCTTGCAAGTTTCAACCGGTTACTCTAATACTCCTTTCGTATTTTGTTTACAGCTATATATTCTCTACTTTTCAGAAGATTTCTTTAAATCTGCTAACGCATTATCCAGATCCTTAACTGTCTGAATGGCTTCCTTTGTATGAGCTACAAAACTTTCAAGTGTATTTGCATATTCCATTCCTGAAATAGCAACACATATATCATGTATCTTCATGTCGCCAACACCCGATGTCTTAGCTGCATTTTCAACTGTGTCTCCATTAAGTAATAAATCAATAAACTGTCTTACATTTTCTTTATTCGTTACCATTTCTAACTCCTTTTTTAATTCTTCAAATTTTTGCTTTGCCTCTACGCTGTTATTTGAGCATGGTTCACCAAACATTTTATTAATTCTGTCTATTGTATCTGCTTTATCCTTTAAATAATCTGATATTTTATCAATATACTTCAATCGTTCACCTCCTAAGGAAACCGATAATTCCTACTTATTTATTCTCTTCACTCGGAATGCAGATTTCAAAATCTCCATTCTCATTCATATGATAAGGAAACGCATTAGCTGGAATTGTAACCTTATATGCTTTCATCATACATTCATACATTACAAGAAACTTTCCTTTTGAAAAACATGGTCTAATACGAAATCCATTTTCACCTGCTACTTGAATATCAAATGGGATAATTTTTTTAAAATGCTTATCATCATCTAATGTTGCTACCCTGATTGAATCTAAGATAATGTTTTTCTGTTCAAGATCATAACAACTATCTTCAAAAGCTTTCATGAACTGTACTTTGCATAATTCTTTACCAACCATATATTTATTCTCCTCTCACAGTTACATCAGTTCGTCTATCGTAAGCCCAATCGACATCAAATGAAGTCATATTATCTGTACTGACTACTTCGCCATTTTTAATTACAACTGGCTTACCTCTATATGGAACAAACACCATACATTCCATATCTTTATTGGTTGTCTGTGATTTCAGTAACGACTGTATGATTCTATCCTGTTCCTGAATAATATCTCTGTAGCTGTTATATGTTCCAATCACATCATCACGCTCTCTTTTATAGCAATCAATTAAATGTATAATGTTGTTATTAAGACTGCTAATTGCATCAAAAATTTTATCAAATACTTTCATATATTTATTCTCCTCTTACATCGCCTTTGCAATCGACTTAACCTGGTTATCAAGGTATTTTACGACCAGACGTTTCTTAGCAAGATTCAAACCTTTTTCAATTTCAAATTCATCATCTTTACAACAGGTAGCTTCTGCTTTAAATGCTCCGCATCTAATCTGAACTTTCTTTCCGTTAGCTCGATAAAGATAGTTACATCTTATATCTTTGCCATTAATATCTGTAAACCTAATTTCATTTAAGTACCACTTACTCCAAGTCCTCTTTGTAGGTATCTCAACTTTCTCAAAATACTTCTCGTACTCGTCATACGACATACAACCAAGATGGCAACCACCGAACTTAAAGCAGATTACTCCACCTTCCTGAATATCAGTTACTTCACAAATCTCACCAATGTTATCAAACACACCCATTTTCTTAACTAATTTAATTCGATCACCTTTAATCATGCTGCTTTATCCTCCTTATTCGCAAATTTTTTGTTAAATGCATCAATAGCTTTCTGATCCTCTGCTGTTACATCATCATTAAATCTTCGTCTAGCTTGTACAATATGATTATTTCTTACTTCAATCGTTACCAAACTCTCATCTGGTTTACTCTTTTTTCTCAAGAAAAGAATGTGGCACTCACCGTCAATAACCTTATCTATGTATGAAGCAACGCAATTTGACATCTGAGCAGCTTCATCCTTAATATCTTGTGTAGATTCTGGATAAATGAATATGTAATCACCAAAAGAGCATTCATACTGTTTATTTATTCTCTTTTTAAATAACTCTTCTGAGAACTCTTTCTTCATTCTGTCATAATTCCTACAAGCAATCTTATGTGTAGTTAAAAAATGTCTTGGATACTTGTCAAATTTAGGACTAATAGTTTTCATCATATTTGCATAGTCATATAATTCTTTAACCACAAATCTAACATCTTCTAACGCTTCAAATGTTTTTAGTTGATCAATATATAGTAAAAGTGGCTTTGCGGTATATCCATACTCTTCAATCAATTTATTAAAATAAGACCAATAATGCCGTTCATATGTATCATTATCGAAGTCATAATTATCTGTTGACCAAATTTTGTAAATATCATCATCTGTCAAGCTCATATATTCCAACTTATATGCGATTAAATGAGCATCAGGATTCTTCTTATAATATTCAAGAATGCTATTCGATAATTTTATTTCTCTGTTTTTACATAATTTAATTAACGCTTTGGGAATTTGATTAATTGTATATCTGAATTTATGCCTACTATCTAAAATCTCATCTATTCCTGCTGAAAATAATTGTTCATAGTTTGAATATCGTGGTACACGATTTAGAATTGTTCCTATATTATATATTGGATAATAACCAGACTCTTCTCTCTTTACAAATCGTAAAAACTTTGCATACTTTTCATCATCGCAACAATCAAATAATTCATTTAAGTTAAAACCACTTAACTGACTACATAGATTTTTTACTGGCTTACCCTTAATTCCAATAGCAGTCTTTGTTGCGAAATCATATTTCACAGTACGCCCATCTTCATAATCGAAAATGAGATACTGCTTATCTTTATATACTCTCGTTTATATCACTCCTATCTTCCAAAATAAAATATATTAACCCTCAATCATGAATATCAAGCACTGTAATAAATCCATCCATATTATCTGTTATAGCCTGTTTATATTTTTCATCGAATTTTTCATCTTTGATAATACCTTTACCATTCCATGAATCTCTTGCAATAGCTGAACCGTCAGGAAGAATACATATGTAACATCCAAGCTTGTTAATATTTAAAACATCGCTTTGTTTTGCTCCATCAACAAGAATATATCCATCGCCAAAACCCATATTCATAAACCAATCTTCCTCATGATACATCCATTCAGGTGTAATATTCTCTTTCAATGTTGATAAAAGACTTGACCAAAACAATCTGCCGTTTCTATCTTGTCTGTCATAATAACCCCAATTATAATATTCACTATTTGCAGATCCTTCTTCATCTACTTTTAGTTTTAATTCAGCCTTGTACCTGCCACCGATTCGATAGTAATCCCATGTAAAAACTGGATAATCAATCTGTTTGTCTTCTTCATCGTCTGAGCCATATACAAGCTCTGAATTGTATGGCTTCATAATTGCTGCAATTTTATTCTCACTTGGTAATTCTTTTGTGAGTAAATGAACGCAATAATGCATTTAATTTTACCTCCTACTCTTATATTTTCCTTTCAAAATTCGTAAGAAACGAATCTTTCTTGTCTATAGTTGTCTATTTATTCTCTTAATATCATCTACTCTTAGTGCGATTTTAATTGCTAATTCTAATTTTGACTGCCAAATTCTCAAAATATTATCTCCTTCTTTCAGATTGTCTTTATTCAAACAATAGCTTATAATCTCATTCTTAATACTATTTTCCAACTCAGAAGATCTTTTGTTTAACCACACGTCAAGTATCGTTAATATACTATTGAATATCCTATCTATTGTTTTATCTGTATATCCATCTTCATCATAACCAAAATAATTTCTTTCGCACTCACCAATAAAATGATCCAATTTAGACGATTTTTCATCTGAACGTTTATACCACTTTTCGTATTGCTCAAGCCAATATGATGAACACATACCCCACATTTCCAATAATTCTTCATCAGACGCATAAGTTAAAGGTTTTAATCCATTTTCCCTAGCTTTATCCGCAATATTATTTTCATCAAACCAAATCCATGTCTCACATATTCCACAGGTCATAAAACCATATTTCCCAAACAATTCAGGATATTCGTGATCCCATCCTAAGTTTGGAGTGCAATTCCTTACTTTTCCTAACAATTCTTTTCTATTCAAAATCAATTACCTCACAAATATTTATTCTCTTATTGGTTCAACCCTATATCGTTTATTCCAATCTTCTCTCTTCTTTAATAATGGAATCCAAGGACAGTGTAAATTTTCAGATTCAGTTCCTATCAAGTCATCTTGATCACAACCAAGATATTCTCTATAACCACAATTAGGACAAACTACTTCATATTCAGGAACTTTATATTTAGAACTACAATAATTAGGAAATATCATTCGAACATTCCAATCATCCCTTGATTCAACTTCATATACACAGTTGCAGCATCTACATACAAACTGAATATTTTTACCGAAATAATTACCTGCTATAATCTTCATATTTACTCCAATCAATTTTTACATACTGCTTATAACAAGGGTAATATGTTGTCGTTCCTGTCTGATCTTTACACCAAACATCCAACAGATTTTGTAGACTACCAATATCACATTGCTCATAAGCATCTTCATGTAACTCTTCACAAGCATTATCGGCTACATTATCGGCATCAATATGAATCTTCTCTACGCTACATACCCATAATCTCGCAGGTTTTATATATACTTCCTTATCTATATAGTTCACTACATAATCATCAAAGAAATCGTCAACTGTATCGTAATACTCGTCAAACTCTTCACAGTACAGCATTGTATCTACATCTTTTTCATCAACAGCTACTGCATTTGCTACTTTCTCATTCCACTTCTTTATTCTCTCTTTTTCGTCAGCTTTCTTCTATCCTTCACAATCACAATGTATATATCCCTGATTCTTATAAGGCTGTCCACAATAAGGACATAATCTCTGTACTCCATTAAAACAACTCTGACAAAACGAAAGTGCTTGATGCTTATATGGAAAATGGTATTTTCTACCAGCTTCAGAGTTGTCACCTTTAATCCCATAAACATTGTCTTCAATTCTCATTCCAATACCATTACAGACAGGACAGATCCTTTCATGTTCTGTCAGATCCTTGATAAGAATTTTAGGAAACGATTTTTGAATTGCTTCATAAAGATTTACTTCTTCTCTATGTGTTAAATTATTCATATAGTTATTCTCCTATTTCTATCTTCTGACCAATGAACTTCTGAAGCTGTTCATTTACATTATCAGGATAAGTTTTCACAACATAATCAGTGCAAACATTAATTTTTGTAATAATCTTATTCTCATCATATTCAATACTTCCAAGTGTTCCGCCTGGAATTCTGATAGGCAAACCACCGTCCTCGTAATCACAAAGCACATAATGTTTCCAGTGTCCATTAGAATCAAGTCCAGCAAGCTTATCCAACTCTGTTGTGATTTCACAATAATATTCATTCATTTTTGAATATCTTGAATTCGCATATTTGTTAATCAGCTTCATAATGTTATTCTCCTAACTATGTTCATATATTTGTTGTTTATATCTTGATTTTATATACTCTGATTGGTTCTCCTTCACTTTTATTTCACTTTTATTGCTTTCTTGTGGATAATACGTATTACCAACCCATTTAAATTTTAAATAGACTAACTCAAAATCGTTTTTATCAATACTACACTTTTCAAGTAATCCATGAAAATTTTTACTCAGCCTAAAACAAGTTTCTACATCATTGTCTTTGTACCAATTCATATTTATCAAAAATTGCGTTCTGTCATTACTAATACCACTATAAAAATTTCTCATTCACACCTCCAATCTATCCAAAGGAAAGAAAAATTTCCTTCGACTTTTGAGGTTCTAAAAGTCTTATTTTTCAAGGCTTTCGTAACCTCTCAATTTGTTGTTCTCTATTAAAACAACGCACAACCATCTCTTTTGAATGATTCAATATACTTATTCCACTTATCATCATCCATTTCATATAATTTCTTGAAACATTTTTTACACAAGAACTTTGACACATCTCTTCCGTGGAATTTCATATTCATTGCCAGCGTTGTCTTATCTTTTATTCTCTTTTCACACTCATCACAATACTTGTTAAAATATTGTCTTGCTACTTTTGTGTCACCAACATTCAATCCATTGTACTCAGCAAATTCTTGAATAACCTCATCGGTTGGTTCATCTCTGAATGTTCCACCATTCCAAGCCTGAGTAAGATATTCGTCAATGGTGCAGTTCATGATTATCCATTTCTTATTTGTGATGAAGTCTTCTTTTAAGATGTTTCTCCATCTCTCATAAGCCTGTGGATACCAATACTTGTCCAAAATCCAAGTAGACTTCGTATAAAATGGACACGCAATATTACAACCACAACGAGAATAACCCTTCTTGTATTTAGGATTTATCTCAATGTTCTTCCAAATTGTATAAAGCCATACATCCATTTCTGACCATTTTCTAATAGGAAGAATACCTTGCCAACAGGTCTTGCCCCACTCCTGTTCATTTATCCATTCATCCTGATAACCACTACGAGTATTTGACTCTTCATTTCTCATTCCCATCCACATAAGGTACGGATGATCGTGGTCAAGCTGTGATACCATAACACCAACCTTAAAAATTCTACAGCAAAAACGAGCAAATCTCGTTGGAATCATATGATCTGATTCTACATACTGGTAAAATCCCTTCTCAGGATTCATAATCTTACAATTAGGAAAAGTCTTAACCATTCTGTATGTATCAGCACAATCAAGTGATGTATTATTAAATATTGCTTTGGTTTCTGGATATAATTTTCTGACCAGATGACAGGTAAGCATTGAATCCTTACCCATAGAAACAGGAATTATTGAAGTATATGTATTAAACTTCTTTGTCTTTTCTTTGATTAGTTCTAATGAATCAGCTTCAATCTGCGTTAGATGTTCTTTCTGTAATTCGATTAAATCTTGCCAGCTTGCTAAATCCACATCTGATATGTTGTCATAGGATTTCAATTTAGTGCAATCCAACCTTTCAAGCGAATTTTCAATCTTCACTCGATAGAATTTATGTTCATTTCCTTGCTTATCAAATCCTTTAATAATGGATTTATCTAGCCAAAAGTAGCCTTCTTTCAGATCTTCTAATGGCTGTTTAGTTGTATCTCGCAAGAATGTAAGATACTCATTGTAAATTGGGTTCACTCATATACCTGAGTGTTATGTACATAACCTTTTACCTAGGATTATCTTTACCTTTCTTTGATTTTATGGCATTTGCAACTACCATTTATATTGTTATTTGTTCAAAAATTCCCAATGAAAGATTGGTTTACTGCGACTCTTTATTCTTACATGTAATGGTTGTTTCATTAGTTCTCAATGGTGTTCCTGTTGTTATTTCCCTATGAATCATCTGATCATTATAACTACTACAATACCCAACATTATCTCTACAATTCCACGGAGTTGTTGTGATGGTAGTTTTATTTGAATTTCCATCTAAATATCCTGCTTGGTATACTTCATTTAAAATTTCTTTTAATCTATCTTTTGTAATCATCACACTATTATTATCGTTCTCACATTCCTTAAAATCAAAATATACTACTGGTTTCATTTATATTTCACCTCCAATGTATTATTCTTCACTTACAATCTCGTAAATAATATCATCTTGGTATTCACCACTCTTATCTTTAATTGAATCTTTTAATATGTGTTTTGTCCCATTATGTTTTTTAATAAAACGGTCATATCCTCTACAAGCAGGATTACCGCCAACAGCTCTCCATTCAACTCTATGTAATGTTTTAATCAGTTCTTCTAATTTATCGAATACATCCCTACCAACCAAGATATTTCCTCTGTCAAATGAGAACAATCCAAAGTTATATGCTTTAGATGTATACCAATCAACGGAATATCCTAAATAGCCAATGAGTTTTTCATTCTTATCAACTATTGCATATTGGAATTGACTCTCATTTGGACATTCTGCGATTTCAGGACTCCAATTACACATACAACCAGTTTCATACATCATATCTGTTGTATAGTAATATTTTTGAAATTCTTTCTTAATCTGTTCTTTATATAAAATTGCTGGTACTAACACTTAATCACCTCCAAACTCACAAGTGTCACATGTCGAGAAATACTTATCATGGTCTATGCAGCATTGTGGTCTGTTGTCATCAAAGTCAAAATTTGATACATGTTTCTTTCTATCAGTTACTACAATTGCATTGACCGTTGGTTCACACATGATTACTTGATCAAATTCAATTCTTCCTCTTTCGGATAAATTTCTCCACTTTTCTAAAAAGTGCATCACCGTCTACTAATCTCATATATCACCTCTATAATTCAATAGTGACTTCTCTCTGGAAATTTCCCTTCTTATCGTACAGAGATAAATAATATTTATTTCCTCTCTGCTCTAAAACAACATCTTTATTCTCGAATAATTCAACTCGCTTCTGTTTCTGTACTTGCTTATACTCTATTTGTAAGTTATCTAATGCTTGTTTTGAGCCAACTATTGTTACTGATTGCACATCATCAAGAATATGAGTGATGTCATCCTCTAACTGTCCCATAATATTAGTATGATTTCTAATTGCTTTAATGACGTCATTTTCCCATAATAATCTGTTTTCCATTTTAATATTCTCCTAATTCATTAATATAATTTCTTGAAAATCATCATCAGCTTTTACACCATTGATATAAGCACGCCAACATCTAATATCTGAAAAGGTTGGATATTTCTGCTTAATACTCATTACAATTTCGTAATCGTCTGGATAGTTTTCGAGAATGGATTTTAATTCACCAACTGAAATACCATTCATAATTCTCACTCCCAATTCTCAATATTATCATCGCAAGGAAAATATGTAAGTTCAATTTCACTCAATTTTTTGTAATAGATAATCGATTCTTCCCATTCTTTTTCAAAGTCCTCACTATCACATATTTCTCTAAATCCAATCAGAATATCCTTATCTGGAAGTTCAATAGCTTCCTTAATTTGAATATGTCTAAAATGGTTATCTATATATAGTGATTCATCCGCAAATTTCTTATCCATCTCGTAAGGAGTGTATTGTCCTGGTCTACGAATTTCTAACATACGAAGAATATGGTCATATCCAAAATCGTGTAACCATGTTTCAAAATCAGTCATTTCTATAGTCCTCCTTTGGTCTATAACCACTTTCGTCATTCCAAGATTCATAGTAATTTATTTTCATTTTTTCAAATAAATCTTCCATAAATTTTTCAACTTGTTCTAAAGTCCAATCTGAAAAGAACTCAAAATTCAACGCCTTACAATCTTTAAACATCGTAATCTGTGTCTCATATGTATATGAATAAGGTTTCCACCATTTATCTCGTCTATCAGCAGGTACATAACTGTTGTCCCATTTTAATATATCTATGAAATACTTCTTACCAAAATCATCATCATAGCGTTTCTGAAATCTTAAAATTACTGAATTATTATCAAATCGAGTAGGATTATATTCTTTAAAACCATGTTCTTTTATGTATTCATCTGTAATAACAATCACCTCTTTCTATCTATTTATTCTCTCTTTTTCATTCAAAAAACTCAAAGGAAATGCTTCTTTCCTGCTAACCATGAATATCCATATAAGGATACTTAATTCCTCTATATTCCTTATAACCTTTTGTCAAAAGTTTGAAATTCACATTCTGTTTATAATACCCTTTGTATCTCTTTACTAAAAACAAATGAGTACAACTGCATTGAACACAAAATTTGCTATTTTGTTTGGCTTCATTTTTTGAATAATAATATCCTTGAATTCCACCACAACAAGGGCAGGTTGATACCCATACTTCTCTTGTTAAGTTGTGTATTTCTTCAAATGGAATTTCATGGAATATTAGACCTTCAGGAGTTACAAGATAATATTTCTTTTCACCAACATCTATGCTTTCTGACTCAATTGACCTCATACTTTTATTCTCCCATCTGATCTACAATACTCTGTAACTTATCAACATATATTTGAGCTTCTTCCTTGTTGAAAATTTTAAAGTTACATGGAACAATAGCAGCTCCGCATTTATCAAAGATTCCTGCATTCTCCCATGCTTTATAGAACTCAACAATGGTGTCAAAATCTATATATTCACTATCTGGATTCCACCGAAGAACTATAATATCACCTTCGCTTGGATGTATCTTCCTTAGCTTAGTCATATTCTTCTTAATGAATTTCTTTTTCTGTCTCTTATTCATACTATTATTCTCCTAATTACTCAGTCTATCTTTGTCATATTCATACATTGAACAATCTTCACAGTATAAATCTTGTTCTTTGCAATCTTCACAATCGAAACATCCACCATAAATGCCACCATTTTCATTCATCTTACAGGTATTACATTTACAAGTTTCACATGATGTATCCACTCAATCACCTCCTCAAATGAAACGTGGTTTTACTTGGCTTTATTTTTTAAATCATCATCAATTTGTTCCATTAGAAACTTCTTTGTAGTTGCATGATAATCAGCGCATCCTGTTTGCATATCAACAGCTTCCCACCATACACAATGATCAGGTTCATGATAACCACAATTACTAATTCTGTATCCTTTATACTCGTAGATACCTTTTGATATTTTTGTTGCTCCCATATTTAATCCTCCAAACAGCTTTCAAATAAACCAAAATTTCTTGCTACTTTTTGTCCAAATAAACTATATTATCTACATTGTAATGAAAACCACCTATCTCCCCATCAAACCTACCTTTGACATACCAGGCATAAGGACTGATACCTTCATTCATTATTTCTGCAAGTTCATCGGCTTTTCTTTGATGCTCATCAGCTTCATTCTGCATAGATAATTTTTGAGAATCCCATATAAGATTTGGAATTGTATCTACACATTTTCTATACATCTCAGACTCTTTTATGTATTCTCTTACTACTTTTGTCATTTTAGAAATATTGTCTTTTAGTATCGGTTCATTGCTAAGTTCATACGGATATAGGATTAAAACTCCTCTGTCCATATATTCCATAGATATTAATTCCTCTACACAAAACTTTGGTTCTTCTATCAAATAATCACCTCTGTACTTCTACTTCATTCTTTCGTTTGCAATCTCAAAATATGTATCTGTTAATTCCATTCCAAGCCACTTTCTATTATTCTCTTTTGCAACAAGTAAGTGTGAACCACTACCTGCACATGGATCAAACACAATATCCCCTTCATTGCTATTATCGAGGATTAACTCTTTGATTAAATTATGATTCTTTTCTGTTGGGTGTAATTTACTTCGACCACAAGGATATTCAAACACTGTATTTTTACAACGAGCGTTAAACGTACCACCACGTTTCTTGAACCAAACAGCATTTTCAATCCCCGATAAATAGATGTGTTGACCATTCATAGGACTCGGATTTGTTTTCTTCCAGATTAATTGCCTTACAGTTCCTTTGTTATTTTTCTGCTTATCTGAGAAAAACTTATGTATTTCAGATAACTGTTCCTTGCCACAAAAAATAATAATTGTGCTTGATGTTATTCTGTATAACTCTGTTAAGAACTCTTGTAAATCAAATGTCATAATATCAGCATTTTCTTTATCAAGTTTTCTTAAGCCATTACTGTCTCTATTTACTTCCCCATACGGAATATCTGTGAGAGTTAAATTAACTCCACAATCTTCAATCTGCGACATATACTCCATACAGTCGCCACTATATAACTTGTTAATTTCTACCATTTTTTAATTACTTGGAGTAAGGAATTCCTTCTTGTGTACACGAACCTCGTCTCCTTTCATTTTTTTATTCTCTTAATTTTCCCAATCTAATGCCTGACCGCATTGATCACAATATTTAATGTCGGTATCTTTGTAGCCATCATCACACAATAGTTCTCCGCAAGTAGGACAATACCATTCAAATGGAATTCTCTCTCCACTATTTTCCACTTTCTTTGGAATTTGTTTTTCAAGTGCTGATATTGCAAATTTGATTGCTTCTAAAACATTGTAATCAGGGTGTGGCTTCCATGAATTTTTCAAGTATTCAAAATGTATTAAAAGAAACTCTTTAGCTTTATTTGCTGTCATTTTTCTCTCCTGTATATTCTCTCACTCTCTTACTTCCAACTTCAAAAATATCCTTGTCCTTCTCAAAACATATATAATTTCTACCTGTATTCAAAGCTGCGACTGCCGTTGTACAACTTCCTGCACACGAATCAAGAACTAAATCTCCTGGATTGGTGTAGGTTTTAATAAAATATTCACATGCTTCAACAGGCTTTTGGCACTGATGTAAGCTACTTTTCTGAGTATCCCACTTGAACTGCAGAACATCTCTTGGATATCTTTGTGTACTGCCACCACCTGAAATACCAATCTTTGTAGCACCATAACAGTTGCCATCTGTTGTATGTTTTGTATAAGAATGAACAGGTGTATGTCCATCTGTCATTTGTGGATTGTAAATAGGGAGTTTTTTATAGAAAATCAAGACATTTTCGTGTGCCTTCATAGGCATTTTCTTTGCATTTAGATGACCAGTTGCTTTGGTCTTTTCGATAATCCATTCATAGCGATACAATTTTTCATTACTGCAGGCGAGCCTCTTATCAAATGGTGACTGCGACCATAATGCAATACAACCATCATCTTTGATAATTCGATTGTAATGAGTCCATAAACCATCTTTTTTATTCTCATAAAACCAATCTCTTGTATATTCAAGACTGTATTCAAGACTGTTATCTATTACTTGAGCTAACTCGAACAAATCTGTTTCATAAAAATATTGACCTGATAATTCCACGTAATCATTTAACGGCATTTCACATTCCCAAGAATTATTAGTCGTATTATAAGGCAGATCCGTAAAGATGAAATCGACTGACTTATCATCAATCTTTTTCATACCTTCAAGACAATCTTCGTTGTATATTTTGTTAATCTCTAACATTTCTTACTCAGAGCAAATCCAGATTTAATGCTGCAGCAAATCTCTTGCTCCTTTCAATATATTATTCTCTTAATAGATCTCTGTCCATTCACTAATTTCTACTTTATTATCAGGGTAGCCAGATAAACTCCATTCATTGTCGTTATATACTACTTTCCACATAGCATTTTCTCCATGTGGATTACCTTTAATTTTGCCATAATATAATCCTGAACATGGTGGTAATTCTTCCTCTGTTTTTCTCCAAATTGGCTTCTCATATACTTTGTTAATGTCATCTACTGCTTTTGCTAAATCTGTCGCAATTGTATTAAAATATCCTTTTTGTAAATCAATCATTTTTTCTAAATAATCTTTAGTAATATTGTTCATTTCAAGTATGTAAGTATGATTAATTTTAAAATCAATTCCAAGTCCAATCATTGCTCCAACACAAAGTCCTAATAATCCAATTAATACTGTTAAACAAATATACATATCTTACCTCTATTTCTTATCATCCGAAGGAAACTTCGGTTTACTGTCACTTTTTAATATTCAATATTATTTAAAAACTCTTCTAATGTAACACTATCTTCGTTATATTCAGAACCATCTTCTCTTTTAAACCATTTATCTCCATCGACATGAACTCCTATCATTACTTTAACATCAGCTAGATTTGCTTCAGTAATGTCCTTATATATAGTTGTAATAACTTCTACGCCCTTTTTATCAAATGTAATGTCATCACAACGTACATTTAAGAGATTATCATCTACAAATTCCGTATAAACATAACAATTATCATAATTCAAAACTTCATCATATAATGTTTCTTCCAGTTCTTCGCCATATTCTTCTAATTCGTCTTCATCGCTAATATTTACTATTTCAATTGTAATTAATAATTCCGCTTCTGTATTATCCTTTAACTCAATTCCTTTAAATTTCATATTTAATCCTTCTCCTTCATTAATTCAAAATCTTACTTAATTTCTTCACAACTTCTTCGCACAATCCGTATAAACAAGTCTTCTTAAATGCTACTCTCAAATCATTAACAGCTTGTCTATATTGCTGATATAATTCGTTGTTTATCATATTATTCTCCTTTACTATATCCTGTTTCTTTAAGGAATTTATCAAATTCCTCTTTTGTCATATTGTTTGGATAGTACATATCCACCACCATATCAAACGGTTGTAAATAATTATCCAATACATCTTCAGCGTCTTCTTTTGCTTCCTGCATTTTCATATTGATATAATCTTCTCGTGTCATGTTCCATGCCGTAGGACAATCCGTGATGCTCGAAAATCTACAATATAATCCGTTTGGTTGTTTTGATACAAATCCTGCCATATTATTCTCCTAACTCTTTTAATGCATTAACAAGTTCAGCGAGTCTTGGATTCTCAGGATGCTCCTTTGCCATCTTTTCATATAAAGCAATATTATTCATTTTTTCAATCTCAGACTTTAACTCTTTCTCAATAGAAGCTTTCTGCTTTACAATTTCTTTCTGACGATTTTCCTCATCAATTCTTGCATTGTATGCGTTCATATTAACTACACCGACAACCTGAGCTGTCACACCTTTACCATATTCTTCGACTGTCTTAATTTCTTTTAAAATTCCAAGAACTCTATTATCTTTTCCTTTTGCATTTACAATCAGATATAATGGATGATTGGTATCATACTTAATAATTTCATTAATATCTTCATCATATAGAGCAAATCCATAATCCTTCTGATTATAATCATCTACTAATTTTACAATCGCCACTTTACTAAATCCTGTCATTTTATTATCCTCACTTTCATCTTTGATAATATCCAATTCACTTCTTTCAAACCAATATAATCCATTGGAACTTGCTGCATTATACATTCCATCAATCTGAACTGCTATTGATCTACTTGTAGTTTTAACAACTTGTCCATGTAGACCAACAATGTTTTCTTCTCTGTATTTTCGTTTATTAGTATATGTAACTTTTACTCGTTGATTTTGATATTCTTCATAATCGTAAATCTTGCTCATCGCATCACCTCCTGCCAATATATTCGCCAAAAGAAATCTATGATTCTTCACTTACAATTTTGTCTATACATTCATTCCAAATTTCATCTTCAGACATTTCAATTGGTACTCCATATGCAGAATGATAACGTTTATGTGGCAATTCTTTTAATGGACACCAATCTGGCTTATCAACTTCCATAATATCATATATATATGATTCAATATTTTCATTAGTCACATCACAAAAATGGCAATTATTTAAAACACAACCGTTGCATCCTTCCGGCATGTCCATCACTAAAACAGCTTTACTCATTTACTTATTCTCCTATCTCCTAAACCTTTCAATCCAATCCTCGTAATCGTAATTCTTCATAAAATCATCAATATCAATCCAATCATCTTTTATGATGTTTCCAATTTTAGTAATACGAGAACCCCATCCGTTATCCTCATATCTAACATACTTCCCTTTTAAATCTTCCCAACTTCTTACACCGACAACCTCCATGATTTTTCTCATACAATCTAATCCAGCAGGAGAAGATTTTCTTTCATAATCCCATTTATTGTCATTTTTATTAACCCTAAATGACTGATCCAGTGCATATCCTCCTAATGCACAATCCCCACTGCCAAGATCAAGACCAATGCTAAATGTTAAAATATTATGGTCTTCAATATACAGCTTTACATAGTCAATTTTCGCATTCTTTATCTCCATATTCTCTCCTTTCATCACAAGAAATTCCGCTTTCATACGAACTTCATACTATATTATTCTCTATTTAATATACCCAATCATCATTTCTAACCTGGAATACATCACCACACTCTTCAATATCTGGATAATTATATGTAGCAACATTCATAGCATATTTATCTATTTCGTATGCTTTATATGTAATATTTGTAAATCCCATTTTCTCCAAACAATATCTACCAGTAGCAATACCATCATATAAGCTTAGAACTTCAATAGGATAATCTCGTGGAACATTCTTCAATCCATGATTTAAAATATGAATAATCACTTCTGCCGTCCATCCGTTGCCAATTTGTTTATATCGCTGAGTAGCACTATTTTTTGGCGCTGCTGTATAATTATCTGGCAAGGTCTGTAATCTTTCACATTCTAATGGTGTTAATTTACGGATAAGATAATATCCATCTTTTAGTTTTATTGGATATAATCCATCTTTATAGCCAATAAGACCATCTTTAACAAGATAGATCATTTTCCCATCAACAGATAAATTTCCATTCTCATACCATTCAATCTTTTTATATTTGCTTAAATCAATTACTTCTATCTCTTCACACATAACATTGTAGGGAACACCTTTATGCAGATTTGCCAATAGACACTGAGACTTGTCTTTATTAGATACTTGAATATATCCAAAATCAAAATGATTTCTTCCACCTGCTACAGTTCTGACCATATATTCCATTTCTTTTTCACTGAGATGTTTAAAACTGTCTTCTGTAATGGAAATTGGTGTCATATACAAACCAGTTTTTGCACCTTGACCACCGCCGTTACTTGTAAGATTTACACTTTTTCCATCTGAACTATATACTCTATGAGCCTGAGCAGTTGTGTCTATATCACCAATGCGAACAGGCTCGTCACTTTCTGCAATATTAACAGGTGTAAAAGCTACTTGAGTATGATGTTTTTTTAAATAATCTCGTACATTTCCTGCTTGATGCTTTAAACAATAAGCTTTCTCTCTATCAACAATTCCATATTCAAGTACGTCTTTTAAAAAAATATGTCGATCTTCTGGTTGCGGAACATTTGGAATATTTGTACAATAAATTCTCTTCCTCTGTTGTGCTGATACCAAAGCACTATTAATATGTAATAGTGGATAACCTAACTCTTCGCTAATCTGACTCTTTATTTCTTCCGCAGCAGATTCATTATTTTCGTACAAAAAGATATCTGGTTTCCACTTTTCTTTCGCCATCACATAATTTAAGAATAGTTCCCATCCTTCTCCCTCTGCTTTTGTCTCACGATTTTTTCTTTGTGCAATAGACCAATGGGTACATGGTGAGCCACCTATTAACAAACGTAATGGTCGTCCATTTAACTCACAATAATTATTTTTTTCTTTATTCTCTGTCAAAATCCTTTAATCTACAGAGATTGCGCAATCATTTATCCTAGAATTTACTGTTAAATCCTTTCGTTTTAATATTATTTTGTTGTAAAATCAGTCGAAAATAGGCACGTCTACCTAATCGAATGTTTAATTATTCTCTTTTAATTCTTTAAAAATATGTGCAATTACATCTACCGTCCAACCATTACCACAAGCCTCATATCTTTCTTTTGTTTTAATACCATCAATCAGTGTATAATCATCAGGTAATGTTTGTAATCTTTCTACTTCAATTGGAGTAAAATGACGAATTCGATAATTTTCATCAATAATACCATTTGGATTAATTCTTCTTAATGTAAATGCTTTTCCGTTGCTTCTTACTGCATTACCAAATTTTCTACTATTTCCAATCTGTGTTGCTGTATTTTTAAATACACTCTTGTCAACTTTCGATTTATCATAGTTTATATAATCCAACCTTGTCTTAGGCAAATATGTATGTTCTATATCATTTTGAACAATATCATCAATATAAATATGTTTATCTTCTGGCTGCTCAATATTTGGAATATTCGTCCAGTACAATCTTTCTCTTGACTGTGCTGATACTAATTCACTATTTATCATTATTGGTTCTACTCCAAGGGCATCGGTAATAACATTCTTCCATTTTTCAGCCATTTTTACATTTTCCAAAAGAAAATATTTAGGTTTAACTTCTTTTAAAATTCTTACATATTCCCAAAATAAATAAGAATATCCTTCAAATTCAAATCCCTTGTTCTTTAAATCTAAATATTGTTCGAGTGAAGTAATATCAATCTTTTCATCTTTTGTAGCCATTCCATCCATTTTTCCTGCGAATGAAAATGATTGACATGGACTTCCACCTATTATAATATCTATATTTTTAAAGTTCTCTCCTTCAACATTCCTAACATCACCAATCTCAATTATTTCGGGGAAATTTTTCTTTGCTATTTTTATTGAATAGTCACAAATTTCACTCGCATAATATTTTCCGATTGGAATACCAACTCTTTCAAGTGCTAGTCTTCCGCAAGATATACCATCAAACAGACTTAATACGTTTAATTTCTTCAATTTTAATTAGGAGTAAACTATAGTTTTTCTGTGCGCACAAAACTCTTTTCCTCCTTTTTTTGTTATTTAACTTTCAAATGAAAAAAATATTTCTTGTTACTTTTTTGGAAAAATTTGGCTGATCAGCCATGAATAAAATTACTTCTATATTAGATTATTCTCTACTTGGAACTTCTTTAATTCATCTTGAATCATCTTCTGTATATCCTCTTCGTTAAAAGATATATTCACTACTGGAACAACATTTGCATTCAAATTAACATCACCAACAATAGCTTTATCAAATGCTTCTAAAAACATTTCTGCGATTTCCTTTTCATAGTTGCCACATAGACCGCTATAGTGCATATCTGCAATTACTCTTGAAAAGAAATCTTTGAACTTATCAGCTATAAAATCTCGTTCATATTCTCTTGGAATATCAATTGTTAATTTCATTCTCTCACCTCACTTATTACTTTTATCTTACATTCAATTTCTACAACTTCTAGTTGCCTATCAGCGTTATAACGTTCTGACATAAATTTTCTAACCGCATTCTCAGCAGTTTTTCTTGTTTCCCAATATTTGTGTCGTGGGTTTGTAAGATTACTTATTAATTTTCCTGTTGATTTATCCATTACACCATATAATGTAAATTCGTTTGCCATTCATCTCGCCTCACTCTCCGAAGATTTTTCCAATAACTTTTAACTTAATATTTTCACTAAATTCTGAACCAGCAGCTTTTGGATGACCACCGCCACCAAATAAACTTGCTACATCTTTACCAAGATCAATATCTTCTTTAACGGTTCTATAAGATACCGTACAACCATCAATATCAATCATAGCCACAAAATCAATTTCAGGATGCATTTTACAAAGTCTATTACCTAATTCGCTAATAAACCTATCTGCAAAGACAAAACCACAAACCTTGCCACACATAGAACTGGTAAACATAGTTTCATTCTTCTCTTCGATATATCTATCAATTTCATCCTGCTTAATCTTTAGAACAACCTCATCTTTAGCATATAATCTTGGGAATACCTCATCATGGATTTCTGAAATGCACCAATGAATAAAATCATCTCGACCATACAGGTAAAGTAAATCGTTCACTTGCTTACAAATAACTCCATCTTCACCAAGTTCTGTCCATCTCCAAGTGTCATAATCTCTCACAAGTTCAGCAAATCTTCTCAATGTCTCTGAATCTTTTAAATAACCATTCTCGATTAACCAATAATAAAACATTTCTGTTCCACTGGTTTTAATAGTTCCAAGTTTCATATCTTCATACTCGATAGTCACAGAACACCAAAAATACTTATTAAGTCCTAGAGCTGTTGGATGATGGTCTAATAAATAAAAATTATCAAATCTGTCATCAATAATTTTTGATGTATCTTCATTTACTCTGATATCTGTAATAATACACATATCAAATTCCGTTTCACTATCAATAAACTCCTTGACACTTGAATCAATGTTATCATAATCACAATATGAAATATCTACATCATCTCCAAATGCAAGTTTTGCCAAAATACCACAACCGATTCCATCAAGATCCGTATGTGAAAATAATTTAACCATGTAATCTCCTCTCTACTATTTCTAATAATTTTTCTTTCTCATTTTTATATTCTCCACTAATGACTGAATCCAACAGATTATTTAATACCTCACCAATTTCTTTTCCTGGCTTATATCCAATAGTAATTAAATCCTTACCATTAACTGCTAAATCCTTTAGAGAAAAACATTCATCATCTTGTAAGACTTCTTCTAAAATATATTCGATGTTATCAATCTTCTGTAATCTTGTTTCCTGATTAATGTCTGCTTGTGCTTTAATATCAGCTCTACGAACATTTAATAGCCTTCCGAACTGTTCTTCTCCGATTTTATTAAGCCATCTCTTGACATATTTCTTTCCCATCTCAAAAGTAGCGTCATGATAATAAACTAATTCAACGACCTTTTCTCTTGTGTCATTATCAAATCGTAATCGCTTCATTATTTTATCAGTCATATCAGCACTGACTCTTCCATGACCTTTAAAATGTCTAATACCATCTTCGCCATCTTGATAACAATGTGGCTTTCCAATGTCATGAAAGAATACAGCCAATCTTGTTACTAAATCATCGGATTCACAATATTCTATTGCATGTACGGTATGATTCCATACATCATACATGTGATATGGATTATTCTGTTGAAAGCCAAACATATCTTTAATTTCAGGAATGAACAACGAGAATACTTCGTAATATAAGACCATTTGTACGCAGAAACCACTCGATGCAGCGATTTTACAGAACTCACTATTAATTCTTTCAATCGATATATTCTCTAAATTCTTATACATTTTAGAGATATTCCAATCTGTATCAGATTCAAGGACAAAACCCAACTGTGAGGCAAATCGAATAGCACGTAAAATTCTTAATGCATCTTCTGAAAATCTGTCTTTTGCTCTGCCAACACATCTAATCTTGTGGTATTTAATATCTTTCATGCCATTAAACGGATCTATAAGACCAACTTCATCGTTGTAAGCCATCGCATTAATTGTAAAATCTCTACGCTTTAAATCTTCTTCAAGGCTTCGTGTGAATGTAATGCTATCAGGTCTACGACTATCTGAGTAATTACCGTCAATTCTGTAAGTGGTACATTCATATCCTTCACCGTCAATTACAATGGTAATAGTTCCATGTTGCAAACCAGTTTCAATAATTCTCTTGTCCTTGAATACTTTCATCATTTCATCTGGTGTAGCAGAAGTTGTAATGTCATAATCGTGAATTGGTCTGCCAAGAATACTATCTCTCACGCCTCCTCCGACTAAGAAAGCTTCATATCCATTGTTTTGTAAAGTATGGATAATTTCATTTGCACCAGATGGAATTTCGATTTTTAATCTTTTCATCCAAACTCACCTCAATTTCGGTATATTTATAAAATATCACTTATTCGCTATCATGTTCAAAAACAACAACTCATCTTTTTTCAATGTGATGTCATAATCTTTCCATTCTTCCATAAGCCCTCTTGTATCAAAACCATGTGGAACAATAATTGCATAACCATGAGGAGTTTTATATACCTGTATATCTAACAATGGAATTTCCGAATACATAGCTATCTCGTGGACAAAATCATTCATCAATAGCTCATCATCTACATCAAAATCAAACATCCATTTACTCTCATCACGATTTTGTACCTGCTGTGCAACAGATGCTAATGTACGATTAAGCTGTGTCATATTTGGCTTATCTCTCAACAGACGGATAATAAATTCTTCTCTGATTTTCTCTTCGTTCCTTGAATTGACTGATCTATATAGTCTTGTCTGTTCACCAGGAAGTCCTTTAGCTGCAAAACTCTTAAAAGCTTCAATTACTTTATCTTCATTCTCTTTGTACTCAAGGATTGTCTTGGCTCGTTCCTTGAAATTTGGAATATCTTTATTATCCTTGCTTCGAGAACGAATTAAATATACATATAAGTTTGACATTATATTATTCTCTCCCATATTTTGTGTAATCAATAGTTTCAAACTGGTCGTATACATTAGGAACAAAAATACCAACCCAAAAATCTTTCTGAAAATTTTTATAATATGTTATATTCTCATTCCAATCCTGAATCTCATCAATTACTTCTTTATTCAATAAACCGAATTCATCACGACAAGTACCACTTTCTACTTTATAGGTGATGGCATTGTATTGTTCTTTGTTTTTTTCTACTCGAGCGTTTACACCAATATAATTATAAGCAAAGACAATAATCATACTTGCCATTATAATTCCACTTGCTGCAATAGTAACCCAACCAGAATTTTCAATTGTGTCATCATTCTGATATAGAAATTTTCCTAACTTATTTTCATTTCTAATATCATACCACTCCATCTTTCCAACAGTTACTAATCCAATTCCTACAATTGATACAATTAAACATAACCAAAATAACATAATTTTACCTCCAATTTTTGTAATAAAAATGCAAAATATATACCATATATAGTATATATTGCTTATTTTCAATGCTATATATGGTATATTTGTAACAATTACTCACTTAATTCTGCAAGTGCCTTATCCAGATCCTCATCAGACATATTTTCAAGTGCTGCATCCTGTCTCTTAGCTTTGATTTCAAGCAATCTCTGTCTCATCTCAGCATTTTTCTTAGCATCTTCTCTCTTCTTTTTCTCATCCAGCTTCACGCCAACAATATACTTAACAATTTCAATCTTGTTAGAAATCTCCTCGTCTTCCTTTGACTTAGTATTCAGAAGACTCTCTTCCTCAGACTTCTTTACTTCCGCATTGAGTGTCTTAAACACTGAATCCAGATCTGTGAGAGATAAATCCCACAAATCAATTACGTTAATCATTCCTCTGAATGGGAACTGATAATTTGATCTTGTTGCATTAATAAATAATTCGTTGTTTGTCATAATAATAATCTCCTTTTCTAATTAAAACTTAATCTTCATTACACGCTCTGTTGCGCCCTTAACCTTAACAACTAAATCTGCTCTCTTTGTCATAGAGAATCCAATTCCTGAAAGCTGATCATCAGTATCTTCTACATGACACTTAGCACCTAAAGCCTCAAATACTCTCTTATGCTTCATTAAATCATTGTCAAGGAACTCAAGATAGAATCCATTAGGCTCTTCACTATTTACACAATCTTTCAGGAAGAAGAATAAATGTCTATGACCAATTCCATCCTGCTCGTCAAAATAGTTTGGACTGTAACTAATTACTGATACAGGAACAAACTGATTTGTATTTACACCCCAAATCTCACGACTTGAAATAGATGAACTTCCAGACAGCTTTTCCTTTATTGAAAAGTTACCATTCTCGTCAAGTGTAACTTCTGCTACCTGAACATTACCAGAAACAGGACTATTGTATTCAAACGCAAAAATCTCACCATTGAATTCAATTTCTGCCTTAAATCCTTTACTTCCTCTCGCTGCATACTGATTAACGAAAAACTTATAAACACCTGGCTTCATATGTGACATATCTGCCCATGTAATATTTTCCACAGAAGGTTTTCCTTCCATCTGCGTTATAGGGCGTGTAATATCAATATCTAACTGACCTCCACATCTTGAAGTATCTGGCTTTCTACAATTGCCAAAATAAATCTCGTTTCCATCAGGTTCTTTGCAATGTGCATCAAGGTCACTGTTGTCATTTTGCCCCTCATTCCACATGATTGAAAATCTGAGTACACCGTCAACATTACCGCCAGCAGCTTTTACATTCTGCTTCATATCAGAGTCAGTAATGTTTCCTGAATAAGCCCAAGATAATCCATTGTTCCATTTGAACATTGTCTTAGCATCTGAATTAACAGGTGCAATCATAGAGACAAAGTTCTTCTCATGTTTATTCTCTACAAAAGCTTCAATCTCCTTTGCAGTTGGAAGTACCTTATCAATGAAATCCTGTGCTGAAATCTCTTCAACCTTAGAAAACTTCTTAGGACTTACAGCAACATCCTTTTCCATCTGTCCAAAAATATCATCTGCACCAACTATTCTTCTTGCAGCACTCTTATTTGAGAACAGTACATTATTTACAGTAATATCATTCAGATTAGCAAATCTTCTCTGTAATGAATCCATATATCCAAGTTCTGTAATGGTCTGCTTTGCATCCTCAAGCATCTTCTTTGTAAAAACAGCCTTTGGACGCTTATAATTGCTTGGAGCGACAATCTGCTCATACTTCTTAACTGCTGTGTCAAGATCCATATCCTCACTTACATTAATAAGAAGTGTTCCAATAGAATGATTTCTAATTCTACCGATAGCCATACCTGCTGTTACCGACTTCTCCCAAGCATATAAATCCTTTTCAGTTTCAGAAGTCAGCTTATCATATTCCTTCTTATACTTCTTGAACTCTGTGAGTACGCCTTTCCACTCTTCGCCCTTGTAAAGTGTATTTGAATTGATAAGTTCAAGAATTGTATCAAGTGCTTCCATAGTAATCTCATCAAGAGAACGCTTAAATACATTTCTTGTATCTCTGAACTGTCCTTTAACTTCCTCGTTAGAACGACTACTTCTATTTACGAATTTGCTTGGAAGCTCTAAGAAGAAATGATCCCACTGATGAGATTTTCCATTGATTTCCTCAAAGTTAAAATCTGTACCAATCTTAGGGAACTTAGTTGTATAAATATCTGTAACCGTATGAGCTTTTACAAAAGCATCAAGTGCATCACATACTGGCTGATATGTTGTATCACCAAGATTCAGTTCCCAAATCGTATGAATTTGGTTATCCTTAATAGTGACAGCAGAACCAATATTCTTAATAAACTGTCTACAACAACTACAATCATGCTCTCTACGCTCTCTGAAAATCTCATTTGTACCAGCAGGGAAGCTATCAAGATATGTATTCCATAATTCATCCTTATCTACATTTACCTCAAATAAATGTGTTGCCTCTTTCTGCATTTCATCGAAGTGTTTCTGTAAAACCTTCTTAAATTTCATAAATCCATCCATATTTTGTACCTCTTCTTTCTTATATTTATTTTTGTTAATTGCTTCTATTGTTATATTCTCCGTTTATAATCCAAAGGAAACGAAGTTTTCTTGCTAATATTCTTCTGTCACTTCATCATATTCGCTTGATAAATATTCAACTAAATCCTTATAAATATCTAATTGATGTTCGTATAAATAATTACATAATTCAATATCACTATCAAAGAACTTCTCAATAGCTGTAGAATTAGCCCATCTATCAAAAGCACTTCTTGTTGAAACTCTAAGCATCCATCTGTTTTCAGTTCCACTATGAGGTTCTACTACCATAAAAATAACTGTATCTGTTCTTGCTTCCAAATGACCTTCGTATTCATCAATCTCGTAATTCTGACCATTGTTTACTTTGTCATTCTCAAACCATCTTCTTATATTTTCCATTCCTTAACCTCCCTTCCAAAGAAATCGAACATTATTTGTTATTCATCTACAACAACTATTTTCTTACCACAATAAGGGCAATATTTTAGTTTATCCCAATTTTCAGGTATTCTCCAATATGGGTTTTTTGCATCGTGATATTTAGGACAAACTGTTCTATAATCATATTCAATCCATTTACAAGTTGGTATTTCTTCATATCTTCGGAGCACAATATTTTCTCCATCAATAAATATTTCCATTGGTTCACCAGTGACATCTGTTTTTCCAAATACTAACTTTCTAAATTCCTTTGGAATTACTATTCTTCCTAAATCATCAAATCTGCGAATTATTCCTGTTATTTTCACTTTTTCACCTCACAATCCAAAAAAGTACATACTCCTATAATCTCCTGATTGTCTCACAAGCGACCAATATTTCAAGTTCATCATCACAGTAAATACATCCATCAATTGCTCTATATTTATTAAGAATATCCCAATCGAAGTACCCATTGTAATCACACATTGCAACAGAATAGTTCTTATTCGACTTAAATTCTTTTATATGTTCTCCATTTGGTTTATATGTATCAACACCATTATTTTCTACTATAGAAGCAACCCATCCATTCGGGAATACAATACTTCTATCACTTGTATGACGATGCTCTCCATAATCATTTACCACTTCTTTTAATCCGTATTTTTCTGAATATTCTTTTAACATTTCCATCTGTAAACCTCCTAGTTTTCCAAAGAAAAGAATTTTTTCTAGTAATTTGTGGCAATATATATACCAAAATCATTGAATCTGACTTCTTTGACATTACCCACTAACAAACTCAAATCGTAAAGCCTATTAAATTTACTCATCGCATCTTTAAGTGAATCTGCATAACATATTGCCACATCATCTGAATATTTATGTCCTTCCATGGCATTCGGTTTTGAATAGCAATACAATTTTTGTGGTTTGTATGTACCAACTAATTTATCCATGATGACCTCCTACTCCATTAATTCTTCTTTATTTTCTTCTTAGCAATCTTTGCTGCTTTTGCTTTAGCAATCTTGTTATCTACTTTGTCAAGATCTCCCTTGAATGATCCAGTTGGGTTACATGTAATTCCCATGTTTTGTTCTCCTTTCTATTTGGATATATCGTTTGTTCATTGTAAAATTGAACCACATCTTATAGTGTCAGTCATTTCTGTCGTGCTACCATCGCACTCATGAACAAAAACAGATTAAGAGTTTCAAATCTTAAAACCTATAGCTGGGCTAGCTGGATTCGAACCAGCGAATGCAGGAGTCAAAGTCCTGTGCCTTACCGCTTGGCGATAACCCATTATGTAGACAACTTTAGTCAAGTCATCTACTTTTTTATTCTTTTTTTTATATATTAAACAGGAATCATACACAAAGAATTGCCAGATTTGGCATATGTATTAGATATAAGAGGTGAGGTAATGATATGTATAATCCCTATTAATATCACCACCATAATGCTTGAAACCATTTTCCAAACAACTGCAAACCTTCATCAACTTCCGCTTGTTTCTGATCGATGAGATGTTTTACCTCTTTATATGGTTGCGTATTTATGTCCCAAACACCATAATAATCATCTGTCATCAGTGTTAATTCAAATGCATGAATCATTTTATCTAAGGCAGCATCCCATTTTTCAGGTGTATTCATATCACCAGTTCCAGGATAACAACATGATTCTTCTTTGAAATATTTTAATCTTGGTAGGATAAACTCTGCAATTGTGTAGCTTAAATCCCAAGTTTCCTTCGGATTAACATATTCACCATGTTTCTTTAACCATTTCTTACGCTGCCTTTTATTCATATTCTTATCCCTTTCCAATGATTTCTTATTATTATTATGATTGATCATCTGTATAAGCAATTTTCGGTTCATATAACAATCCTCTGGGCGAAATGTTATTGTACCACTATGTTCTGTTTGTACTTTCATGTATTCTCCATTTCTATGCTGATAATTTTTGGGTTATTTTCTTATCAAATTCTTTAAAATCAGCTAACATGTTATCCAAATTTGCTACCTGATCATCACTATAAGCTATATCTTTGTTTGTATACGCTACTAACCAATCATCCAGATCTTTGTCGCTCTTAAATGAATATGCAATCATACCTAAAAATGCCAATTCGTTATGATAGTCAAAAAATGGTGATTCTTTGTTTACTCCATCTAAATTTTTGAAGTCATCCATTAAAGTATAATAATCATCCACATCATCTTCTGATACTCTTTCTGACACATTCTCTCTAATGAACTGCAATGGCGTAATTTCTTCTGACAACTCAACATTGTCTATTGAATTATTCTCTGTCTAATCTTCTGTAATATGTAAATAATCCATCATTAATGCCGTATATGTATCAATTTTCTGAGCAACAAGTTTTTTACCTGTTGTACCTGGTTCTTTGTATAATAAATCGTATGACCAGTCGCCTACTTTGACATTATGTAATTTTGTTGGAATCGCCTGTACAAAATCAGCAAATTTAGAATCTGGAAGATTTAATCTGCTGAACTTATCAAACACAACTACCCATGTCGATATGTCTTTCTTTACAAAGACATCTGTACAAGATGAACCACAACATTTTTCCATTCTCTGAAGGATATTTCTGATTGTTTCAAATTCCTGATGGCTACTTTTTTCTTCAAGCATAGCATTTGCTGATTTTGAATCTTTTTTGAATTCATCTATATGAAAAAGAGCCATTACGCTATTGCACACCAATTGAATATAATTTCCATTTTTTCTATCTGTACCTGAATATGTCATTGAATTTTTGAAGAAACCTTCTTCTCCAATATTTTTTGCCTGTCTAGCATATGTAGGAATCCAAGTCAATGCTTTTTGGCTTGAATTCATTGCCTTATGGGTGTTGTACCTGCGAATTAGCATACTAATATCATCCATAGTGCAATTCTGGTGAGTAACTATTCTTAACTGATAACGATCAAATCTCTTTTTTAATTCATCTGGTAATTCATCAAATGTATGTCCTTTTAAATGAAAAGACTTCTTCTCCCAAATAAAGTTGTTCTCTTCATCCTTTAAAGCTTTTCCATTTTTATCAAGCACTTTTGTCTGGTATTCGATCTCGTCATTTTCAATTGATGAAGTGAATTTATAATTACCATAACGTATCTTCATCAATGCCGAAGTCCTCTGCATTGCATCAACTATATACTTCTGCACAATTCCATCCTGTAATGGAATCTCTCCCAAAATAATTGGAGGAAGATAATCACCTGTTAATGTTGTAACTCCAATTCCGTTAATAAAAGCATTATCACTACAAAAATATCTTTGTACATTCTGGTCATCAGTTACATCACCTTCACGCACTTCACTAAGATAATTAATAATAGGTACACTTTCTTCTCTAATTTTTCCTACTGCCATCATAAATATCTTCCTCCTTATATAGTTACATTAATATTTTCACATTTTCATAAGCCTGTATTACAGACAAATTATTTGAGTAATCTTTTTTACTCATATGTAATGATTCTCTTATCTCCTTTTCATCATACCCTTGAACAAGATATTGGACTATTTCCCTTTGGATATTAGACAAATTATTCAGATAACGTTCAATTTTTGTACCCTCGAAATGATCTCCACACGCAGATTCGTATGTGTCAAAATTAGATGGGATGATATCTTCAAGAGTAAGTCCATCTTCTGTGATTAAATTATGTATGCTATCCACCATTTTTGCAGGTATTCTCTTCTCTCTATTTCGATCACGAATCTCTGTATTAAATTTACGTTTTATGTTACTAGCCAAAAAGCTATCGAAATTGCATTCTTGATCTTCATCGTATCTAAGTGCCGTATCATTTAATACATCAAGTGCAATAGAATAAAAATCATCATAATCTTTGTTGGATACACCACCAATTTTAACAATCATTGGCTGACATATACGCTTTAACTTAGCCATATTGTTGTCGCAGTACATAAATAATATTTGATCAATGTTCATCATTTTGCCCCTTTGTTATGTAAATAGTTGTCAATATATAATTCTCTCTCAAAAATCTTTAAGTGCTTCGTTTCACCATAGCACTTCGGACAACGCTGAAATTTCTCATTACGTTCCGATGTAAATCTTCTCACTTCTGTCATTGGAACATTGCATGTTCTACATATTGTCATCTTCGTCTTCCTCCACAATCCTGTATCTGTATTTACGATCGAACAGTCCTTCAATCGCCTTTTCTGTCCGTTCACGATTGATCTTGGTTTCATCGATCTCTCGCAGAATATTATGTATAATCATCATTTCGTCCTTGAGCTGTCGCCTATTCCTTCTATTCTCCCTTATCTTCTTATATAGAAGCCAAGCAGAATACAAATCCTTTGAAGTTTCAAGCTCAATACTATGTAATATATCCATCAAACTAGAATCAGACATCTTTAATTCTTTCTCTAAGTATTCATATCTGTCTCTAGCCTCTTTAAATATGTCGTAGCATGTACCAAATTTTTCAATCCATTGTGTCACATTGTCCGATGGATGATAGTCAGTATTTTCGATTACATGTTTAGACTCTTCTCTGACGATTTTCTGTACAGGTGTCTCAACTTTAATATCTGGTATACATTCAACATGAAAATTCAGATTTTTCAGAGTTTTAGGCAAAGCTTTTAGAATATTCTTTGCTTTTTGCTCTGTGAACCTACCCATATTGGTTTCATTGCATGTTTCTGCTTTCCCATTATTAGTCAGCCGGATATACACCTTTTTGTTATTTTTGATAATATAGTCCAACCATATACAACCTCCCTTATATTTAATTTTAGCTAGGCTGGTGGGAATTGAACCCACGAATACCAGAGTCAAAATCTGGGGTGTTAACCGCTTCACCACAGCCCATTATTAATTCTTCATGAATGAATTATGTGTAAATGAATTTATGTGCGATACGCAACAATGATAAAAATAAATAAAGATAATGTCATTTGACATTTATTTGAAAATATGTAACAATACAGTTGTAGCGTATACACGTTATGTACGGCAGCCTATCCGTTTAAGGTACTCGCAATACCTTATATCAATCGGTTAGGCTGTTTTTCTTGCCTTATTATAGAACACTTGTTCGAATATGTCAACATCGCATCGAAAATATGTTCTGTATTATTTATACCTTATGGAGTGTCCGTTTTTCTGGACATCGAACGAAACAATATCGTATTAAGGTATCCAGTTGACTCATAGTTGATTGGATCTGTTTGAATATCTGAAAATACTCTGAGTTGATTCACAAATTCATCACATATGTTTGCAATAGTTTTTGCAGATCCAATTATATCAGTACATTCTCCAAATTTCTTTTTTACGAAATCAACATTACAATCTTGCGATGTTAAATCCTGTGTTGCAACAAGAACAATTGCATCTTTTTTCACATATTTTTTTACCTCTTCAACAGTCATCATTATGTATGACATACATTACACCTCCCCAAAGTTTGATTCATACACTCTTTTAACTTCCAATTTAGTCGCCCTATCGCTAATTGAACCAATCTTCTTTATTATTCTCTGTTTTGATACTTGTCTAATACATTCTCCAAGTAACATTGAACTTCTTGTTAATCCACCAGTTCCCTTGACAAAAAGAGAATGTGTAGACTGATCTATATTTTTGATTCTTGTAGTAAACGGCATCACTATAGTTGTATCACTAAACCTATTTCCCATTGCATTTTGAATAACTATAGCAGGTCTGACACCAGCTTGTTCACCACAGAATTCTACTTCGCCAAAATCGACAAGTAAAATATCAAATGTATTAATATTCATGACTCACATCCTCCTTTCCTTTGATATTTCATACTATACACCATATTGTAATATATGTCAACATATATTATTGAATAATATAATATTTTTTGATATTATATCAATTAACAAAAGAAGGGAGTAGCCTATGATACGTCTTAAAATAAAACAAATTCTACAAGAAAAAAACAAAACAGCTTATTGGCTATCAAAACAAACTGGTATTTCTGCTAACAATATTGGGAAAATCTGTAATGGGGAAACTACCAATATCCGTTTTGATACTATGGAAAAAATCTGTAAGGCATTAAATTGTACACCAAATGAATTGATGGAGACTGACGATCCTCAGTTAAATCGTCTAATCACTTATGCGACATATCTAACCCGTACAAAGGACGATGAAAAATAATCATCGTCCCTACATATTTACATTACTCTTAATTCATTTGCCATGTCAATCGCCCTCTGATACTTGTCTACATCATCTGTGAGCATACGAATAATTTTCCCAAAATCATCAGATTTCAGAGAGATAACTGGCATATTTCTAACTATCTCATCTCCCTTTCCAGCCAATACATTATGAATGAACTCTCCATGATCATTGATTAACTGTCTGTTTTTCTCTTCTGTTAAGCCGATATAATTCATGGTTGTCTGAATATCACTATGGTTGAACATTTTTTGAAGAGAAAGCATACAATCAGGATCAAACGGATGGGTTTTATGAATCCAATACCCCCACGATTTACGCAAGCTATGTGTACTTACAACATATTGGATATCAGCGTCTTCTGCCGCCTTCTTCAATTTCTTTCTATAATCATCTGTTTGCCATTTAACTACATCATTATATTCAACTTCATAATAAAGGTAATCTCCCAATGATGAATATTTTTTCTGCTTGTGGAAATCGTTGAATATCTTTTCCTTTCGCTTATCGGAAAAGTCTTTTTTTAGCACTGTACACCATAATTCAATATCGTTTCCAGAATAAATATTTAATACTCTTCTGTTGATCCAGTCTGTCTTGGGTTGATATTCAAAGATATATTCATTGTAATGTTCCATTGGATCAATTTTGATGTGTGACAAATAATTATCAACAGCTTCCCATACCATATTACTCACAGGAAGATTAGTAATCTTTCCTGTTTTCTGTTCTTCAATAGTATCAATCTCACTCTTTCGATTTCCGTTCTCATAATACAGATCCGACCACTTCATCATTACTGTATCACCGATTCGTCTACCAAGAAGTAATTCTAATAATGTGATAAGATATCCATCCCATTCATTATTCTTCTCAAACCACTCAACAACATTTTTAATATCTTCCATATTCCAAAATGGCTGCACTTCTGTTTTTCCCTTTTTCTTAGTTGCATAATCTCTTGTCTGTGCCATAGTAACTAACCTCTCCTTCTATTCTTTAACCCATTCAATATGTCCAAATTCAATCTCATTATCCACATAATAGAAAACCACATTATGAGGTTTATCTATTGGGACTAGCCCATAATACGGTGTTCCATCTTTTTCATGTCCTATTTCTGTGACACAGCATATCGTTCCAATCTTAATATATTCTTGCAACTCACCATCATTGTTTGCCGGTTTAATAACTTTGACTGTATCTCCTATTTTTAACATATTGCACTACCTCACTTTCGATTCTGTCTTCTTTTACATCAATTCTCTAAAATTCTCATTTCTCTAAAATTCTCATATCCGAAAAATCCAATAGATCCATCTGTTTTCATCTTATAAATCTCGTCTACTAAAAATTCCTGATGACAATTTGCACACTCTAGTTGATCAGTGTAGTTTAAGGTGCCAATATAGCGAAGATCTCCACCGCACTTTGGGCATTTATTTTTCTTCTCGTAGTTGTAATACTGCATTTCTTTCATTTACACTACCTGCCTTTCTATATTATCTGTATAATAATTCTCTCTTTTCTTCTTAGCAAATTCGTAAATCTCATCATAGGAATCACAATACCTCACTTCGATATTTTTTGTGATGCAGCTACAATGCAAACAAAATAGATCTTTTATATGTTCCTTTTCCCGTTGCTGTTTTCTTTGTATGCCAGTAACCAACATATTTTCTCTCATACAACACAAACATATGAATCTCGACTGTCGTTTCGGATTTCCGTTTTTATATCTACTCACTTTTATCACCTCATTTTCTGTAATAAAAAAGAAGCAGTTAATTTCTGCTTCTAATGTTCATAATATTTGACATAATTCTCGATACTGTTTTCTATTTTATTTAGATAATTCAAAATCACGCACAGAAACAGATTCATCAAATTCTTTACAAAGTAAAATTTTACGCAAAACAGTTTCTGCCTTCTCTAAATACCGCATATCATATTCCATGCGTTCTCTTACTTCCTCTACATTTTGACACAAATCATCATTATCTTCGTCTGGATTTGTAGCGGATTCAAAATCAAGATGAACAGATAATAAAATTTCTACAATACTTTCTAATTCTAATTTTTCTTTTTTTGTTAATATACATAAATCTTTCATTATTATTCACCTCTTCCGCTTGAAAGCAATTTTTCATTTCTAAATATTTATTAAATTGAAACCGGGTTAAATATGTAATTTATAAAATCTTCTCCCATTTTTGATAATTGAATGCCCTTTCCTTTTTTATGTTGCCGTTCTATTGAAGAAGAAATAAGCCCATCTCTAATAAGTTCTGTTACTAGACTCCAACGATATGATGGATCTACTTTCCAATGCTTGTCGATAAATTTGTTAATATCAGTAAATTCTATTTCCTTTTTATAATCTCTTAAATAAAATAGATGTAATATTTTTATTTGATCTATCGACAAAGAATTTATTAGTTTAATAAAATACTCCACTTCATTGAATTCGATATCTGTTATTAGCGTTGAATTTATAAGGATATTTCTAAATGCATTTATTTTTTCTGTTTTATGTTCATATGTTACCTGACTTAAAACTTTTAAGAAAATAGAATAAAAACACTCATTTGACTCCAAACTATTAATTATTTCATACGGCAATTTATTAAAATCTATTTCTAATTGTTTTAAGAAATCAGTCCTTCTTTTCTCTATTGCACTAGGTAAATATTTATCTAGTAAAACAGAAAGAGTACCACCAACTACAGGAATTGCACTTGAACCTGCAATGAATAAATTCCTTATAAGTTCAATTTTATTATCTTGTTTATTATCAAACATAATATCCCTCTTTTTCAAAGAAATCGTCATTTACTGTACCTTACTCAAACCAATTATTTTCTTCACAACAATCTATTATAGCATTAAGAATATTTTGGAGATTTTGAACTTCTCCATTATCCAAATCTATATTTATGTTTTCTCTAGTATATTTTGCAAATCGCTTTGATACTTCTAAGAGAATATTTTGGTTATCATTGATTAACTCTTTTCCTATCTGATTTCTCATGATATCTTCACTTATACATTCTAACTTTACAGCTTTCTCATGAGCATACACACAATCTTTGGCAAATTTGGTCAAGTCCGATTTTTTAATTTTTCTTTCCATTAATAACCTCCCTTGGAATCAGGTAAAAATCTACAACAATTTCTCGTCTGCCCATACTGGTATATCTGTTTCTAACTCATGTTCTCCACTAACATGGCGATATCCAATTTCTCTTGTTAGCATTAAACCTAAATTATACTGCTTGTCATCTGTAAAGTTGTCTTTTCTTGCCAATTCATTTATAATTGATTCCATTTGTATTCTCCATCAATTCGGCTTTTTATGCTGCTAGTTTAATATTAAATTTTGTGTCTTTTGACATAATTCCATGAATATGATTCCAATAGTCTTTGTCCAAATTGAAATGGAATTACTTTCTTATAACCCATTTTGATTAATTCTGTCACTCTTATTTTACATTTTTTAATATCATTTCCAAATTCATCTAAGATCCATGGCTCATTTTCAGAAAAACTTCTGCCATCTTTATCTGCGTATGCTATCGCGTAATCTCCTTGAATTCCATCCATCATTTTATTCCATCACCTCTTCTAATCTTCCAAGTAAATCATTCTTTCTTTTTATCTTTGTAAAAAGTAAATATAAAACCATTTTGGATATCCGTCTTGCCAAAATTCACAATAATGCCTATATCTGCTTACTTTATTCTCTTTGTATAATTCTGCGAGCAGCCTACCAATTTCAGGAACTTTCGGCGCTCCATATAGATACCATTCTATTACTTTCGGATTAAATTCATTTATATATGCATTTACAAAATTCTCTGATACAACATCAATAAACTCATCTTTGTGTTGTAACATATAATTGAGTATCCATTGCTTTTTGCGTTCTTTTATAGCATATCACCTCCAAGGAAAGTTAAATTTCTTTGCCTTATTCACTCTCAATATCAACTGGATTTTTCAATTTTAGGAACTCTTCTCTATGCTCTACCAATGATGCACTAGCAATTGCATTGATTTTGTTCTGGCAAAAGGACTCAATTTCTCCTTTTTGCTTCCATAACCGTTTTGTCCATTTGTTCATTAAACTGATCTACAATAAATCCAATATTGCTTCCAATATCGTAATTTAGCATATTGAGCTTTTTCAAAATATTTTCTTTATCTGCCTTTGTAAGTGTCTTTTTTGAAGAAAACAATTCTGCAACTTCATTTATTAATTCTTTTGACTTTTCCATTGCCTTATCAGTCTGCTCTTTAAATTCTCCTGTAAATTGTTCTCTCTTGCTAACAAAATCACACGGAGGTATTTCCCCATCTTTTTCAGTATAGCAAATTGTTACTGGAATTCCTGTTCCTTGTCCAAAAGATGTAATTGCCTCAGCAAATTGTGAATAACTCATTTCGACTTTTACAATAGGCTTATCACCAAAAATATCGTCACGATTTAATCCTCTTGTGATATCAGCATGTCTAAGTTCCATTGTAATTACATTACTATGTTCAATGCTGCTTCCGAATAATGGTGTCTTTCCACCATAAGCTCTGTTAAATAACAAAGTACCATAACTAGGATGGCTTGTTTGTGTTCCAAATTTTGTTTTTTCTACTTTATATTCATTTTCCATATATTCTATTCTCCTTCCATAGTAAACTTAAAGTTATTTGGTTTTAATCAAACATCTTTAATTCAGGCATATATTTCTGTATAGAATAAAATGCCTGTGCCCAATCAATAACATTATTTTTATCTGCAAATAATATACTCTTTAATACTTGCGCAGCTCCTTGGTCTGACATTTTATCAAATATTTCTTTTGATAAAATCTCTTTTACTTGCAATTCTTTTGAAAATGGATCTTGGTCATACACTAATTCATTTGCATGTTTCACAATTAAATCCTTATATTCATTCACCTTGTAATCATCCTGTTTTTCTTCGAAATGCTTTAGTCTATCTAAATCAATCCTCAAATCATAAATTCCATTCATAATAATATTCTCCTTTTCATTAATAAATAAACTTAGATTTCTTTATATCATTCCGTTTTCTAATAAATATTTCAAATCATCTATTCTCACTTCTTCTGCATCAACAATAGTTAATTTTCCATTTTTATCATAACCAGCATTATCTGAATAATCTAACCAACTGATAAAATTCAAAGCTTTGTCCATTGCGTCATTATTACCTGTTCGAACTTTTTCTGCCACATACCAATAAGCATTATCATCAATTTCAAATATCTCATTTATTTTTATTTTTTTCGATTTATTTTTAAGATATTTCCATAGATTATATTCGTTTCTATTGTAAAATGATCCGATGCTGGATTTCGCTACTTTTAGAACTTTATCCCCTAAATCATATACTATTCGATTGTTTCCTTCTCCAATAATTGGAAGAGAACATTCAATATCTATTACTTCACAATCTGAGTTGAGTACAATCTTGCATTTATCTTCATAATTTATAAGAATATGTTCCATTATAGCCTCCTTTCAATTTCACAAGAAAACCTGGTTTACTTGGTTATCTGGCATACAATTCTTCTTCAAAAATTAATAATACATCGCTTACTTCTTTTAATTGTGATCTACATATTTCTGCCCTGCTTGGCTCATTAATTTTATCCCATTTGTCAATCTGTTGATTTAGGTTTCTTTTTGAATCTCTTAATGAATTCATAATAACTTCTACGCTTTCCGATGATAAATTAATCTGCATATCTATATCCTCTCTTTATTTAATTCCAGCTTCCTTACACAATTCTAAAAACTCATCCTGGCTAATTTGCATTTCTGGTTTAATAGTTGTCTCATAATAATGAATTGTATCTGCCGCAAGATTATAATTCTTATCAGACTTTGCAAGATCAACCATTGATTCTAATGTAAATTTTACAATACCTATGTATGTCTTCTTGTCTATTTTATCCATATTATTCACTCCAATCTTCTAATAGATCTATTCCAAACCAATCATTTTCTCAAAATACATTGCAGCTTTACCATTTCCACCCTCATGTTTGTATCCAATACATCCAATCAATGCAGAATCGAGAGATAAATACGAACGGTTTATATCGTTGTAGTTAATGTATCCATGATAATATGTTTTCTTATCTACTTTATCAATATACTCTACAATCTGATATTCTCCAATGAAATGTATATTAATCACATTGCCCCATATAAATTCTTTTTCTATCAGTTCCAACTTTTCATCATGTGTTGCTTCTCTTACATCACTATCAGTGATTGTATCCAATAGGCTAAATGAACAGCATCCACGATTACAAGGATGGAATTTAAAATCATTTTCACTTTTTACTACCGTTCCAATTTGATTATTATATACAACGATATCTCCGTATTTCATATATTTTTGTCTCCCTTCTTCCAATGAATCTATTATTTATTGCTCCTTCCATTCTACACAATATCATTCAACAACTCAATCACTTCATCAAGTTTCTCACTCGCTTCTTCCATACTGTCAATTGCATCTTCAGAACACATTCCTCTATAGCTACTCTGTAATCCTTCTGGCATATTATCAAATGCATCTTGTTCTTCGTTTAATATAGAAGATAACTCACTTGAAACTTTCTTCAAATCGGTTTGAATCGAATCAATTTGAGTTTTGAGTTGCCTTATCTTTTCTCTTCTCTGTTTATTCATTACCTATCACCCCATAATGCATGAACTACATCATAATCACTTGGCATACATGTACATGTCAAAGCTCCAAAATTCAACTTATTAAATTCTTCTTTTGTAATTTCAATTCCCATATCGCCATCAACAGTCGTATTGTAATCAAGCTTTCCTTGACACTCTGGACGGAAATACCATACTCTATAGAACTCTTTACCAGTCTTACTATTTTTACCGCTAAACAAACAGGTAATTGTTCTGCCTGAACTAATTTCAGTTGTAACAGTTTTTCCGAAGTATGGATTATATTGACTATATACATTTTTTCCATATTTTAAATTTTCCTGTTTATCATGTTCACTCATTTCGAATAATTGCTGTGTACCTCTTCCATAAGAAGTATCATATACTTTACTGCTATTCACACCAACTGTAGAATACAACTTAACTCCATTTCTATCAGTTGTTTCAACTCTTTTTACTCTCTCCGTTGATATAATCATTGCACAATCTGTCCATATAATGCACGTTCCCATTTTCATCAACTCTACGAGTAGTTTTCTTCATATCATAATTGTCATACGCTGCCTTTGCAGCACTTCCTGTATATATTCCTAAAAACGCTAATAGTCCACCGAACATATTCATCAACCACCTTTCTCTTTTATATTATTTTCTCCACTTTTCCATTTCGTCAACCGACTTCTTGTTTAAGTTATTATACATATCTTGTCTCTTACGAGATTTTTCCTTTTTGTTTGCTTTCCAAGGAAGATAAATACATAAATACATTGCTAGTAAACACCCGATTAACTGCGCCATAATGATTACCTCTTTTCTTTTAAAATAACATCTTCCACATCACCAATTTTATACAACTCGTGAACCTGTTCTTGGAATTGTCTTTTTCTATTTTCCTCTATTGTGTCCTTATCTCTTGTAATCCATATAGCAAAAAAACATAATGCAAACCATATTACTCCACATATAAGTTCTTCCATAATAATTACCTTCCTTTTTTTATAAAAGCCATCAGATTAATTTCCGATGGCTTGCTCTACTTTTATATTCTCTATTTTAACATCTTACTCTGCTTTTTCTTCTGCAAAATCATAATCAGATCCTTCAATAAATTCTCCGTTCTCATCGCACTGACAATATTCTAGTGCATATTCAATAACATGTACTGTTTCTATGTTATGAATATATTCACAGTTATATTTAGCAAGCTCTGCCTTTGCGGCTGCTTCCTGGGTAATTGACCACATTTGTAATTCTTCCGGTGTCCGATCAATACCTAAAATCGAATCATGTTTCTTAAATTTCTTCCACTCATCTCTTGTTAAAATTTCATCACCTTTAATTAATTTAATTGTATTATTCATAATATCTACCACCCTTTCATCCCAATATTCTGTTTACTGCTTTATTAATTTCCATAATTTCTGCCGTTGTACAATACCGTAAATATCGACCGATTTCCGTTTTCTGTTTATGATAGATCCGATCAAGATTTTCGAGCTGCATCAATAATACAATATCATCTGTTATATTGCGTTCTGCTTTAGATACAACCACCATTTCCGTTCCATCACATCCATATACCTCATAAGGATTAATAATCTCCATTTGTTCTCCTATATTTTCCATTTACTATCTTTGTCGTAACCACCAGATACCATCTTACTTTTTATCTGTGATGGGCTTTTACCAGCATCCATAGCCATTTTTCCGATTGACACCTTATCAAGATCATAGCTATTTACTTTTGCCTCAATGTATATCTTGCGTCCTACACAAATAAGAGCGATTGTAATGATTAATGCTAAACTGTCCATATCATCATCTCCTTTTAACAATCTTACAGTTCGATAGAAAATTCAGAATACAATAAATCTTCAAAATCTGGATCTTCTTTGACGTATGCTTTTAAAAAATCTTCTGGCGTACATGGCGCAAGCACACGATGTAATTTTTCTCTAATCTCATCATTCATATAAACAGCAATCTTTTCATATTCTTCTTTCCTTTCTTTATATATAGTTTTATATACTACGTTCCACGATGTATCTATTAAAAAATGTCTTGATAATAAATTAATCTTTACATTCCAATATGTGTCTATTAAACTATTAGTTAAAAAATTATAAATATTTTCTTGTCTTTAACTGATTCTGTAATGTTAATAATGTCTTGACCATGATTTTCTGCTTTTCGTCTTTGCTTACATCTGCATCATCTTCAGTCAACTTCAACAAATCATCTGGTGCATTTAATGATGTCCCATTATAAATCATTAATGTATAATTCAGAAAATCATTCACATCACGTCTTTCTGAAGCATTTAATGCTTTCGTATACCAGCCTTTGCATTTTGTCATTGCATCAACTTCCATTTGTTTCCCTCCTTTCTCTTACATATATAACTATTATACCATACTAGGCGATTCTTTCCCATCCCTGTTCTATAATTTCTGCTTCAAGATCAGGATTATTTATGTTTTCGCCGTTATAATACTGATAAAAACTTATCATATCAACCATGTTTCCATCGTTATCATATAACTCATAGTATGTATCTGCTACCCTATCGGATTTACTAGCTGCAACTTCATCCGCTCCGATAGTATTAATATAGCCGTTGTTATGTACAAAATTTTCCGCATCTGCGTATTCCATATTATTTAATACTGTAATATCTACCATAAAAATTCCTCCTTAATAATAAAACCTGCGAGTAATTGTTACCCACAGGTTATTAACTACATTATTTCATTGATTGCTGACTAATTCCTTCTCCATAGATTTCGCTTTGCATGTCAACTATACCTCGCACATATTGTCCAAGTTCCTGATCCGTACAAGGTTCTAACATGTTTCTTGCCTTTCTTCTGATTAGTCTATATGCGAGTGATTCATTCTTCGTTTCTGTTATATTGATATTCATTTCCATTGCATCACCTCCAAATAAATTTCCGTTTCTTGTTATCTTTCGTCAACAAGTTCTCTAATCTTATTTGTTTAAATCAAATAATTTATCAGCTACATAATTTATTTCTTCATAAATATCTTCTACTAATGCATCTTCATTAATAGTATCAATGTTATCTTCACACCACATTCTGAAATCTGTATATCCATTTGTCTTACAGTATTCTAAGTAACTTTCTAACAAGCCATATATCTTTTCTTGTGTTTCGTTCATGTAATCAACCTCCAATCTTCCGTTTCATTGCCCAACTTTTATTTCGCTTCTGTCATAATTAGTCTGTATTCCAACAAATCCTTTTGGACTTTCACATAAAGCCCATCCAAAAGCAAGGCAATTATGTAATCTGATGTCAGCCATATCTCTATCGCAACCATAATTATTAACAAGATAATCAATTATCTCTTTATCAAAGTCTTCTGGATATTTCCGTCCTATACAAAATACTTTTTCTACTTTCATATATAATCATTCCTTTCTCAGTAAATCATCGTTTCATTGCCTGTATTTTTTCTTACAAACATCACAGGAAACAGCCTCTAACTCTCTCCATATAATATTTGATGAAGATAAATCATTTCGGCTTGTTGGTTTGCCATAAGTGTATTTCTTTCCACACAAACACGATGTTGCATTTACAGTTATATGAATTTTATCCCCTATCTTTATACAGGGAATATCTCCATAATACTTTGCCATATCGCTTCTCACCTTCCTATTGAAACTCTTGTTTCATACTTTGCATTCTCTATATTCTTTTTCAGTTAATAGTCCTTCATAGCACATATCTTCAAGCGTTCTATATACAGCATTAGCTCTCCAACTTGCATATGAAAAACCATCAAATTCTCCAATAAGTGCATCTCTGTTTTCTTCACTTTGTTTTTCTAATTTTTCTGCTAATATGGAATTACGAAAGAAATATGCTTTATACATAGCTGCTTTAATTCTAAGATTCTCAACTTCATATTCCTGAGAAACTAATTTCTCTTGAGCTTCTAATAACTGTAACCCCATATTTCCTAATGGGCTTCTTTCAATTCTGTTTCCAAAATAAGTATCATTCATATTTGTCACTCCATTTCTACACTAATTCATCAACTTCAACTACATCAGGATTATCGTTGAACCACGAATCATCTTCTGCAATTTCCTTTATCTCAATAAAATCTCTTTCAGAATCAAAACAATCGTTGTGTTTTAAATAAGCCATCTTGACCTTTTCTCTTGCATCTTCATATGAATCTGCCTTTACAATTCCAACAGCCAATTCTTCAATTCTGTATGCATATAAGTTTGTAATATCTAACATAATCATCACCTCTTTATAATTTTATCTTTCCATAATCGGGAATCATCTGAATAAATTCATCTGCATTTATAAACTGTTTATTGATTTCAACCCAATACTGTTCGTTATTTGTATCTGTACAACAAGCTTCTAATTTAAAATCATACTGTGCGTAAATCGTTAAGCATAGTTCTACTTTCTGAATAGATACACCTTCTGGAACTTCTTCAATAGTTGCGTACTCTTCCAAAAAGCTATCAATTTCGCTTTCTTTTAAATCATAATTGTAAAATGCCTGTAATGGTTTGTCTGTGTCATCTAACTCATTAAATGTAATTTTTGTATAATCTAACATATAATCACTCCTTTCCACACATACACATTGCAAGTAATCCTGCTTCCATAACATTATCTGTATTACAAATCATATTTTCCATTTCATTTAAAAATTTATTTCCATCTCCATGCTGCTTATTAGGTTTTACCTTTACTAATTCTGGCATATGACAAATAATAAATGGTTTAAATTTCCCAACATCATTTGTATCACCTCGTCTTTTTGCCACATAATTTGCATAAGCAACCGCTTTATCACCTTCTAATGCTGAAAAATAATTTTGTTTTCCAATATTATCATTATAAAAATATTCACAAAACATTCCTGTTCCACCATGATTATGACCTAATCCAAATGTATTTACTACATATCGAGGTTCAGCGGTCTGTTCATACAAAACTCCATCAATCAAAAGATATTTTTTCATTTCTTTTCTTACAACACTAAGCATGTGTTTTCTATCAGGATGCTCTCCGTCTCTCCATAATCTCGGAAAGTACCAAGAATAGTGTTCATTCAAATATTTCAATATTTCTAATGCATCTTTGTATTTTTCTGTATCTCCTGCTATAAGATGACTCTTTTCAACCTTACTCCACAGCTTGTTTTTAAAATAATAAATATTTCCTTTTCCTGAATATGAATTATCTTCAAAAGCAAGTTTTACATCATCCATAGAGGTTTCTGTAAGATTAGCGTTAATATAATCTTCACATTTTTTATATCTTAATTTTCTACATCTCGGTGGCAAATAATTCTCTTCATACTTTATCCATGTTCTAATTTTCATAAAATCAACCATCCTTTCCATTTGAAATTGCTATTTCTTACTAACAACATTCCATATTTCCATACCAAAACCACTGCACACCATCATAGCTTGCATATATATCATTACCTTTACTTTTGAAATATATTGGATAATCACTATTCTTCATTTTCATCACTCCAATCTACTTAAACAATGTATGCTTTCCATCTGCATCACGCTTCCATTCATAACCAGCAAATTCAAGAGCCTTTAAAGCTCCCATATAATAACTCATGTTCTGCGGTCTTGTATCTTTCATATTTGCAATTATTCACCGTTCATCTAACCATTCTTCCATTTGCCGATTAATTACTTTTGGTGTTCTCTTCATTTTAATCATTCTCCTTTCGTTGGAATCAGCTCTTTCCTTTGGAATTAAAAAAGCAGATAACATTATCTGCTATCTGCTTTAATATTCTCTATTTATTTGCTAATAAGTTTATCAATATCATCTTTGTGTAATACTATTTCTGTTCCTGGTTCTGTTTCAAAAACTTCTTTGTTTCCTTCTGAACCAATATATATAACTGTCTGTTGTTTTTCCATCCGTTTGCATGTCCTGCCAACTCTAACAGTATTTGTATATGTGTATTTATTTCCTTTTATCAATTCCACATAATCAACTCCAATCTATATCTTGTAATATTACTATGTCATCACATTGTCAGCAACGTTCAGGATACATTCTGCTTGTGTTAAAATTCCTTTAACTCCTGCTATCTGATAATTTCCATTCCGTAAAGTATTTATGACACTTCTAAACTCTTCCGTTGCTATTTCGTCACATTCCTTCTTGATTTCTGCAACACAATGTTCGCTACAATAAATCGTCATGTTCTTAAATGCTTTTCCTTTATACTCACAATTCTTTTTTCTGCAATTCCTACAGTTTTTCATATTGTCACCTCCATATTATATCATACCGGCAAGCTACTTTCCATTAGATTCCGCTTGCCTTTGCGGTAGTTGAAATTACAATTTCCTTTGATTTATAATTTAATCAATCTATCAGCACACCAATTTTTTAACATCGCTTTATATGCATCTACATAATGTTTAGGACTTCTCCATACACTTTCTCTATGACTTCTTCCGTCATATGTATTAGAAACGCTTATCCATCCACGATTTCCATAAGATTTTCCATACTGTTCTGCTTTAGTCAATGTATCAGTAGTAATTTCATACAAAGTATCATCATTACAACGACAACCAGAACCAAAGTCTCTTGATGGTTCATACTCATAAGTAATATTGAATCCACCAAAATCTCCATTATCCACATATAACCATGAATTATTCGGAGTAATAATATATAACCATGCACTTGCGTCTTTGTTATACAAGAAACATCTGAAGCCCTGTGGTTTAATTTCTCTTGCGAGTTCCTTATAAAATTCAATTTCATGTTCTTTATTCATACTAATCACCAATCCTTTCTCTCCATTTCTTAATTCGTACAGGATAATTTACGTTTTCTCTGTATGTTTTTAACTGTGCTTTTGCATCTGTTCTATCTTCACAATTACACTCAATATCCCATCCATAACCACAATTTCCTTCGATTGCATAACAATCTTTGGTCTTTCTTTTATAAGCCATATCTTATTCCTCCGTTTCTGTTTCGTGCCACTTCAATCCTCTTGCCTTATATAATGGAATCCAATGACTTTCATAAAAATCATAACCAGCTCCATCAATTCCAAAGAAGTAACCAAACTCTTTACTTTCATAAATTCTAAATCCGCACTGTGACATCAGCTCAATTCCGTTATCTTCTTCTAACCACCAATCATCACAACTATCTCCAAAGCTCCACATTGTTCCCCACATTGGAAGATAATCACCATGATTAACTTCAAAATCGCCATTTTCACATCTGATTTCTTCTCCGTTGTCAAGTGAGATAATATATTCTTCCGTTTCTTCGTCAATGTCTGTAATTTCTCCATAGTCTCCATTATCGAATACATATACTCTGTCATATTTACTTGGTTTTGTAAGTTCTGTCCAATCATCAGGATGATCTTGGAATAACCGTGAAATCATTCCCTGTGGAATTGCATTCATTTCATGTACCCATGCTTCAGTTGCTTCTTTAATTGTTTTAAATCTACTCATAATTCGTTTCCTCTCTTTCTTGTAATAAAATAGACAGCTAGGTATTTATTCTCCTAACTGTCTTTGCGGTTGCATTATTTTATTATTTCCATATTTCTATCACATCTTTAAAACGTTCTATTCCATTTTCATCTTTATAAGATTGAAGTTTAATATATTTCATCCCATGAAATTTGTGAATTTTTACGCTAACTCCATCACAAGACGGATAAAATGAAATGACTTCATGTTTGAATAAATCATTGACACCATATGGTGTATTAATTTCATTACTACCATCTACATCATAATGAGCATTTGCATAAGCTAAAATATTATTATTGATTCCGTCCACATAAACTGTAAAACTCCAATGTGTATATTTATCACTTTTCTTTTCCATTAAATTATACAATTCTTCTACAATCATTTTAAATCAGCCTCCAATCATACCAAGAAATCTTAGTTTCTTCATACTGTAAAGCTGTACAGATTCTTTTCTTGATTAGCCTTACTTTCCAATATTCCTTTTATTTTCTGCCAGTCCTGTATAACCTCTTCAGCATTACCTATAACAGTATTCTTAAAATATGGAGGTTCATGATTTGGATGGAAAATATAATCATCATATGCCCAACCATGACTTCCCTTTGCAATATATGCAACTCCATCTTTTGTTACACCAAATGCAATTTTGTAATATACTTCGTGTTTCCATTCAAAAAATACACCATTAGTAAATACTCCTGTATAATTTTCTTTTACATATTCTGAAATTTTATTCCACGCTGACAAAATCGCCGTCTCTCTTTTGTTTAATGTATCATTGTTTTCTCGCCAAAATCTCATAATGCTTCCTCCAATCTGCCTTTGAAATGCGAATTTATTTACCATCCTGGTGTTTGTAATTTCAATACGTCCTTCATGGCAAGTTCCATTCGTTCAATCTTACTCTGCATTTCCACTAACTTCACCTGCATATATGCTTCTTTTTGTGTTTCAAAAAAGCCTTCATAAGCAAAGTCTTTGAGATTAGATAACAGGTCATCTGCACCAAATTCTTTTATTGCATAGTCAGAAAACACTCCCTGAGACAATGCATAATTATTTCCGTATTTCTTTTTTTCATCAGGGTTTAATTCGTAAATTCCCCAACTATTTCCTAATAATTCATTCTTTTTAATTTCCTGTACTAATTTCATTTCTTACCTTCCTTTCCAATCCAAAGAAATAGGTGTTAGTCCTCTTTTATTCTCTGTGCCTCTGTAATAATTTCATCTAACTTTTTATAAACATCTTTGCCATAACCTGGATGTTCATGTTCAAAATCTAAATGTTTTAACCAGTCCTTAATTGTTTTTGCGTTCTCTTCAATAATACTCATTCCGTTTCTCCTTTCTAATCTATAGGAAACACGCATTTATTTACTTTTCATAAGCTCTTGTATTCCAATAATCAATAGTTTTTTCTATCGGATTTTTAGCTTTATTAGTAAAATTCTTATATCCACTTAGCCCACAATCAGCACATTGTATCTTTACGGAAAACATCAAATCATAATTCGGTTCGTCCATATAAATCCTTTTTGAGCCACACATCGGACATGGTTTTGCCTTACTTGATATATCTCTTGTCATATAATCACCTTTCCTTATGAAATATCCATTTATTCTCTTTTATTTTCTTTTCCGTTTTCTGTTACAATGTTTCCCTGCGTGGCGACACTGAAAATCATATACTGCTTTTCTGTTCTTTTTCTGCACTACATTCTCTAACGCCATACGTTTAACCTGTTCATAATCTGGATTCATAAGATAACCATCCTTTCTTTCTGCTTCATAGTGTTCTATTAATATATCTATTTATATCTCCATTCCGCATGTTTTCTGCTAACTACCTCTCAATGATAATTTTTGAATTATCTATATTTTCTTCTTTGACGGCAACAGGTAAAATAATAGCCTCTCCGATATCTGTTTTAATATGAAGAGGTGCTTTCTTCCCTAAATATATGACCTCTGCAATATTTCCATCATCAATGATAGAGAATGCTTTGTCTATCAATCCAATCTTAAAAAATGTTTCTTTGTATTTTAGTAAATACTGAAAATTTTCATTATTACCTGTTTCTTTTTTCAAGTATTTATATCCTTTGCTTTTTGCTTCTGCCAATAGATCATTGATGCTTAAATTTTCGCTCTCTGCTTTATATTTTCCAATATCAAATATACTTACAATATTTAAATAATCGTTACATGTTTCCATTGTTCCAATGCCTTCTGTGGTTAATACCGCACAATATGTATCACAAAAAGCATTATATTTTTCCCCATTGTATGAAATATTTGTTCCTGGTTTATTCATAAATTCTCTAGTATCTTTCGATTTTCCGGCAAAGTATCTTTTCATCGCTGCATAGCGTTTTTTACTCGTTCCATGTCCTGTTAATGTGTTTGCGTATATCTCGCTAGATAAAAGCTGTTTCAATTCTTCTATCTCTCCATTGTTTAACATTTCCAATATTTTTGTATTTTTCATAAGATCAACTTCCTTTCTATAAGTTTTTCAATAATAAAAAGTGTATTCTCTCCGCTTCCTCTGTTGTATTTGAAAAGATCACTTTTTCAGGCTGCCCATATTTTCCAAAAATCTCTGATATATAACCGCCGTTGCAATAGTATGTTGATACCATATGATTATTTTTAATATTACGATAAAATTTTCCCATATTATGACCTCCTCTATTCTTCTATTAATGATAATTTCCAGCATTTCCACAGACACGCCAGAGCACATAAGCAGCAATTTATCGGGATATAGTACCAATTCCCTTCTAGTAAAAATTTCATGCCTATACATAAAAATGGTAACATAATAAACATATAATTACTTTTTACCATGTTGATGATCTGCTTTTTTATTCTCTCTTTCCGCTTCATTTTTCGGCGTGCTTCTCTCTTTTTGTAAATATGTACCGCTTCATTATATGTATATAATCGAATTGTATTTGTATTTTCCATCTTTCCATTTCTCCTGTTTGCTTTAAGCTATCTTCTCAATTCTTCCAGTTCTGCAATTCTCAAAAATTCCATCCGATAATTGACTATCTAATATAGATATACAGTCACTTTCTGTTTCTGATGTAATAGACAAAATAGTATATTGGTTTGATCCTGTATGATCTGCATTTAAAACATGCACTAAACTATTTTCTAATGTTATCGTATAAGATTTATTAAAACTTTCTTTCTGCCGATGTCCATCTATTCCATATATTTTGTATATTTTTGTTACCATTTTTTGTACCTCCTATAATTTGTATTTATTCAATGACAAGCTGCCTTTATGAATAAATTCTTCTAATAATTCTATTGCCTGACTTTCCAATAATTGTGTAGTGTATACACAAGTGCTTAAAAAAGATCTAATTGTTTGTGCGGTTAGATCATTTTCTTTATTTGCTGCTATTAACATTTTTCTTGTAATTTTTTCACATTGTATAGCGTTCATATGTCATACCTCCTATAATTCTTCTATGTTTTCCTCTTCTATTGCTTCACCAATTGCCTGATTTAAAAGGTAGCATCGAATAGAACAATCTATTGCTTCATAATTATCAGCACACCACCAGTTCATTACCTGATCTTTGCAACCAAATTCTTCAGCCATTTCTACAACTAATTCTTTGTTATCATCAACATATTTTTTTGCCTTTGCTCTGTTACAAGTGTATGATCCGCTTGCATTTCCTGTCACGCTATCATTGCTCCATAAATCATCATTAAGCTTTTCTTTTAATTCTTCGATATCGCCAAATTCTGAAAGATCAATATTTTCTGCTATATACTTTTTTACGTCCTCTTTTATTGCTTCTAAATAGTTATACATAATAACCAACCTCCTGTTTTTTGTTTTATTCTCTCTTTAATTCTTCTTATATTACTTCGATGCAGCTCACCCGCCATTCTGGATGATTTGCGAGAATTTCATTAATAGTTCGATCTGTCATACCTTCGCACCAGTATTTTACTTCGTTATATTCATTGACTATTGCACTTTTATACATATATAAATCCCTCCTTATAGATTGTATTTTCTGCTATCAACCAAAACGATCAAACCGCATATGATACAGTTCAACCGCTTTATTATCGAATCGTCAGAAAAATTTATTAAGTATTCACACAAACAAAAAAAGAAAGATCAATATTTTTTTCAACTCATGATACTTCTATTAATCTCTCTTTATGCGGTGTTACGGACAGGGAAAAGAATCATTTATAAACGCTTCTACTACTTGCTGCCAGTCCAGGTCTTACACTTTTGCCCGATTAATTTATAAATCAAAATCTTATATACCGTATAGGTTGCATTTTTGTTTGTGTTGTATAATTAATAAAAAATTGTTTTGCTCAAAATTTGTTTAGCGTGATCAACTCACCTGTTCGTTTTTTTCTAATAGGTTTATTAATCTGCAATGCTGCAATCCCTATCGTTTCACGATGCCAACTGTTAGTTTACCGTGGTTACTTCCAAGTAGTAACAACTCATTTAGTTGTTATCTACCTTGTAATTTTAGAAGGTTAGCGGTTAGCCCCTGTTTTGCTAATCGGTTTATATATGAAAACTTATGTTTCATTTTCTAAATTTATTATACCTTATTTTTGTTTACTTGTCAATACATTTGTTTCATTTTCTAAACTTTTATTTGAATTTTATCGGTTCATGTGATATACTATCAAAAAAAATATAGAGGTGGTAAAAATGGCAATTAGATTTTATAAATTCTATGATTATATGTCACGCAATGATATAAGTAAAACCGATGTAAAAAATACTTTGGGTATATCGTCGGCAACGTCTGCAAGGCTTTTTAATAATGAAAACGTGTCATTACAAGTTGTTAATGATATTTGTAAATATTATAAATTACAGCCAGCGGATATCATGGAATTTATACCAGATCCAGAAAATTAAAAGTATTGATTTTCAAAGTGCTAGAAATGGCAAGTTGTAATTGAATACCACGGCTTGACCGCTTGCCTGTATGTATTATTTTGAAATGTTAATAATGATTCATCAGGAAACCTTTAAAATATGTATAGTGCGGATGATCTAGCGGTTATGGCGTAAAGTGTGCCTGTATTATCGCCTTTAAGTAATTTACCATTCAAACCATATATACCGGATGCATAACCGACTTGTGACAGGTAACTTTCTTTTTCTATGATCTCTTTGTATGTGTTATTATTGCCCTTTGTAAGATCAACGGCTAAACCGTTGCTTATCAGGCTTTTCAGCTGCTTAAGTGTATATTTTTTCATATGTCATACCTCCTATTTATTAATGATCTGGAAGCCTTCGTGCTCGGCTTTGCGAATTTGGTTAATTGTCATTCGAGTTGTGGCGATGTACTCACCGTTTAATTTTATCGTTACTAACATATAGAACAACCTCCTTTTATGTGGCAACTTGTCTAGCCTTGCTAGGCATTGCTTACCTTTATCTTATGTATTAATTATAAGGTAAAACGCCTTATTTGTCAAGTGTTTTATAAATTATTTTAACTTATTTTTAAATGTATTTACATTATTTAAACGGTATTTTATTATAATTGTTTGACTTTTTACCTTGCTTGTGATAAATTACATTATAAAAAAGAAAGGAAATATAAAAGAATATGTTTATATACGATAACCCCGGACAAATGAAAAAAGAAATAAAAAAAAGTATAACCGATAACGATATGACAGCAAAAGAAATATGTGATAAATTAGATATGTTGCCACAGACATACCAGACGCTAATTAATAAAAAAAATTTTAGTTTTGTTGATATGAAAAAAATTTGTAATGCTATGGGCTGTGATCTAGTTATAGATATAGTGAAAAGATCATAGATGGATCATGCATAGATCCATAGATCATATGCTCACATTTTTATATTGTGTGACAGTTTATTGAATTGTGTATAATTTTGACACAATTTATATTATTGTATATACTATTTATTATATTATGTGTTTATTGTGTACAATATAATATATTGTGTATACAATTATTTATTTTATTTTTAATTGTGTGTGCTATTTATAGAATTGTGTGTGCGGTATGAGCAGTTTTGTGCAATGTTTTAATTGTGTGTTATTTTAATATAATTGTTTGAATTGTATATACAATTTAAAAATTACCATATAATTATAGATGGTTTTTGCCGAACTGGTAAAAGATCATATAAATAGATCATACCAGATCATGTCAGGTACAGTTATTAGAATGCTGCGGAAAAATGAGAAAATACCGTGATTTTACGGTATTAAAATCTAGTAGGTATGTTTACATCTTTAAAGTTAGAGCAGAGCGAGGAAAAGCGTGTATCTGTTCTATTCACACGAAACTCTTAAAAATCCCAAGTATATCCATCATTTTTACCACTCTCCCATTCCTATTACCAAAAATCACCCACTTCGATATTGAGTTCGACAAACCTCTTGTAAATCAATCAATTTTAACCATTTCTATAATATGTAAAATAACCAATCTTGCTATCAAACACTCAATTCAGCCAAGAAAATTAAGCAATCTACGAACATAATATAAATCAAGTCGAATATCACTCAATGTACCAAAATAAAAATACAAATTATACCTAGTTCAAGCTTACATTCCAATAGAAAATTAACTATAATTTTAAAATCAACACCAACGCATTTCTCATCAATCACCGAACTTAATTTTTAATATATATTTTCTAATTTGCTATTCCATTTCCAATTCACTTAGAAGTAACAGATAAATACCAAGCAATGCTTATAGCAATATGATCTCATAATTAATCTGCCAGTGATAAACAAGGATATAAAACACCAGTTATGAAAAAAGATCAATGACATGTGGATTATAATTACAATGCATATCAAGAAAATAGAAAATCCAGAACAGATATTTACCTATATGAGTAGGTAATGCACATATTAAAACATATTAAAATTAAAGGCAGATGATTAACTTCATCTATCTTATTTTTATTTAAAACATAATTACTTGACTAATTCGTATCAAATCGACACAAAAATCAATTTTATCTTCTACCCTACCAATCTATCAACAAAGATATAAAAATAGAAATTTACCCTCAAAATGATCGATTTAGTTCCCATAACTTCATATAAAGAATGTAATGACATACGCCAGTATAAAAATAGTCCCTTTGATAAGGGACGGTATTTTCGCAGCGTAGCAAGAAAATAATTTTGGAATAGACCATATCAATTACTAAATATATGTCAACACAAACAGAGAATAAAAATAAGAAAGATTAATCAACAGAAAGGAACATAATACTATGTCAACATTTAAAACACAGTTACCTACATATTTTGAAACACAAACATTAAATTTAACACCATTAACAGTATTAACTGGTTGTAACAATACTGGTAAAACAACAATTCTACAACAATGTCGATCACAATACTCTTCAGCACAATATTTTAAATGGAAAGAATGCTCTATTGCTTTGGCAGATATAGAACATAATATTACGATCAATAGTGTAGTTATATTAGAGCAGCCAGAATGTGCATTACATCCTATTCTACAATTAGAGATAGCCGACAAAATAATTGAATTAATGAACCGATCACAGATAACAATAGTTGAAACCCACAGTGATCATATTATAAACAGGCTTACTAGAAGATATATTGAAGGTGTAGTTACTGATGAAGATATGACAATCTATCATTTAATAAAAGAAAACTCAAAGACTAAAATAGATCATGTTCCTATAGATAAAGAAAAAGGAATTTATTACGAGAAGCCAAGTTTCTTTTATCAAATCATAGAAGAAACCGAAGCAATTCTTCAGGCAGGTTACAATAATTATATTAATAGATGTGTAGAAATAGAGAATAAATAACTATCAATTATTAAGGAGGACATAAAAATGGATAATAAAACAATGACAGATATAATTCTAATTTGCAAAGGATACTATGATAAATCTAAAAATGAAACAAAATTAGACGCACTTAGTTCATATTACAATTCATGTTACAGAAGAGGAAATATTCAAGTTTCATTACTTCCAATAGAATTTATATTTAAGGTATACATAAAACCAACAGTATTAGAAGCAATCAAAAGAGATTCATCATTAGCAATGTATCTCTTTCAACCAACAGTGTTAGAATCTTACAAAGAGAATAGCCGTAAATTAAAATCAACAACAGAAATAATGTACTACAGATGTATCACTCTAATACAAATGATAAAACCTAGTACATTTAATTTACCATTACCAGATGAAGATAATCCAATTATTATAATCTAATCACTATCCTATCCATAGGAAATTACTGAATTCACAACAAGATTTTAATACCAAATAAAAAATCTATTATACAACCAATTTATCATCGAAAGGAATAATTATGAACAATTTTGATCAAGAAATATCAAAGTACAAGAAGAATACAGGAAGCAATATTTCTAAGATTGAGAAGAAATCAAACCACAAGCATCAATATGAGGAATGTATTATAAGATATAAGTTTTCTTTTATGGGAAAGAATAATCTTCATACAGAATTAAGTAGCTACTGTTCTATTTGTGGAAAAATAGGTGATAGATTTAGCAAAGAGAAAAGTATTGTAGAAGAAAAAACTATTCATAAGCAGTTACCTAATGGAATAAAATATCTAACTCATATGTCTGGTAAAGAAATATATGAACAATATTATAACATATTACCTGTATTCAATGCTGAGTTTAATGATAAATATATAGATCTTAATCAAAAAGAAAATGATTAATGATAAGAGAATAAATATTATGAAATATACTAAAAGGATGGAACAAGTAAATGAATATTATGAATAAAGTTGAAGAAATTCAATTAATGAGAAAATCTTTTATTGAGTGGGAAACAAATTCTTCGCAAGAAAGTAAAGATAAATTCAATGAATTAAAAATACAACTTGAACAAGCATTTAATAACATTCAAAAAAATAAAAATAAAGAGTAATTTATGAACGTAGTGAATAAATTACGAATAGTCTGTCTTTTTAATAATGTTATATATCTTCTTTCAGTTCGGCAAAGTAGGTTTTATCCCCTATCAATTTTAAAAATAAAACAAACAAGTGGGGGTTCAGACCCACTTTACTGAACGCTCGTAAATTTATCTTCTGCCTCATGTCAAATAGAGAATAAATAAATATCACATATAAAGGAGGAATTTTTATTGCAACAGAAAACAGAATACTTTACTCGTTTTCCAAATAACTATATTCAGGGAAACATTAAAACTAAATATGGCGTTAGTCGTAAATTCTATATTACTTATATCCTTATTGATAAATATAGGTCTTACGAAGACTATAGCTGGATTACTCTTAGAAAAGTTTTAAATTTTTACGGATACAAGACACACAAACGTAGACCGAAAGCTGTTCAAGAAATTCTTGATGTACTGGAATATATGATTAACAACAAAATGATTGAAGTTCAACAGGATCTTGATACGCTTGGATATGATACTGGAATTGAAATTAAAATCATTCCTGAAAATTTTGATGTTGTTGATAAGTTCTCAAAGATCACATCTTCTCAACTTGATTTTATTATGATGAGTGAATCAAGTATCAATAAAGAGAATATACTAATGGCTTTTCTTTATATCAATTCATATATCTTCATTCGTCCTAAAAATAAAGATAATGAAGAATCTATGTATAATCCTGAAACTAAACCAGAAGCTTTTTGGCGAAGTATAGAATCTATGTCTAAAGAACTTTCTATGTCAAAAGATACAATTAATCAATGTATTCAATATCTTACTTCTTCAATTGGTGACAAAGAATCACTTCTAATCAAAAAAGAAGTTGGTAGTGTTCAACCTAATTCAAAGAAACCACCGCAAAATGTACCAAATATATATGTACTTAACAAAGAAGGATATGAGCAAGAAATTGAATGGGCTATTGCTAAAATGTTGGAAATTTATAATGTAGACTCATTTGGAGAAATTAAAAATGGTAATAAGTCGTAAATAAAACAGAGAATAAACATATGACACAAATTAACGCAACACTATAAAAGGAGCGATGCGAATGAAAAAATATTTAACAGAGAAAGGAAACAAAAAAAACATATGAATTATACTACACCAAAAATTTATGTAGATCCATCAGAATATAGAGGGCTAATCTACGAATCAGATTTTGACACTACTAACGCTACTTCCCATAATATTGCAGCGAGAATTGAATCAGATATGCGATTCAATCAATCATGCCGTTTAGGGAAAGTTTACGATCAATATACATATAAGAGAGGTATTAAAAATGCTTAGATACGAAAATATGGGAACAATTTGCATAAAAATTGACTTACATAATAGGAATTATTCAGTTGTTGCTATTGCCAAATGGAATAAAGAGACAGAAAAATATATGACTACATTATATTTAAAAGAAAATAGTGTAGAGCTGCTTGATCTCATGGAAAAATATAAAGATGTCGAATTTGCTTCAGACTCCTCTTCTATCCGTAATGATATATTACAGGAAGTATCGAAATTAAATGATCACGATTCATTCAAATATTACATGGATCGCTACGATCTTGAACAAAAATGTTTCGATAGAGGCTTGGAAATTGTTACTAGAGAGGAATTAAATAAATGAATATTATGAACTGTACATGTGAGTATTGCGGACAACTTCATCATATTCCAGGATGCCCTAATTATAAAGAATATAAAAGCAATGTTATATGTGCCGAATGTGGCGAAGAAATTTGCATTGGAGACAAATATGTGCGAAATGATGTTGGACAATATGCTCATGTAGATTGTTTTGATAGAACTAAAGATATGGCTATTTTTCTAGGCTATAGGATTTATGAAATGACGGAGGACGATTATGGAGAATAAATATAATAGCGAAGATTTGTATAATATGGCAGCGACTCTTCCTCTATCAGAGTGTCCGATGAGTAATATGGTTGATTGTACTGGTTGTGAATCTTTGCATGTGTGTTATGAAGAGAATAATCCGATAAATGATGAATGCAAGGAGGAATTTTAAATGAATAAACAATCTGATGATAAAGAATATACGAAAGAATTAACAATGAAATTAATAACAGAACATTTATCTGCGTGTGAAATGGGTATTAATTTTTATTGTATTAGATGCTTTAACATAAATCATTGTAAGCGATTAGCTTTAAAAAAATTGGCTATTGAACTTGTTTATGATATAGATCAGTGGATATTGGAACAATTAAATACGGAGGTATAACTATTTGAATAATACGGGAGTTTACATACCATCATCTATGGATTCAAAACATATTTATTCTGATTCAATATATAATCACTTCTTTCCTATGATTAATAAATATAAAATGCGTCAGAAATATAACTATTGTGATGGATATAATAAATATTACAAAACGTCTTAAGCATATTCTAATGATGCTTTCCCAGAACTTTATAAATAAGAGGTGATTTACATAAAAAAAGTACAATATACATTGGTTAAAATACCAATAAGAGAACTTATTGATGGAGATTTTAACATTCAGATTAATAGAGATACAGAAATCAAAAAAGAATATCTTATCAAACAAGGTGACTCTCCTTTATTTGATCAGATTCAGAGACTTCGTGGCGAATCATCATCTCATATAAATGAACTTATGTTAGTTGTAGCAAAGAAAAATCCAAAACAGGAAGAATCTCTTAGAAAAATTCTAAATGATGGATTCACATATAATGGAATCCACTATTCTCGTTTTGGTAAATCAGCTTCACAAGGTAAAGATGGAATAACTGCATTTGTATGTGATGAAATTTTTGATGAGTTATATTTGATTACTCAGATGGATATTAAAATTGATGAGTGTGTTATTTCTAAATATGAAGCTCAGAGATGTTTACCATTTAGTTCATGTACTCTTATCAAAGATTACATGCCTAATATTGTGATTATCGGTGAGTATGAAAAAACATTGAAAAATCAGCTTATCAAATATGTAGTTGAAAAAGAAAAAGAATTTGTTGATGAAAGCACTGGAAAGAAAAAGAAATATAAGACTAGAGAAATTGAAGAAGGATTAAAAGATATTGGATTATCACCTTTTGACGGATGTGGTTGTCATGAAGAAAACTTTATGAATACTGTAAGTGAACAGCTTGGATTAGACTATAAAGTTATTGGAACACAGGTGCGTTTGCCATTTATTAAAGGATATTCTGTGTATGTACCATTTAAACAAATTCTTAAAGAATGGGGCTATACTACTATCACTGACATCTATGGTCATGTTCATAATGTTGATGATATAGATTGTATTTGGAATATTTCGATGTTTAAAGGACACAAGATTTTTAAAGCAACTTATGGTGAAAACGCATGGATTGAATATATGAATACTGTCAGAAAGTATGAATTTAAACTTGGAATCAGTAAATACAGTCATCATATTAAGCATTTAAATAAATATACACGAATGAATTTTCAGTATTTACAATGTCTGGATCTTTGGAATGATAAATATGTCAAATGTTATATAGATAAAACAAAAAAGGACTACAACATATTAGATTCTAAGAATGATGGAAAAATCATTAAGCTTGCAAAATATACCACTAATATGTATGAAAAAATTATTAAAGGTGATAAATTTTATACATATAAATTCATGGGAATTACCGACACAGAAGATTATGAGCCAGAAAGTAAATATCTTGAAGCTGCATTGGTAAATGATGTTATGCTTAAAGATCCTGCTGTTAAGCAATTTATTTATAGAAAACTCAAGAAATCCATTGATGAAGCGAAGGTAGGTAAAATTTATTGTTCAGGTTTTTATCATACCGGTGTTGGTGATATGATTGGTTATCTTCAGTATGCCGTTGGTGAAGAACCAGTTGGTTGTCTTGGAGAAAGAGAATTATATACAGCAAATTTTGAACCAGGATATTGCTGTTCATTCCGTTCTCCGCTTGTTGATCCATCAGAAGTAAATAAGATCAAGATTGTACGAAATGATATTCTTACAAAATGGTTTGAATATTTTAAAGACCAAGATGTCGTAATGTTTAATATGTATGATGTATCAGCTCCACAGCAAGGCGGTGCAGATTTTGATGGGGATATTTTCTATTTAAGCAATGATCCTATTATCATTGATTCAAAAATAGACAAGCATATCATACTTGATATTGAAGACAAAGTAACTGCTCAGTCAAAACCATATACAAAAGAGAATCTTATTGAGTATGAAGTAATGACAAGAGATAATCGTATTGGTGAAATTACTAATGTTGCCACAAGTATAGAGAATAAATATACAACTAATCCAGATATTCAAAAATTATATTCTGATTACTCTTCTCTTCTAAGAATTTTTCAGGGCAAAGAAATCGATTTTCTTAAAACGGGATTTAGATGGCATATGAATTCAGGTCTTAGAAAGCATCTCAAACAACTTCCATATTTCTTACTCCACAATTATCCTAAAAAAATGAAATCCTATATGAATATAATCAAGAAGAACAAAGATGCTTCTGATGAGGAGAAAGAATATCTTAATGCATATCACTCTCCTTCTCCTATGAATGAATTGTGTGACTATATTGAGACTTGGGAGAAGAAAAATATCTTATGGGATAATAAGGTAGACTTGGTTGATACAAGATGCTTGATTATTGATAATGATTTGGACTTGTCTGATAGAAAAGTGAGAAAAATATGCAGAAAATATATTAATAAATATGCTGCTTTTATACATGATCATTATAGTGATAATAATAAAGTCACGTCAAGTTCTGACGTATATAGGAACGAAGTTAATTTTTCTATCATTATAGATGATTTTAAGGAAAAAATACTAAACGAATTAAAAATGCAAGAAAATATTATAGCGAATTATATCATTAGCGTGTCTTATTCTTCTGTTTCTATTAGTAAATCTCTTGCGTGGTCTGCGTATGGCGATTATATCATCGAAAATCTAAAAAACAATACAAATCCAAAGAGAAATATTTCTATAAGGGAAGTTCCTTACAAGACAGATGATTCATACGAATATCTTGGGAAATACTATGAATTTGAGGTAGGTGATACATATTTACGACTGTAATGAAACATTTCTATATGAAATTATAGAAGATTACAAAGAAGCAGTGAATAATGAGGTAAAGGACGAGATATTTAACTCGTTCTGTTCCTCAATATGGGCTTCTGATAATAAAAGACGTACATATATTAAAACAATTCATTTTAAAGTCAGAAAGGATTTACTTAACACAGAACTTGGACGAGTATTTGATACATGGTCAGGAATTGAATACAGATATTACAAGTCAATGACTAAAGATGAAAATTGGTGTTCTATTATCAGACAGAAAATCAATAATATTTATACACGATATTTTGATAAAGAAGTAATTCTCAATAAGGAGTACATGGATTTATTAAAGAAGCCAAAACTAATGTACTTCGATTGGTTGTCTGGAACTGAGATGGATGCAGATACAGTTACGGATCTTATTGATGATACGATTGACAAAGCTGAAAAGCTTAAACAACGTTTTCAAATGGAGAAAATGACATTATCTTGGAATGAGTATAAAAAGGTTGTTGAAGGATTTTTGAGAAGATGCTTTGATAATTGCAAACTGATTGGGGAATACGAAGATAAGACTCAGATTGTAAATAACTATGATTTTATTACTGAAGACCATTTTTACATAAAATATATATGTGAAAGGTTAAATGGCAACATAAAAGACTATCAAAAAAAATATTATGGTCTAAAATACAGTTCACGAAAAGGTTATTCTCGTTGTAAACGTTGTGGTGGAATTATTGAAAAAACGGGAAACAAACGATTGTATTGTTGTGATTGTGCTCTCATAAAAAAGAAAGAATCTAATAGAAAAGCAGATAAAAAGTATAAAAATAAGATGCGAGAAAATAGAAAATCCGACTTTTTCCTTATAAAATAAGGTTTTATTGGTGTTTTTGTGTAGCTATATATCACTAATGGAAAACAATGAAATCAGCTTTTTCTTAGCTGATAAACAGAGAATATATAATTGTCGAGAGACATTATAATATTTCGTCTAACATATAGCTATAAATCATTGCTGTGACGCTATGTGAAAAACTTGTATGTGGTGCGCCAAACCAGTTAAGTACAGCAAGCGAAACTGTACCATATACATTCTGTGGAAGATATATAGGAATCAAACCTACGGGGAACGATTCGAGGCGTTTTCAAGCAGAATAAAACATATCATGATTTCTTTGGCGGTAGTTGTACTTTCTTTCTGAAGGCACGACTACTGCTATCTTTGGGAATTAGTTCAGTTTGGTAGAACGCATGATTTGGGTTCATGAGGTCACGAGTTCGAATCTCGTATTTCCATTTGCGGTAAGGTGTAAAGGTGCATGTTGGGTTCATACCCCAAAGGGTCTGTTCGAGTCAGAGTCACGCTACTCTTCCACTTTTCTTCACTTGTGGATGAAACTAAAACAGGAAGGTGGTTTTTACAATCGCAAGAAAAGCGAAACTAAAAGATGATGGAATCTTATTTTGTGGTAATAATGCAAAAGATGTTACTGGATCAATGATTTATATAAGATTTGCAAATAAACAAATTTTACTTGAATGTGGCTTATTACAGGATAATTCATATTTGGCAGCTTATAAAGCAAATTCAGAAAAATTTAAATTCAAGCCTGATGAACTGGATTACGTGTTTGTTGGACATTCGCACATTGATCATATCGGATTATTGCCCCGTCTTATCAAAGAAGGATTTCATGGAAAAATAATTATGACATATCCATCTTCGGTTATGTCGAAATATTTATTACTTAATTGTGCTTTTATTGTAAATGATGAGGCACGAGTTTTATCAAAAAGGTATAATAGAGAATACGAACCACTATATACTGAAGAATACGTATATAAAACACTGGACTATATTCATGTATATAATGAGTATAATCATGTTTACAAATTAGATGATGTGGTTAGTTTTCAATGGTTTAAAAATTCTCACTGTGTAGGAGCTGCACAGTTACAGCTTATTTTAAATGATGGAATAAAAACAAAGAAAATTCTATATACTTCTGACATTGGAGCGTTAAATACTAAAAATCATTATGTTGAAAATACAGAAATTCCAACTACATTTTCTGATATATCAATAATGGAGTCAACTTACGGTTTAAATACTAGGACTACTAAGAAAACTCGTGAATTCGATATTGAACATTTGCGAGTTGCTATAGAAACCGTACTGGAAAGGCAAGGTTCTATTATTCTTCCAGCGTTTTCATTTGCACGATCTCAGGAATTATTGACAACACTATATCTCCTATTTGGAGAAAATGAAGATTTTAAAACAGATATAGTTGTTGACTCAATGCTAACCTGTGATATATGTCAAGCTTACGAAGATGTTCTTGACTCAGATTTTTGTGAATTATGGACAAAAGTTTATAATTGGAAAAATGTAAAATATGTGCGTGAAAAGGTAGAATCGAAGGCATGGGCAAATGATCCTATACCTAAAATTGTAATCTCAAGTAGTGGTTTTTGCACAAATGGGAGGATATTATCTTATCTTGATAAGTATTTACGTGATATCAATTCTATGATTTGTTTCTCTGGATTTGTAGGAACAGATGATTCTTATTTGTCATATAGAATAAAAAATGGCAAAGCCCATAAAACAATCAATATAAATAAAGTTCCTGTCCCTAATAGAGCAGATTGTATAACGATGAGCACGTTCAGTTCCCATGCTAATTTTGATGATTTATTAAAATTTGGCAGTAACTTGAATACAAATCAGCTTGTTTTGGTACATGGGGCTACAGAAGCAAAAAATTGTTTAAAAGAACATTTACGAGAAGAAATATCTAAAAATGATAAGTGTTATAAAGTGAAGTGTTCTGAAAAGGACATGATTATACCTTTATAGGAAAATATTCTAAAATTGGAGGCTAAATGCCTATGAATAAAAAGAAACTTGCGACAAGTTATTTGAATATTTCAATTCCACAGGATGTTGAGAATATGCAATTACCAAATCCAGAGCTTCTTACTTTTTATAGAAATTACGAAGATAGGATTTTATGGATTGATGATGAGATTAATGATTATTCAATAGAATATGCTAAATATATTATGCAGTGGAACAAAGATGATAAAGATGCTGGCATTAAAAAAGAAGATAGAAAACCAATTAAACTGTTGTTCTTTTCGCCAGGCGGTGACTTAAATGTGAATAATATGTTGGTTGATACTATTGCTTTATCTGAAACAAAGGTAATTGGTATAAACTGTGGCATGGCTGCAAGTGCAGCTTGTTTCATATATCTTTCATGTCATGAAAGATATACTCTCCCAAATGCCCAGTTTTTAATTCATCAGGGAGCAGGTTCATTTGAAGGAACATATGATATTGTCGTATCAGCAATTATGAATTATCAGAGAGAAATTGAGAATCTTGGAAAGTTTGTACTATCTAGGACAACTATACCCGAAGATATATTTTACGAAAATTTTGCGACAGATTGGTACTTAGATGCAAATGAGGCAATCGAATACGGATTATGTAGCAAAATTATTACAAGTTTGGATGAAATTATTTAAGGAGAGCACACTGCTCTCCTATTTTAGTTGATAAGGAGAAAAAGGAATAATGGCAGCTAGTAAATTAAAATTCACAAGAACAACTACAGACAAATTAACAGTAAAGGCAGGTACACTTTCAGAGGATTGTACTACTATTACATACACAGATGAGAATGATATGGAGCAGGAAGTAAAGGTAGCTGATCTGCTTACTTCATTTAAGAATCAGGTAATTGATTTTACTGTTGCATTAAAGACAGATGAGGAGCTGGATGTTCCGTCTGATGAAGAATAGAGAGTTGGTGAATGATTGTTTAATATTAAAAAATTCAAAGAAGAACTTTCAAAATATGGACTAACTCTTGAAACATATGACAAGATTATCACAGATATTGATTCAAAACTTGATGGTGAAAATGACTACGATTGGTCAGAAATTAAGGATAAATATAGAATTAATTGTAACTCAGACACTATTCGTAAGTCCTCTTCTACTCCATTTGGAGGTAAGATGAGAAGTGAGTATGAGAAGTATAAGGCTGGATTAAATCAGAATGTGTCTGAGAATAGTGAATTGGATGTAAAAATTCAGGAACTAAGACGAGAACGAATTAAATTACAAACAAGCAATGTAGAAAGAAATCGTCTTGATAGGTCTGAAGCACGACAAGAAATGTATTATGAATATGTTGGAAATGTAGCTCAGACTTTACCATTGCCAGATTTTCAACCAATTGAAGATAATATTCATCATGAAATCAATTATCTTGTTGGTTTAGCCGATATTCATTATGGTTCAACATATAAAAGTATTAATAATGAATATTCACCAGAGGAAGCAAAAAGACGATTTGAATATCTTACTTGCAGATTAATTCATTTTATACAAGAAAAACGCATTACAACTTTAACAGTTGTTTCGTTAGGAGATTTGATTCAAGGTGTACTTAGATTAAGTGATTTGAAAATTAATGACAGTTCTATTGTAAAGGCTACAGTAGAGATTTGCCGATTGATTGCACATATGCTTAATGAATTATCTGCTTACGTGAATATTTCATATTATCATACGCCATCTGCTAATCATACACAGATTAGAGTATTGAATGCAAAAGCGTCAGAATTAGCTGATGAAGATTTAGAATACCTTATGGGGAATTATATTAAAGATTTATGTGCCAATAACGAAAGAATCAATGTGCATTTGGCAAATGAAGGTGATGATTTTATTGAAGTATATGTACCAGGTAATGAAATTATCGCCATGCATGGTCATCAAATTAAGAATGTTGAAAATGCAGTAAGAGATATTAGCATTTTGCATAAGAAATTCTATGATACGATTTTGCTTGGACATTATCATAGTGGAAAAGAAATTCCATCTCATGAGGGAATACTTGGTGATGCTGAAGTGCTTATTAGTCCATCATTTATTGGTTCTGATCCATATAGTGACAAGTTATGCAAAGGAAGTAAGGCTTGTGTCAAGGTCTATGGTTTTGATAAATTGTTTGGGCATACTGTGACATATAAAATAATTTTGAATTAGAGGTAAAAATTTTTGGATGTAAATTTATATTGCTGCTACTCTCTTCCACTTCGTAATTATTTACGAGATAATGGAATGAAATATAAACTATGTGCTTTAAATCCAAACTCTAAACAGAGATTTTGGGTTTATGTAAAAAATGAAAAATTAGATAATCTGTTAAATAAGTGGTCAGCCAATTTAGGTTAGACCACTTTTCTAATGGAGAATAATTATGTAGAAAACTATGGAGGTAAGAATGTACGGATTTATTTATATTACAACAAATCACATAAATGGAAAACGCTATATTGGTCAAAAGAAATATGACAAACAAGGTTATCGGAAAGAATATCTTGGAAGTGGAATTATATTAGCAAAAGCAATTGAGAAATATGGAAGAGATAATTTTTCAAAAGAAATCATAGAAGAATGTGAGTCAAAAGAAAAATTGAATGATAGGGAAAAATATTGGATTTCGTATTATGATGCAGTAAATTCAGACAATTTCTATAATTTAGCTTTGGGTGGAGATGGAGGAAATACATTAGTTGGATATACAGAGGAACAATTAAGTGAGCATAGTAAGATATTATCCAAATCTCTAAAAGGGGTAATAAATCAAGGCGAAAACAACCCTAGATCAAAGAAGGTAATTTGTTTAAACAATATGCAAATTTTCAACACAACCGTAGATGCATCAAGATATGCGGAGGTTTCTGATGTCAGTATTCAGTCATGTTGCAATGGCAAAACATATACATCTGGAATTGATAAAATAACGGGTGAAAAACTTCAATGGGAATATTATAATCCTCAAAAACATTATGTTTTAAAAGAAATTAAAAGAAAAAATAACCATCCAAATACTAGAAAAGTTATTTGTTATACAACTGGTGAAATTTTTAATTCTGCAAAAGAAGCATCACAAAAATATAATATATCTGACGGTGGAATTCGTACATGTTGTAATTTTCAATATTCAACATATGGAACTTTATCTGACGGAACGAGATTGCAATGGTTTTATTATGATTATTATATATCTGAAAATTTTGATATAATAAAACATCCAATAAAAAATAAAAATTCAGATATAAAAAAATGTGTGTTTATGTATAACCTTAATGGTTGTTTTATCAAAGAATTTTCTTCCCAAAAAGAAGCTAATGAATATATTGGCAATCGTAAAAATGGTGCCGCAAGCATATTAAGATGTTGTAAAGGAGAAAGACCTACAGCATTTGGGTATATATGGAGATTTTATAAATCAGATAAAATAGAAAGTATAGATATTAAGAATAGGCTGAAAAATAAGTCAGTTTTACAGTATTCAAACGCATTGGAACTACTCAATACATTTGACAATGTTAAAGATGCATCTATGTATTTAAAAAATGATTTGAGTTGTATTAATGGAATAAGAAATTGTTGTAATAAAAATATCAAAACGGCTTATGGTTATATATGGAAATACGCATCTTAGAAATACTAATTTCACAACCATTATTTTGATTGTAAATTTGTATGTTTTTGCAATCATTTTGATGGTTTTTATTTTTTGGCTGACGAAGCCATATGTGAGGGAGCGGACTCATCGTAGCCGCTACCCTCTTTTGTTATTCGATAAATATCAGAGTGCCAAAAAATACAAAATAAAATAGTCGAAAAAGACAAAATTAGTTGAGAAAAAGGAGAAATAAAAATGAATAAGGATAATATGATTAAAGAAGTTGCAGAAAGAGCTACAGATATTTTAAATGCTGATTGTGAGGAAACAAAGTACAAGATCACCAAGAAGGAAGTTGAAGCTATCCTGTCTGGCTATGTAGCTTGTGTATTCGAGAATCTAGCAGCCAACAAGACAGAAAAGGTCGTTCTTCCTGGTATTGGTAGTTTTACAGCAAAACATGTAGATGAAAGAACTGGTACTTCAAAATTAAGAGGTGTAGAGACAAAATGGACTTCGCCAGCACATGACGAACTTGTTTTCACAATCAAGAAATCAGTTCGTACACTGGATTAATTTGAGGGGATGTGATTAACATAAAAGCAGATATTGTTGAAAGAAACTTTACAGACTATACGGAATTAGTTGTAGATATTGAAAATACATATTTTGACTCTAATATGGACAAAACATTGGATTGTGTAGAAATTATTGCAAAGTATGAAGATGCGAAGAATATCATTGCTGAGTTAGTAGAGAATGGTCACGATCTGGCTCATATTTCAGATTTCGCTCGACCAGATCATGATAATTACAATGATGAGTATCTTATTTCTTTAGATCATGAAGGTATTTGGTGTGAACCTGTTAAACGTGAAAATGGATACTTATATGTTACAGGAGTAGTTTGTTATGTAATGGATAATTGTAATTCAAAAATTATTCCACGTATCCAATCTAAGGTAGTATATGAAGTCAGTATTGGTGATGATAATTGTGATGGTGACTGTGACCACTGTGATTGCAAGGAAATTGATAAAGATTACTATTCTATCAATGGCAAGCAGGTGTCTCAGGCAGAGTTCGAGAAGAAGACAAAAGAAATTCAGAAGACTTATAATTCATTAAATGATTGGCTTGATATAGCAGACGCATTTTCAGAGATTTACAAGCGGTTAATGAACTATGAGTGTTATCTGGATAAATTAGATGAATCGTTTTGGTATTAACTAATAAGAAATATGGGAGTGTGTGGTGTATGCTACACACTCTTTTTGTATCCTCTCATAGACCACTAAAGATGTGGGGCAGACTGTAAATCTGTCGTCTTCGGATCGGCTTGGAGCATTACCAAGTGAGAGGACTTTTGATGTTTCAAAGTTTGGAAACAGAGAATAAATATATGTGTTCATGATCGGTGTCATAGCTGATTGTGGAATTTATGGAACAGTAGGTACTTGGAGTAGCTACCAAGTATATGAGAACCTATGCCTCTCTTCTACTGTTCTATTTTTAGTTATTGGCATAGGAGAAGGCATAGGTGAAAATTGTGAAAAATACAAAACAAAGAGATTTTAATATCGAGGATTACGACTATTATGTAAGGGAATATATTCAAAAAAGTGAAGAATTAGGCAACCCAATAAAATATGATTTATTGCGGAAAGAGCCATTTAACTTACCTGATGGTAGATGGTATATAAATAATTGCCCAGATAAATCAGTTAAAACTTGGGCTGATTTTGTTGATTGGTGTGGTTTTGTAGCAAAAGGTAAAACACCGTCAAAGGATAAAATGATAAAACTGATTTACAAATTACAGTCAGAAAAAGATAGAGCTTTAATGTATGATGATTTTAGAGGAAGAGGTTGTTATCATCCACCATTAGAAGCGATTAAAACTTATTGGGGAACTATTAATAATATGAAAAAGGAACTTGGATTAGAAATAATTCAAGAGTCCATGTTGGATAGAACTTTAACAAAAGATGAATTAGACCAAATGATAAAAGATATATGTAAATATGTAAAAGACGATAATAGAAATTTTATTACTACATTTGAAATAGACAGTGTTCATGAATGGTTGAATGCAGATTCTTTACAAAGAACAATTAAAAAATTTTATAATTGTAATCTGCAAACATTATTGGCAAATGAAGGAATTTCTTTAGGCAAGAGAGGTCGAGGTATCACATTTGATTTTAGTGATGGTGAACATGTTACAAGCCAATTTGAATATATATTTTCAAAATATCTTAGAGAATTTGGATTAAGATATGGAATAGATTATTTTCGAGATGTAAAATATTCATCTTTTGTCCCATCTTATCACAGAAATATGAATTGTGATTATTTAATTCATACCAAAGATAATGATATTTATATTGAAATTGCAGGTGTAATTGAGGCATATAAAAATTATTTCTTTTCAAATAGGCAGATCACAAGCAGTAAATCTAAAGAAACATATCGTAAAGACCTATCTAAGAAACAAAAAATGTTTAAAGAAAATAATATTCATTATTATATCTTATTCCCTTGTGATTTGACAAAAGATAATACATATAACATTTTAAATAATGATTCTATAGAACTCAGAAAAAGCATTGAAGCTTTTATCAAGAATAATATAGATTGGGATAAGGTGTCTAAAATAGGCGAATTAAAATATAGTGAAGAAATAAAATGGGGAAGAAACGTTATAGATTATAGTGAAGCAGTTTAGTTATTACTACTACTGCTTCTTTTTTATATGTGAAAGGAAGTGAGATTATTGAATGGTAAAATAGCAGATAAATTAGATCCAGTTACAGATGAGGAATGGGCAGAGGTTAATGAGTTTAATAGAAATATGGTTGAAGATTACCTCAGTAATCAGACTCATCTTTCACCACATAGTTTACATGCTTATAGGTCTGCATTAAAGATATTCTTCGTATGGGTTAAAAATAATCTGAATAACAAAAACTGCATAGAAATTAGAAAGAAAGAATTTCTTCGCTATATGAATTTTCTTGCTAATCGTGGACTATCTGAAGCTGCGATTAAATTTAAAAAGTCTTCTGTCAGTGCATTGAATAAATTCATCGAGAATTTCTATGATGAGGACTATCCTACGTTCCGTAATTACGTAACTGCGGAGATGCAAGTACCAAAAACAGGCAAGGTTTTCGCAAAAGAACCATTGACTCCTGATGAAATGGATCATTTATGTTCAGTATTAGCTGAACGTGAAGAATGGCAAAAATTAGCATATGTAAAGTTTACATATTCTACTGGATGCAGACATGCAGAGAGCTTACAGTTGCTCAAAGAGGTTGTCAATTATGAGCCTAAGAGAAAAATTGTAACAATTGTCGATGAGGACGGTAAAGAGCAAGAAGTAGAATCCGTATCTTATAAAACACATGAAATTCGCTGCAAGGGACGTAGTGCCGTTGGTAAGGTTAGAAAATTGCAGTTTGGACAAGATGTAATGGACGCATTAAAGAAATGGCTTGAAGTGCGTGGCGATGATGATTGCCCTTATATGTTTGTCGTAAAAACTAAAGATGGTTCAAAGGTGCGACAGATTGGATATAGTGCATTCAATGATTGGTGTATAAATGAATTTTCTGAAATTGTTGGTAGGAGAACAACTCCACATAACTTCCGAAGAAGCAGAGCAACCAATCTTGTATGTTATGACCATCGTGCATTGGAAACAGCACAGAAACTTTTGGGACACGAATCTTCCGAAACCACTCAGATGTATGTCATTCGTGAAGATACCGAGGATGCTGATGAAGCTTTTGTTTAGCACTTCGTCTAATTCAGAGAATAATAAAATATATAAAGATTAGGTTGCGCCTTTACAGGCACGTTGGATGGTGGCATTCAATAGCGTAAAACCTATGTCAACGTAAACCGACATTAATTTCCTAATCATCTTGGCATTTGCTATTCATGTAGTATTGTAAGTCCTACTTCTTTCCTACCGACATCTAGGATTATCGGTTACTCTCAACCTTCAGAAATGAGAAGATGTTCGTGCCTCTCTACGTTAATGAGAACCATTATTATGATTAAAACTGTCCACAGAGTTTTGTAAGAAATGGCAAATTGTCTTTTCTGATTTTTACAATTGGAATTTTGACGGATAAGAGTCATTAAACCCTATCAAGTGGTCTTTGTTCCGAAGACTGAAAATATGCGGAGAATGATAAAGTAAACGGTTGTTCATACACATATCATGCATTTGACGTGCTATAAGTACGAGTTAGGAATGATCAAATAATATATTATTCAGGTCACCAGCATGAAAGGATCATGCGTCTCTCCTATAGAGAGAAGATTTCGGTTCGAGTCCGTTGTGGCGTTGCAACTGGATAATATTTTCAGAGAATTTTCAATATTCTCTTTTGTCGGTCGGCTGATAATCGATTGGCAATAGATCTTATCAATCTATATAATAAGGAGAGGTTGCTTCTCTCCTATTATCATAGCGGAATGACGAGCAATGGAAGCTCACTTGGCTCATAACCAAGAGTATGCAGGTTCGAGTCCTGTTTCCGCAACTCGAAATAAAATAATAAATTTTAGAAAGGATGATATATAAATAATGACATATAAAATTTTAATTAAAAATACACAGGCAAAGCTAAAGAATCTTTGGGAGATATACGGAACTACTTCTACTACAGGTTCTACAGTTACATTTACTGAATATTCTACTGAAGATGTAAATGAATTACAGAATACAATTGCTGAACTTGATAAGACAATTGGGTTTGAGAATATTCGTGTCATTGCTGATGTGACATATAATGTTGGAGTTACTGTTGATGAGATTAAGGTAGATGCTACAGAGCCTAATCCATCTGAACCATAATATAAGTTTCGTGCGGTAAGCCTAATGTGAAAGCCTATTTTTTTGGATGCATACGAAACTTAGGCGTGTAAGCTCAACACTTACTACCGCCCTATGCCCTTTGCGGTCTTCGGACTGGTACTGTTGTAACAATAGGATACGTCCTATGCAGTTTAGATGAAAGCTCGCCATTTGAGGATGGAATGAGAAAGGCAATATCATTTTGGAATTTTATCAAATATCAATTTTCTTAACTTGAGTTGATATTTATCATAATGAGATTCCCAATCAAATTCTTTTGTATTATCTAAGATATCTTGTTTGAGATTTTCGAGTTGCTGTTTATCTGTTTTATGCTTCATTATTGGTGGCAGTTCGTTTATCTCATTTTCATAAAACAATATTGTTGCAATAATACAATGTTTGTCAGGAAATAAAGCTACTAATTCTTGTTTAGTGCCTAACACTATTTCGGTAACGGCTACTACCCTATTTGTAATCATAGCTTTACGAAGAAGTTCATATGATATTTCTGATTCCATTTCAGGAATTAAATAATATGATTTATCTATGAGTAGATCTGATATTTCCTTTGATTTACAGAAATATTTTATTGAAAGTGTTCTATCTTTGTTTGATGTAATTGATTCTATATCATATTGTTCCAAAATAACATACTTATCTTCTGCATATTGATATCCTTTTACAATATCTTCATTGTGGATTTCTTTATTACAAGATGGACAAAATTTGATATAACGTACTCTTTCTTTAGAGTCTTTGCAGAGTTGATTAAGCTCTATGGAATTGTTGTGTGATATTTTTAACATTTTTACTGGGATATATAAATCTTGAAATTGGATTGCTGTTTTGTATGATGTGTTCATGGGCGTTCTCCTTAGATACTTTTGGTTTAGTATATGGAGAAATTTGAAAAATATTATCTGGATATAGGACAATTTGGTAGTCCGCTAGTTTTGGGAACTAGACGTTGTAGGTTCGAGTCCTACTATCCAAACTACTGCTCTATACAGTTATAACCGGTTTGGCGACTGATTGGTAAATATTTTTGAGAGAATAATATATTAGAAAACATTTTAGGAAGTCGGCTTAATTTAGTTGTAAATAAAGGAGGTGTGGCTTCGTGCCAAAAGAAACAAAAAATGAAAAGATAATTGAAAACATGAATGCTACTCCAATTATTGATACGAATGTAAATATAAAAATACCAAGATCTCCTATTGCATTTGATGAAAAGAAACATAAATTCAAATGCTCTTGTTGTGGTCGTGGATATTCAAAACAAGAATCTTATTTTCAAAAAAGTAATGATGTATTGTTTCAAGCCAATGGTGGTTATTTGCCTTGGTGTAAGGAGTGCACTGATCGTTATGTTGAACAAATGACTGCTTTATACTCTAATAATGAAGAACATGCAATGAAAGATTTTTGTCAAAGAGCAGGTTGGAATTATGATGTATCTGCACTTACTGCTTCTATGGAAACTTATAGTGGTCATCGTTCTCGTTCTCGTATTTCTCATTATGCAGCAAAGAAAAATCTGAATTGTGATGGGAGAAAAACTTATATTGATTCATTAAAAAATTATTATACACAAAAACAGAACGAGATTATTACTTCGAGAGAGCAGGCAAAGTCAGAAGAATCTACTATCTCCGCTTCTGCCGTTGATAGGTGGGGAGTTGGATTTACTGAAATGGATTATAAAAATCTTGATGAACATTGGAGAATGCTTAAGAAAAATAATCCCAATGCCGACTCGAATCAGGAAATATTTATTCGAGATTTATGCAATATTAATATGTTAAAAATACATGCGTTACAGAATGGCGATTCTAAAGAATATGCAACACTTGTTGAACAATATAGTAAGACATTTAAACAAGCTGGATTAAAAACTATTGAGGAAAAAGATAATAGTAATAATGAAACTGTTGGGGTTACTCTTGCTACTATCTCACAGTTTACCCCAGAAGAATTTTACAAGGATAAAACACTATACGAGGACTATGATGAGATTGGTAATTATTTTGAACGTCATGTATGCAGACCTATGGAAAATATAATGACTGGAAGTGAAACAAGAGATAAGGAATTCTTTGTTCCTGAAAATGGCGGTGATGATGATGACTAACCAATATCCTGCCGATAAAAACCAAATGGAATTGTATAAAAAATTCCCTTCTACTCATTATCTTAGTAACCCTAATAATGTTCTACATATGATAGCATGGTGTACTTTTTGGCGTAGGAATATGCATCGATTTGTTCAAGATTATTTAAAAATTTCTTTATACTTATATCAACAACTAGCTATATATCTTATGGGTATATCAAATTTTATTTGTATAATAGCAAGTCGAAACGATGCGAAATCTTTCATTATTGCATTATATGCCTGTTGTCGTTGCATTCTGTATCCTGGTACAAAGTTTCGTATAGGATCTTCAACAAAAAAACAGGCTAAACTTATTGTATCTGATAAAATAATTGATGAATTATGTGAATGGAGTAAACCGCTACGTGCTGAAATTGCAGATTGGAGTACGAGTGATAATAATATTTTTGTAAAATTTAAAAATGGATCTAAAATTACAGTGTTTGTAGCAAATGAAAATGCTCGTGGACTTAGAAGTACAGGGATTGTCAGAGAGGAGTTTCGACAAATCAATAAGAAAATTGAGGACTCTGTTATTTCTCCATTTCAGACTGTGCGTAATCAGCCATATATGCTTAATCCTTATTATGGAGAAAATGAAGTTTTACAAGAAGACCCTGTTGATATTTATATTAGTTCATCATGGGTAGACGATGGGCATTGGATGTGGGATATTGTTGACCAAGCGTATAACGGAATGCAAAAGCATAATGGTTCTGTATTGCTTACATTTGACGAAAGCATTACACTTAAGCATCACTTGAAAACTATGAAACAGATGCTAAAAGAAAAGCAGAAACAAGATCCTATCACATGGAAAATAGAATTTTTAAATCTTCGAGTTAAAGGTTCTTTATCATCATATTTTACCTATTCTATGTTAATGAATCGTCAGATTCTAAAACATGTCTTTTATCCACGTAATACATTTGATATAAAAATAAATAAACGAAACAAATATGCTATTCCAAAACAAGATAATGAAATAAGAGTCATTTCTTGCGATATAGCATTTGTTGCAGGTGATCAAAATGATAACTCCGTTTATAGTTGTATTCGTGGTATTCCAGAATCTATGACTTATGAATCGGAAAATAATACAGTTGAAGTAAAACAAGGATATAGAAGACAATATCCTTATATTGAATCAAATCAGATTGGAGATACAACATTACAAGCCATAAGAATTCGTCAATTATTTGATGATTTCAACGCAAATTACATAGTATTGGATGTAAGAAATGGTGGTCTTCAGATTCTTTATTCATTACAAAAAGTTTTATACGACGAAGAGAGAGGATTAGAATATTCTCCACTACGCTGTATGAATAACGATGAATATGCAAAAGTATGTCAAGATCCAAATGCAAAAACTTGTATATTTGCTGTCAATGCAACTCAGCAACTTAATAGTGATATTGCTATCGGATTCAGAAAAAATCTTAATGAAAATAAGATTGATTTTCTTGTTAATTACAATACTGCAAAAGAAGAAATACTTGCTGAAAATATAGATTATATTAATGAAGTTGATTTGGATAGACAAATGGAATATGAAAACCCATTTCTTGAAACACAAGCTATGATAAGCGAATGTGCAGAATTAAATTACGAAAAAATGCCGCAAACAGGTATTATTAAAATTCATGAACAAGGTAAAAATCGAAAAGATAGATATACTTCTTGTTCATATGGTTCATATTTCTTTGATTTACTTGAAAATGATTTGATTGGTGCAAGTTCAAGTGATTATGATTATTGTACCCTCATCAATTAACAAAAATTTAAACACTTTAGAAAGGAGGCACTCACTTGCCAGAAGAACAAATAAAGCGTAAACGAGGTCGCCTTCCAAAGACGCAAACATTAGAAACAAATTCAACACAGATATCTCAGTCTACTAATGCTACTACCCCATCAAAAACTTATGAATACAACAGTTATGTTGGTAGAGTTTTGTCAACGGATATATTTGGATGTCATCTATATGATGAATTCACACCAGAAGAAATCCGAGCTATTGTCAAAGACCCAATTGCAAATCATGACCTTACTAGACGACTTGCAATGTTTGTTTACAACAGTGAAGGTGTTGTAACTAACTCAATTGACTATATGGTATCACTCCCATGCCTAGATAGAGTTATTTATGGTAAAAAGCGTTTATTTGGTAAAACTAAGCTAAATAAAAATAAAGATCTAATGCTGTCTACCCTTGAAAATATCAATGATAAACAATTTATTAGAGATGCACTTTTTACGGATATGAACGAGGGTAACTGTTTTTATTATTTTGAGGTAACCAAAAAGCCAAATGATAATACAAAAGCATTATCTGATTATGATGTCGAAAACATTGTAGAACTGTGTGATATGGGCATGAATGCTTCTATTATTCCGCTACCATATGAATATACTAAAATCGTAGGTAGAAAAAATAATAGAAATGTTATTGCTTTTAATTTACGGTACTTTGAAGAGAAATGTGTAACTCAGGATGAGAAAACTCGTAAACTCAAGAAATATCCTGCCGAAATTCGAAATGGATATCTACAATGGGAAAAGGGAAACTTTGCAGGTAACAATTGGCTTATATTAGATAATAAACATACCATTGCCCATAAAATCAAGTGCAAAATTAGTGAGCCTTGGGGAAGACCTCTTGCAATTGCTGCTATTGCTGACATTCTTTATCAGAATGAATTCGTTGATACTAAACGAAATGTCTTGAAAGAATTAAATAATAAGATAATATTCCAAACTTTACCAGAAGGAAAAGACAAAGGTAGCTGTGCATTAACTAAAACTCAGCAACAAGACCAACACAATAAAGTTAAGCAAGCTGTTATGACCAAAAACAATCGTGGGGGCACATCGTTTTTTACAGTGTCAGCAGGTACAAAAATAGATACCTTAGATGTTGACGCTACCGATATTTTTGATAATAAGAATGAATCTGATTTAACAGATAAAATTGCTTTGGATTTAGGTGTAGCGGCATCATTATTAAATGGATCAGGAAGTGGAAATTACTCTTCTCAACAAAATAATCTTGAGTTGATTAATGCCCAGATATATACGTGGATTCAAGAACTGCAAATTGAACTTAATTATGTAATAAATGAAAATATAATTAAAGATAGACGTAATCGGATTGAAGTATATTATCTCCCAACATCTTTGGTTAATAGACAACAATTCTTCGATATGATGAAGAGTTTATATTTACAGGCAAGCGGTTCTATGACTATGTTAATAGCAAGTACAGGTATAAATCCAGATATTTATTTTAATATTCTTGATGAAGAATACGACAATAAGATTTTTGACAAATATGTGCCACATCTTACTAGCAATACTATTTCTAAAGATGATAAAGCAGGTGGAAGACCTTCGGAAAATAATCCTACGAATGAAAACACCATAAAGTCTCAAAGTAATAATGGAAATCATCAACCCAAGCCATCAACAAAATAGCAATTAAATATTAATAATAATTAGAAGTCTACTTAACTGTAGGCTTTCTTTATTATACATAACTTAACAAGGAGGATAAATATATGTTAGGAAATATCCTCGAAATTTCAAAGCGATCAAACAAGAATGGTCGTGTCCCTATTAAAGTCGCTCTTTTAAAAATCCATGATAACGCTGAAGATACAAATAAAAATGGACTTCATTGGAAAAAAGAATATGTCGAAGCTGCAATGGAAAGTGCAATTGGAATGCCGTTCTGTGCTGAATTTGTAGATGAAACAAAAGAAGTCCCATTAGGTCATGGTTTGACTGGACAGATTATTAATTCTGATGGTCTTCCTGAACCTATATTTGAAAATTCAGAAGTAGTTGGTACTTGCAATGAAGTATCAATCGAAACAGTAAAAGATGCTGATGGAAACGATATAGAGGTATTAGTCGGAAGTGGTTTTTTATATGCACAACGCTATCCAAATTTTGTGAAGTGGGTAAGAAAAAATTATGCACTTGGTAAGGTTTGTACTTCTATTGAAATAATGGGTATACCGGAAAATGATAATAAGATAGTTTTTGAGGAAGAAGAACCTACGGAAGCTTTTAGATCACCTATGAGGTATGTATTTTCTGGATCTGCTATCTTATCCGTTTCACCAGCGGATGACGATGCTATTGTTCTTGAAGTCGCAGAAAAGAAACAAAATAAGGAGGACAAAAAAATAATGGAATTTACAATTGAAGACATGAAGACTGCTATTCATTCTACAATTTCTGAATTAAATGATAAGTCACAGGCTTATGAATCACAGATTGCAGAATTAAATAGCACTATTGAAGCAAAGAATTCTGAACTTGCTGAAAAAGATGTTAAGATTTCAGAACTTAATGCTTCTGTTGAACAGATTCAGGCTACTCTCGATCAGTTAAAGAAAGACTATGAAACATATTGGGCTGAAAGAGAAATTCTTGAACAGGAGCTTGCAAAAGCAAAGGTAGCTGAGAAACTTAGAGAGTTAGACACTACTCTAGGTGAATTTAACGAAGACGAGAAGAATATAGTAAAGGAAGATATTGATAAGCTCACTTCCGAAATCAACGCAGCTACAAAGAAGGAAGATTTAGAAAATGTCACATCTGAAATTAATTCTATTAAGTCAAAGATTTGCATGAATATTGTTGAATCTCAGAAGAAGGCTGAGTCTGATGCAAAGATTGCTGAACAGAATTCAATTCAGGATGGTTCTGTTGAAGATATTTTTTCAGAGGTTTGTTCTGAGTCTCATATAGATGATGAAGATACAAATATTTTTTAAAGAATTTTTTATATTATGAATAATCAACCATTAATCTCAGGCAATTTATGTGTCTGAGCTATTTTTATTTTAAGGAGGAATTAAAAACTATGATTAAATTTAGAAATTTTGATCAGATTGAGCACAAGTACGCATTTGAGAATGCTGTAGCTGGTGCAGATACATTTAATGGTTCTTTTGGAACAGTTAGTTCTGGTTCTTTTTCAAGTGCTGAAGATGGTACTAAAGTTATTATGCAGGCAGAGGAAGGAGACAATTCAGGTCTTCCTAAGTATCCTATCGCAAAGGGTGAGCATGTTAGAGTTCTTGATCTCACAAAACTTGCAGGTAAGGAATTAGAAATTTATGACTATCCTCTCCCAGAGACTGTAGCTGTTGGAGACAAACTTACAGCAACAAAAGACGGTGCACTTGAGGTTAATAGTGCAGTATCCACAGAACTTAACCTGGAAGTTAAGAGTGTGATTGGTAATAAGCAGGGTGTTGTTGTTTTAGTTAATGGTGCAACAGCCTAATTAAAAATTTTAAGGAGGATTTATATATGTCTTATACATTTGAATTAAATAATGAAAGAAAAGACGCTAATTTTGTTAGTGGTAAGGTAAAAGCTAACTCTCCTGTTGTAGAGATCTTTTCTGCTATGGCACAGGGTAAGGATTTAGCTCCTTATGGAAAGAAAGCAGATGTCGCTGCTAAATATATTATGGAACTTAATGCCAAGGCTTCAAATGGAGATTTGGGTGCTATGTCTGAACTTAATGAGATTAGACGTTTCGCAATGGAGCCTGTTCTGATGAAAGAAATCAAGTTACTTTCTATTTATGGTAATTACAAAGCTATTGGATTTAATGATTCTTGCGAGGTTGAAATTCCAGAATTCGCTAATATCGATCCAAAGATTCAGGCTGCTGGACAGGATGTAACATTCCCAGTTATCAGAAAGAAGAGAGTTCCTATCGCTACAGTTAATATTTCTGGTGGTTATGCAGTTGACTATAGAAAGGCTGCTGTTGGAGATATGACTGATGAAAATGAACTTCAGGATCAGGTAAGAGTTCAGATTAGAAACAAGGCTACTAAGTATGTTGTTGAAACAATCTATAATGCCATTAAGAATGCAAAGGGCGTTAAATATTTTGCAGAGGATGCAGGTCTTACAAAGACAAATGTAGATAAGGTCATTACAAATGTTAGACGATTTGGAAAGCCAACCATTACAGGTGATTATGCGTTTATTTCACAGTTTAATGCATTTGCAGGATATACTGGAACAACCCCAACCGTTAATGGCATTTCACAGAAGGTAATGGATGAAATTCATGATACAGGACTTATGGGAATGTATAATGGATCAGTTCTTTCAGAGCTTCCAAATCCGTATGACCTTACTACTATTAACAAAGACGGAGATAATTTTGAAACAATATTACCTGCTGGTCTTGGATATGTTATTCCTGCTGGTGGTCAGTCTCCTATTTACACAGTTACTCGTGGTGGTCTTACATCCTTTACAGGTACAGATGTAACTACAGGTCAGATTATGTCTCGTTTTGATCTCTCCGTTGGTGCTCTCGTAGCTCCAAATAGAGAATACGAAATTGGACTTATTCATGATAAGAATCTTGATTCATTAACAGTCTAATGGATACATAGGGGTGGTTTAATACCACCTCTATATTTTTAGTTATATGGAGAGAACTATGAACAATAATTTTTATTGTTATTCAAAAAAACTATCTCATTTTATTAGAGCATTTGATGTGCCTTACATAGATATCGGAATTCATCCAACAACAAAAGTTAAATATTATATATTTACAAAATCTGAACGGTTGGATAAGATTATAGCTTTATATAATGAGATTAAATACAGATATTAGTTGAAAAAAATTTTTATAGTTGATAAGGAGAAAATTATGACATATAAAAAGAAGGATACAGATAATAGCACAAAATCTACAGATAATGTTTCAGTTGAGAATGATACTTCAATAGATGAAACGCCTGTTAAAACCGTGGAAAGGGTTGTGGAAAAAATCATAGAGAAACCAATTACAGATGAAGATACTCGTCTTGATAAAAAAGTCACTGTACGAAGTATTGCTCCATGGACTACTGGTGCTCCAAGGCACACGACCAATGGAGATATTAGTATTCCTCCAAAGGGCACTGTGTTACTCTCTCGTGAAGAAATTATTGCACAGGCACAGAATGGTAATACATTATTAAATGGTATTGATTCTCTTGGCTCTCATGCTACATGGTATATTGAAGATGATTTTACAAGATCTGAATTAAGTTTTGATATTCCGAATGAGAATAAAAAGCAGGCATTCTTAACCAAGAATTCAGTTAAAAAGATGTTCGATAAAAAACAGGACGACTTTGAACAGGCAATTATGAATAATGTTGTGATTAGAGCTGAAAAAGCATATTTAATTGAATGTATCAAGGAATTAGGTATCAATGATTACAAAAAAGTAGATTTTTGCGTTAAATATACTGGTATTAATCCATAAATCAATGAGGTGATAGTATGGAAAAGATGACAACGGCACAAGATGTAATTGATTTTTTTGAATCTTCTTTTGCCGATAAACAGGTAATTCCGTTTGATCTTGAGCTTATTTGGTTAAGAAAAGCTATTAGTCGATATTCATTAGAACTAGATCCGTTACTCTTTGATAAAACATTAGAACAATTTGATTGCGTTTTAGATGATGTAGTAATATCTACTTTAGCTGCATTTATGAAAGAGTTGTATCAAGAAAGGCAAGTATCGAAGGTTAATAAAAGAGTTAGTATTGTTGGGAAGGATTTATCGATTGATGGAAGTAATGGAACAAAAACGTCTGAAAAGTCTCATCTTGATTATGTTGCAGAAAACTGTAGAAATCTTGTCGAAAATCAGAAACCAACAGCATTCATTTAAGGAGGTATTATGGCACAAGAATGGTATTTACTCTCCTCTCATACCAAACCAAATAGTATTGGTGGGTATGAAAATGAAGGTTTTACGGATTATAAGGATGATGCTTTTTCTGAAGTATTAGAAACAAATATAGCTACGACCGTTATTGTATATAACCATGATTTGTCTGAATCAAAAGAAGTTCGTTGCATTGTACAGGGTAATACAGGGGATACACAGTTAAAATCTATGGAACGTATAGGATTATTTACTCCAAAAACTGTCAAGACAGGAATGTATGTTCTGTTCGAAGGTAGATATTGGCTAATAGATGGATATCCAGGTACTCAAGGTATATATGAAAAAGCGACTATGTGCCTTTGCCATTATAAGCTCCGTTGGCAAAATAATAATGGGAATATTATTGAGCGTTGGTGTAATATTCAATCTGCATCCAAGTATGATGTCGGTGAAACAGGTAACAATGTTCTTATCCTGACATCGAATAATTATACAGTCAAAATTACATATGATGAGGAAGTGCTTGAATTAGAGGGAAAACGTGTGTTTATTGACAAACATAATACAAATCCGAGAAAAGTTTTTAAACTGACTCGAAGTGATGATGTTCTATATGATTATGGTGATGATATTCATGGAAGTATATTGAGCTTTATAGCGGATAAAGATGAATTAAATAATGAAAAAGACAACCAAGAATTGCGTATCTGTGATTATATTTCAACGACTTCTACTACCGATTCAGTAGATGAAACAATCATTTTAATTACTGGAACTGATTCAATTAGGATTGGAAGATCTAAAGTATGGAGTGTTGAGTTTAAAGATGCACATGGAAATCAAATCAATAATCCCGATTGGGAATGGAACGTCAAAATGCAAATGGATATCTCTCAAGATTGTATACAAAAATCTGAAACAAAAATAAAAATCACAGTACCAAATGATGACTCATTTATTAATGAGTCTTTTATTTTACAGGTTGTTAATTCGGATGGTAGTGTTTTGGCTGAAAAAACAATTCAGATAATCGAAAAGTATTAGGATGGTGATGTTATTGGGCAAATCAAGAAGTTATGAAATTATTGAATATCGGAGAAAAATTTGTGATGCTATCATTGATTCCTCCAAGTTGATTCAATTATTAGGTAAGGAAGATTCAGATGACCCAGAAAGTGATATGCTTTTTCATTGTGTATACCCACATGAATTCGTCCCAGAGACAATAGATGAAACAAAAAGGTATATTAATTTTGAGATCAGCGCAACAATTGATCCACGAAATAATGTATATAAGGACTTAGTTGTATATTTTTTTATACTATCTCACAAAGATGTAATTAGATACTCAGAACATGGAACTGACTATTTATGGTATGACAAGGTTGTTTGCGAATTAGATAATATTTTTAGTGAACATGATGTTTTAGGAATTGGTGGTACTTTACAATTAGTAAGTAACACTCCATATTCCCCACAATATAAATTTAAAGGAAGATTATTAAAATTTATCGTTAAAGATTTTAATAACGGGTTGAGATATGGTAAATAATTCAATTCAACAAATACCCGAAAAAAAGATTTTTTATGATAGTGGGCAAAGTTGGCTTAACGCAAACAGAATTTATCTGAATGAAAAACTTTATATCAACATACCTACAGTTCGTGAAATATTAGATCATGAACAATTCTATTTAGGCTTAGTCACTTCGTTAACATCTACACCATATCAGTACATGGCACAATTAGATGATATGGGTATTGACTATGAGACATTATCTGATTATCAATTCTTTTCTTTAATGTTTATCTTAAATTCGACCAATGATTTATCTTTAGTGTTTGGAGACTTAAAAACACAAGGATATTCGATCATACCTAATGATTTTAATAATACAACAGTGTTATTTAACCCAGAGTTAGGTAATGACTATATCATTGATGAATTACTATATACCAATATAGCAAAAACAATTCGTAAAATAAACAATATCGAAGAAGTACATTGTAAAGCCGGAAATGCAGAGGCAAAAGCATATTTATTAAAAAAAGAAAAAAGAAAATTGCGGCGAAATGCCAATAAACCATATAATAAATACTTTGAAAAAATGGTAATTGCATTGGTAAATCGACCAGAATTTAAATACAACTATGAAGATGTAATGGATTTGTCTATTTATAAATTCAATCAAAGTGTACAACAAATTAGGACAAGCATCACATTTGATAACACTATGATTGGCGTATATGCAGGAACAGTCGATCCTACAAAAATGGTAGATAAATCAAGTCTATCATGGATTCAAAATTAGTAAACAAGATCTCTATATTAGAGGTCTTATTTTTATATTTATTTTAAGGAGGAAATATTTATGGCAGAGATTGATATCAATAAGCTTAGTATTACTGAGATTGATCAGATTACATGTTTTAATAATGCTGATCAGCTTGAATTTATCATGGATGAAATTCAGGAAGGATCTATCAACAATACACAGGAAAAATCTGATATTACAGGTAGAGGTGGACGTAAGATTGGTTCATTGAAAAAGAATAAGGGAGTTACAGTATCTGCAACAAATGGTGTACTGGTCGGAGGTGCTTTGGCAGCACAGACAGGTTCTACGGTTGAACAGGGTAAGTTCAAGGTTAGAAAGCCAGAAATTGTTGTTGTTAAGAGCAATAAAGCAACACTTACAGGCACACCTGTTGGAACAACAGGAGCAGAAATTGGATATGCATACATAAAAAATCCATCAGGCTCACTTGGAAAGTCTTATGAGCAGAACGCTACAGCAGATGCTACTGGTCAGTTTGCATATTCCGAGAAGGAATTGACATTTTTTGCTGGTGATATTCCTGACGGAACTGAGATCGCAGTATTCTATGATGAGGAAGTTACAGCCGCCAAGATTTCAAATGATTCAGAACATTATAGCAAGGTTCTGAAGATGTATATTGATGTAACATGTCAGGACGTGTGCGACAATGTATATCACGGTCAGTTCATTATTAATCGAGCAGATTTTAATGGTGAGTTTGATTTATCAATGGGTGGAGATCCAACTGTTCATACTATCGAGGCTGAATCTTTGGCTGGTGGATGTTCTGGTTCAACAGCTCTTTGGGATTTCATCGTATACTAAATCGTTTTGAGGGGAGTATTATACTCCTCTCTTCTCGATATAAAAAAGGATGGTGAAATATGAGTTATAAAGTACAAAAACCGTGTAAAATTTGCGGAAAAATGTATACCCCGTGTTCTGATTGTGAAACAGATGACAAGGTGTTCCATTGGCGTAAGGTAGCTTGTTCATATGAGTGTGGACAAAAGTATTTAGCAAAAGTCCTTGCTGAAAGAACACCATCAGATCATTCTGAACCTATTACTGACAAAGCAGGTGCAAATCACAATTCTGATACAGCACAGGTAAAAGATTATAAAAGAGATGTTAAACAGATAAATTATAAAACATCACGAAAAATAGTTAAAAGAGAGAATAAACAAGAAAGTGAGCAGATTGGATAGAGAATGGGATACGTTACCACTATACAATTTGTGGATTTAATGTATCCCATTTTTTTACGATTAGTTGAAAATTATGGAAAAGAAAAATAAATGGGACAAAGAATATGCTACATCATTTTTAGATGAAGTTTTGTTTTTAAAATCTAAAGGGATTAGATATACATGGGTTTATACAAATGATGATGATATTTCAGTATGGAAATATAAAAAAGAAAAGCGACTTTGGGACGCTTTATCAGAAATGTATGTTTCAGAAAAATATAAAGGGTAGGTGGTTGTATGTATCTTGATTACGCAGCCACTACCCCACTAACCCCACAAGTTAAAGATTATATGGTATCTCTTTTGGATACATATCAGAATCCATCGTCAATGTACCAATCGGGTGTTGAAGCAAAGAAAATTATTACTACTGCAAGAAATAATGTAGCAAAGTTAATCAATGCAGATTCTAAAGATATTATATTTACATCAGGCGGTTCAGCCAATAACACGTTATTTATTAAAGGTTATACAAGTAAACATCATTGTATGGTTTTATACTCTCCTACTTCTCACAAATCAGTATTAAAATGTGTAGATTCTCTCAAATATAAATGCCCTCTTAGAGTTGATCATACAGGAAAAATTGATTTTCAAGATCTCAAAGAGTGTTTGTCTATGAACCCTATGAAAAAACTTGTTATTATAGAATACGCCAATTCTGAGATAGGAACAATTCAGGATGTACAACAGGTTATTAATATATGCCACTTGTACAATGCTATTGTTTATGTTGATTGCACAGGATCTATCAGTCAAATTCCCGTTGACGTAAAGAAACTGAATGTTGATGGTTTAGGATTCTCTGCACATAAACTTGGTGCATTAAAAGGTACTGGTGTTCTATACAAGAAATCATCAATTGAATTAGAACCACTTATATATGGTTCGCAAGAACAAGGATTATTTAGTGGCACTGAAAATGTAATAGGTATTGCTGCACTGGGGAAAGCAGTTGAGAATTATAACTACTCTTCTGTTACATCTGATAGTAGAGATTATGTTTATGATTTCATTATTAATAATATAGAAGATTCACATATTATTGGTACAAATATTAAAGACCGTTTACCACACAATCTATATGTCTGTTTCGAAGGCATTGAGGGTGAGTCATTAATGATATTACTAGATATGGCAGATATACAGGTATCAACTGGATCTGCATGTACATCGGGTGATTTAACCCCATCTTCTACTCTTATGGCTATTGGATTAGATGAAAAACTAATACATAGTGGTATTCGTATGACATTTAGTGGATATGAAACAAAGGACGAATTGGATTATTTATGTAGTAATCTGAAACGATGTGTTGAGATATTAAGACAATTAAATAAGTAACTATGACGAGAACGGTAAACCCGTTCTTTTTTGTTTGGAAAGGAGAAAGAATATGAAAGAATTATTAAATTCATTAAATTGGGACGAGGTAATTGTGACAATTTGGACAGTTATATTACTTCCTGTACTGACTTATATTGGAAACGAAATTAAGAAGTATACAGAGGCAAAAAAGATTGATAAATATACCGAAATTCTACAGAAAAATGTTTTATCTGTAGTTAAAGATGTATATGAAACAGAAGTTAAGGGAGTTAAGGGTACTGATGCATGGACAGAGGATAAAAAAGAAGAAGTTCGTCAAATTGCAAAGAGTAAGATTATTTTTGCGTTATCGACTTCTGCTTTTGAATGCCTTAAAACGGCAAATGCAGATTTTGACGAATATTTAGATTCTTTAATTGAATCCAGTTTGTTTGACTTAAAGAATAAGTAGGAGGTGATTTAATGTCCTACAAAATGAAAAAGAATTTAGCTAATAAAAGAAATTACGGAGCAAAAAGAAGTACATCTGCAATTAAATATATTTTCATACATTACACAGGTAATGATGGAGATTCTGATGAATCGAATGCCAGATATTTTTCTAATAATTATGTAGAGGCATCTGCACATTATTTTGTTGATGATGATTCTGTAACACAATCAGTCTCAGATAATTATGTTGCATGGTCTGTTGGTGGTACAAGATATAGCAACTGTAATATAACTGGTGGAGGAAAATATTATACTCTTTGTACTAACAGTAATAGTATTAGTATTGAATTGTGTGATACAAAAAGAGATGGAACAATTTATCCATCAAAAGCTACTATTGAAAATGCTATTGAACTTACGAAAAAATTAATGAAAAAGTATCATATCCCACAAGACCATGTTCTTAGGCATTTCGACCGTACAGGCAAAGCGTGTCCGGCATATTGGTGTGGAAATGAAACAAAAAATAATTTATGGAAAACAGAGTTTTATAATAAATTATCCTCTAATACTACTTCGAAAACACCATCGGCATCTACGATAACCCCATCTTCTACTTCTACATCTAATCATGCAAAAAAGAAGATCGTGGCAAATGGGCAAAAAGCAGCCAATAAGTTTGTAGGTTGCAACATTGTAACTGATGGTATTTGGGGAAATAAAACAAAGAACGCAGCCGTTAAAGTTGTTCAGACCGCTTTAAATAAGGATTATGGAGCAAAACTGTCAGTTGACGGAATTTGGGGTTCTGCTACAGACAAAGCTTTTGGATCACACTATGTTAAAGTAGGTGAAAAGCAGTGGTTAGTAACCGCACTTGAGATATTATGTGCACTCAAAGGAAAAGACCCAAAAGGGATTGAATATCCTGGTGTGTTTGGTCAAGGATTAAAGAAAGCTTGTGGAACATCGAAAGCTGTTAAGAAAACTTTCAAGGACTTATGTTCTTAGAAAGGTGGCTTGAATGAAATATATAGAAGCAGTATTTAATCAAAATTATATAAGTGTTATCCTAGCAGTGTTCTTATTATTATTTGCAATCAAAGAAATAATTGATCTCATTTCTTATTTTAAGGAGAAGGGACGAATTAAAACTGGTTCTGATCAGGACAAAGAAAATGTTGAGAATAGACTTATAACTTTAGAAAAACACGATAATTGGCAATACAAAGAAATATCTAAAATGTCAAAGGGTATAGATGATATAAAATGTCAATTAACTGAAAAAGAAAGAGCTGATAAAGAGCGTACAGTTGCGACATTAAGAAATCAGTTATATGGATTACATGCTAAATTTTCTGAAAAAGGTTATGTTGACAATTCTGGATTAAAAACTTTTACGGAGTTAGGGAAAATTTACGAAGCCGCTGGGGGCGATGATATTTACCACGAAAAATTGAAACCAGAAGTATTAAGTTTACCAATTAATGATGATTAAATATTTCTGCCACAGTAAAAATTACTCATATTATAATATAGTACATAAATAAAATACATTTGTACATATTAACATTATGAAGAACAAGGTGTGGTATTACAGGAATCAAAGAGGATTCACATTACAAGAGCTATCAAGACTTACCGGCTTATCGGTTGCGGCTATTAACAAAATAGAAAATGATAATACAAGTGATATACTTCTTACTAATGCAATCACATTATCTCGTGTCCTTAAAGTTGATATATACGAGTTATTTTGTATATCTAAATGAGGAGGAATAAGTATGGAAAGATATTACTTTAATGTAATCTGTGAGGAAATTTCAATTTTGGGTGGTAAAGTGATTCATATTGATGAAAATGTGGGAAGTTTGGAAGAAGTACATAAGGTTGTCATGGATAATGTAACTAAATATCCTAATGGTAAGTGGGAGTTATACCCTATGCAATTAGCGATGTAAAAAATTAAATAAATATGTTTTAGAAAGAGCAGTTTCTTCGGAAGCTGCTCTTTTGTTATGTAAAGGAGTGATAAATATATCAAAAACACGTACAAAATTTAAAGTGGCTACCACCGCCAAAGGTATAAAAGATAGACAAGCTATCGATTATAAAACTGGCGAAACTCTAACATTTATGAGTAAATTAGAGAAACGTTTTTACGAGGACGTGGTAGTGACAGGCATGAAAAATGGCACTTTGAGAGATTATAAATTGCAAGTCAAATATAATTTACAAGAACCTTTTAAATACATGGATAAAACTATAAGAGCAATAGATTACATATCGGATTTTGATTTATATTATACTAATGGATATTTTGAAGTAATAGACACAAAGGGACTTGCTACTGCTGATTCAAAAATTAAAGCGAAATTGTTTAAGCACAAATATCCAAATATTGTATTAAGATGGTTATCTTGGACAAAAGCAACTGGTTGGATCGAATATGATGAATTACAACGACTTCGGAGAGAAGCTAAGAAGTGTAAGAAGTAAAGGAGAATATAATTATGAATTATCCATTCATATGCCCTAAGTGCAACACAAAAGAAACAATAATTATGCCAATGGTTGAGTATACAGCAAATGGTCATTATTGTAAGAAATGTGGAACAGAAATGATTAGAGAAATCAGTTCTATGACAGCCCACTCTATAGATAAAACAGGAACATTTTTTAGAAAATATAATTAATGGAGGAAAATTTTTATGATTACATATATTAAAATGAAGCTTAAGGAACACAGAATTAAATTAGCACTGTACTCTTCTATTGAAAAAATAATGGATGAAAAGTCAGATATTATTGATACAATTCAAGCCATATATTTGTCAATTAAAGATACCCCAATCAACGAGTTACAGGAGAAATTTATTACCGCCCTTGCGGAAGTAATTCATAATGATACTAATAATAACTAAATACAACAGAGAATAATTTATAATTTAAGGTCTACATCTAATGGTAAATAATATAAACAAGTTGAATAAAGTTTTATCACCATATATTGAAAATGCTATGAAAATGACTAGAGATATTGTATTTGAAATTGTCTCACAAAAGGTAGTTGACTATTATAATGAGCCTGTCTTTTCAGAACCTGATGAAAGCGAACCCGATTATTATCATAGAACAGGTAAATTAATGGAATCCCTTAGTGCGTCAGCCATAACTAACAATGGAGGCGAATTTACATTTACGGTTGGATTTGATGATGAATATTTACAATATCGATATCCCTCTGGATTTGTCACAAAATATTACGGGAAATCGTATAATAACGTTACAGGGCACGATGTTTTAAATTATTTTAATACTGGTTCTCATGGTGGAACTGTTAGCGGATCACACAATTATTGGGATGAAGCTTTAGAGGAAATAAATGCCAGATATGGAAGTATAACAAATTTATTTAAGCAAAATTGTAAAAAAGTAGGGCTTCCTATTAAATAATTGAATATATTGAAAGTGTAAATACAAACAACTCTATCTTCTATTTTACAACGCTCCTTTCGTGAGCGTTATTTTTATACAAAAAATAAAATTCGGAAAGGAGAATATTAAAATGGCTTTAAATGATTTTCAAATAGGATTAATTGCTGGTTTGGATGGAACGAAATCGAAACAGCAACTCAATCAAGACATTGAAGCTTTAAAAAAGCAAATTAACACAGTAGAAATTCAAGCTAAACTAGGAAAAGATGTAGCTACTAATTTAACCAAACAGTTAAATTCTACACAGATTAATTTACAGAATGTCAATATTGATCAAAATGCAATTAATCAAATGGTTTCCAATATTAACTCTGCTTTAAATGGAATCAACATTAACATTGGAAACAATATAAACAGTAATGGACTTACTCAGAATGCACAAAGAACTGGTCAGCAGATTGGGCAACAGATTCAAAATGGATTAAATCAAGGTTTAAATAATAATCGTGTATTAGACAACTTTAGGCGTTCATTACAAAATATTAGAATCAATCGTAATCAGTTTATGGGTTCTAATGAGATTAACGCGATAGCAAACAGTATACAAAATTTAGGTGTGCAAATTGAGACTTTAGATCAGTCTGTTTCGCACTCTACTGGAAGGCATGGAGATCGAGACATCTTGTCTGTAAATATTTCTGGTACAGATAAGTTTGGTCAAGCTATTAAATTAACAGAGCAATATGATATTGCAACTGGACATTTAATAAAAAGCTTAGATTCTGTTACTACTGCCCAACAAAAGTCAGGTGTTGCAACTGACACATTTATTGATAAACAAAAAACTGCTGTGGCAAAAGCGCAAAACATACTTAATTCCATACAGAGCAGTTTGAATGACACAGGAGCAAATAGAACTTTAGCAAACACAAATTTTGATACTAATGGTCTTACGACAGCGATTACACGGGTTCAGAATGCAATCACAGCACTGGAGAATTCAACGAAAACAACTTTTGCAGATGCTAATAACAATGTAGGAAAAGAAATTTCTGCTTTAAATGATTTAATTGCAAAACTAAAAAATGCTGAATATGCTGCTACATCACTTAGAACAAAAGACATTAGCACTGTAAAAACTGACGAAGGTAATAAACTTGATACTTTCGCAGAGAAAATGAAACAGTCTGGACATTATAGTGATGATTTGCAAAATAAGGTCGCCAGATTAAAAGACGAGCTTAATTCTGTATTTGATGCTAGTTCATTGACTAACTATCTCAATAATATGAGCAATTTAGAATCAGAATTTAAGTTAGTAGATACGCAAGCAAAGACACTTGAAAAAGATACTAAATTACAAACAAATATTGAATCCGAAAAGAAACAACTTCAGGTATATACGAATGAACTGAAACAAGCTGGTGTGATGTCTGGTGAAGTAAAAGATAAAATTCAACAGATGTTCTCTTCTCTTTCAAAAGTAAATACCCAGACAGGATTAACTACTTGGAAAGCAGAATTACGAGGTGTTAGAGCCGAAACTGACGAAGTGTTAAAATCTGTTCAGAAATTGTCTGTTACATCTATCCCAAAAGCGAAATATGACAAAATTATAAATGGTGGATATGAGTTAGATTTAGATAAGCTGACATCTGGATTTCAGAAAATCAATGCTTACTCGAATGAAACTCAAGACAAAATTAATTCTTTAAGGCAGACTCTTGCAAATATGCAAACCATGTCTGGAAGTGAATTAGTATCGACTTTTAATAATTTTGAAACAGAAGTCGGAAAGGTAAAAGTACAACTTGATCAAGCAAAATTATCATATGATAAATTTGCACAGCCTGTATCTGATGAGAAAATCACTGCCCTTCTTATTAAAATTCAGGATTTTCTAAGCAAAAATACAGCTATAACCAAGGAAGCGAGAACTCAGTTAGAATTATATATAAAAGACCTAAGTAGTGGTAATGTTCCGTTGGATAGATGGAATCAGATTAACCAGTCGCTCGCAAAAACTGAATCCCAAATGAGAGTGCTTGGTAAGCTTGGTATGACATTTAAAGATCAATGGCGACAAGCTGTTAGTTCATTTGGTACGTGGTTATCTGCAAGCACTGTAGTTATGAAAGTTGTTTCTGCAACTAGAGAGGCTGTTACTGAATTAAAGGATATAGATACCTATTTAACAGAGATAAGCAAATCTAATGATAAACTTTCTAAGAATCAATTAAGAACAATTGGGATTGATTCTTTTGAAACCGCTTCTAAATATGGTAAAAAAGCAACTGATTATTTATCAGGTGTTCAGGAAGCTTCCAGAGCTGGTTACGAAAATGCAGAGTCGATAGCAGAATTATCTGTTGCTGCACAAGGTGCAGGTGACATGACAGCAGATTTAGCTAATTCATATATTATAGCAACGGATAAAGCCTATGATATGAAGGGTAGCGTTACGGAATTAACAAAAACATTAGACGGTGCAAATAATATTACAAACCATAATGCGGTTAATATGACAGAGTTAGCCGAAGGTATGAAAGTTGTCGGTTCACAAGCAGCTTCGTCTCAAATGAGTGTTGAAGAAACTACCGCTGCGATTGGCACTCTTGTTGCAGTTACTCAGCAAGGCGGTTCTGAGATGGGTAATGCATTTAAAGGAATTTTAATGAATCTTCGACAAATAAAGGGTGATGTCGGAGACGGCGAAGAAGTTGTTGATGAAAAATCTTTGAATAAATATGAAAAAGCTTGTCATTCGTTAGGTGTTTCGTTAACAACTGTAAAAGATGGTGTACAATCATTAAAAGCACCTATGCAAATTCTGAAAGAATTGTCTGAAGAATATACTAAACTTGACGAATCTGATGTGAGACGTGCCAATCTGTTAAACTCTGTTGGTGGTAAAATTTACCACGTTGTACAGAAATGTATAACTAGAATGAATTTAATTGCAGGTAATGCCTCGATAGGACAATCCTATCTCCTATATATATAGGAAGAGCCTTGCACCACAATATAGAGGATAACTACTATATGATGGTTTTAAAACGCAAGGATTGGCTGTTCATGCAGCGAAGTACCCTAACGTATTCCGTAGATCATACGGTACTTGAGCCGAGGGTAAACGTTCAACGACTAGATTCATGTCGAGTCATAGACTAGAGAATAAAGGTGGAAATCCTGAATATCTATGACAAAAATCGTAGGGCGCAATCGCAAATGGCGTGGGTGAAAATCCCTTAAATCGAAAAGGTCACTCTTAACACGTAATGGTGAAGATGAAGAAATAGTCTAAACATCTATTGAAAAATAGAGATGTTGTTGATTTTTATGAGAGCTGATTACTCTTACATTCTATAAAAAGAATAGGTGAAAAATATTGAATAATAAATATAAATGCGAATCTGTACGGTTGTGTAGGTTCTTATATTCTCTTGGTTTTGACAAAGAATCAAGATTTGACGAAAATAACAACGAATATTGGTTATTTGAAAGAAGTCAAGATTTACAAAAATCCTTAGACTTCTTTTTTAGTATGAGAAAGAAATACAAAAAAAAGAAATAATTAGACTATTATAGGAGCAAATGACGTTATGAGAAAAATATTAACGAGTGAAATATTTGAAAACATGTTGAAAGATTATCATAATGGTATGTGTCTTGTGGATTTATCCAATAAATATGGTTTTCAAGAACAAACAATTCAAAAACATTTTAAATCAATTGGTATAACAATATTTAAAAGGAATGTGAAGAATTTTACAGAACAAGAAGTAAATCATATTATTGAAGATTATAAAAATGGAATGAAGCCATACGAACTCTCCATTAAATATCAAAGAAATTCTGCTACTATTATCGGGAAATTAAAGTCTTTAGGTGTTTATGTAAATTCTACATATCGATTCTCATTTGAAGACATAGAATTTTTAAAAGTACATTATCCAAAAGGTGACTGGACAGCAATAGAGAAAAGATTTCCTGATTTAACAAAGACATCTATTCATACTAAGATGTCTAAGCTTGGGATATCTCTTGATAATTATTTTTGGGACAAAAAAGACGAGGAATTATTAATAAAATGTTATTCTGAGTTATATGGCAACATTACAGACTTAATAAAGTTATTCGAATATAAATATACATATGCAGCAATTATATCTAAAGCAAGAAAACTCGGATTAAAAACACGAAATTTTTGGAGTAGTAACGAAATAGAAATTTTGAAAGAAAACTATTCGACTCATACTGTAGATGATATGAAAATATTATTGCCAAATCGTAGTCGAGATTCTATAATTGGACAAGCGAAAAAGTTAGGATTAACTAATAAGTCAAAGCTAGATGTCTGTTTTTCAGCTAAAGAAAAAATGTATATTGCTAATAATTTTAATAATATGTCAGACAAGGAAATTGGAAAGAAACTGCATCGTTCTTCTTCCGCTATTAATTGTTACCGCTTTAGAAACAGGTTGATGAAGACTTATGAAAAATCTAGTTATTTAGACTTATCTGAATATATCAGAAGAAATAATATCGAATGGAAAAAGAATTCTATGAAAAAATGTTCGTATAGGTGTGTTTTATCTGGAAAAAGATTTGATGATATACATCATATCTATGGGTTTAATTTGATTTTAAATGAAGCATTAGAGGTTTTAAATCTTGATGTAAAAGATAATATAAATAAATATTCTAAATTAGAATTGAAAAAGATTCTGTTAACGTTTAGAGAAATTCAATCTCATCATCCATTAGGTGTGTGTCTAACTAAAGAAATTCATATGAAGTTTCATGAAATCTATGGCTACGGTAACAACACGGAAGAACAATGGAATCATTTTGTAGAAAATTATAATAAAAAAGTAGCTTAATCAACTACTTATATAAATAATCAACAACTAGATAGATATTGCGAATCTATCTGAATATAATTGAAATATCGTTCTAACGCATTGAACGCTATTCTTTCCAACTACTCAACCTATGAAAAGATGCTTCAAGATTATACCGATGGAGAAGGATCTATGCAAGAAGAAGCAGAAAAAACGGCTAATTCTTGGGAAGGTTCTTTGAATCGATTGTCCAACACTTTTGATAATGTGGTTGCGAATATTATTAATTCTGATGATGTTATTTCTGGTATTAACCTGTTTAACTCATTAATATCAGAAGTTGAGAAATTAACTGGTTCACTCAATCTACTGACCACTGCTGGATTAGCTGTTGGTGCTGTATTGGGTAAAAAAAAGCTGAATTATGCAAGTATATAATGTGCAAGATTATATACACATACAAATGTAGTAAGCAATATGTGCAAGGTTCAGAATATATCTCGTGCCAAGGTGAGAATCCCTGGGTAAAACACAAAGAACTTGTAATTAAACAAGGAAGATATATAAGTAAAATCAACTACAGATACTACACTGTAGACCTCTGATATGACTGTGTGTGAACTACGCAGCCTCTAAGATTCGTAAGGCTTAGACAAGGACTGGAATGGCTCGTGTGACTCGTAATGTAGCACGATGATCTAATCAGCAGAGAGGCGTACTGCCAACTAGGTAAGTGCCGCTCCCATCGACTACCAAGAGGGCGTAGGTTATAATAACCCACGAAGGTATAGTCAAACACCTATCATTGAGTGTGATAGTGAAAAAGTTCAACTGTAGCTATACAGTGCGAAAAAATAGTGAGTTATATTACTCTTCTACTGCTGACTTTGTAAAACAGAGTAGAAAAACAATAAAAAAGTGATACATGTCAATGTTATCATATCGATGTACCACTTTCATCCTCCCCTTATGAGAATATTATATTCTTATGATATTCTGTAGTAAATAATAATTGATCGACAAAGTTCGACTCATTTTGATAAAGAGTGTAAGTGTATTATACATCATATTGGAATATTCTGGTAGAGAGAACATATATTCCAAGCAAATCTCGATTTCTTGTCGATTTATGGAATGCGAAAACCATTGACAATCAAGACTTTTTTGCACTATACTTTTTTCAAAAAGTTAGGCAGGAGGTCTATTATGGCAAGAGGACGCAAAAATCTCACATTAGATGAACAATTAACAAAAATAACAACTGAAATTGAGAATATGGAAAATTCATTAAAAGAAATGAAAAAAGCAAAGAAAGAACTCGAAGAACAAATTCATCAGCAAAGACTTTCTGAGTTGGACGAGCTGATTCAGGAAAAAGGTTTGAGTTTTGATGAAATAAAGGAAATGTTGAGCAAATAGTAATTTTACACAAAAATTTTCTCTTGTTTTGGTGACATTTTTTATGTGTTACAATATATAATATAAGTAAGAAATCAGATGATTTCTAGTAAGTCGTGAGTAACGGCAAGAATATTACTCAACTGTATGTTTGTCTCCGTGAATGACGGGACTTAAATTTAGAATATCATTCAATTGTAAGTATATCTCCGTGGATAACGGGATGTAAAATTAGAATATTATCCAATTGTAAGTTAGAAAGAGCCAGAGATGGCTCTTTCTTTATAGGAGCAAAAGATGAGGTTAGTTAAAATATCTAATGAATTTTTCAATAAATGTAAAGAAAACAACGTGCATAAGGAACTTATGTTTAACGAAGATGGTCGTCCAAGTGTTTTAATTGTAAAATTAAAGTATAAGGAACAATATCATAAGTTTGTTGTGCCTCTTCGTTCAAACATATCGCCCAAAACGCCAAAAGATCAATATTTTTCATTACCACCAAACCCAAAAACAAAGTCTCGTCATTCGCATGGAATACATTATATTAAATTGTTTCCAATTGATGACATGTATGTACAATCTTATTTGATAAGTGAATCATTTGATATATTGGTAAAGAAAATAATTGACGATAACGAATCAGATATAATACAATCTTGTCAGGAATATTTAAAACAATGTGAATCTGGTAATAAACATTTTATGACACCAGATATAGACGGAATAATTAATATGTTGAATATAAATAAAGACACCAACTAAGGTGTCTTTTATTGTACTACTCTTCTTCCAGCCCAGTGATATTAATTGACACTCCATTCTCAGATTCACGAAGCATAATCTTAACCCCATTTGAATATGTCCGTGTGATCACAACAAAGTTATCAAGTTTGATAATCTCACCAGAAACTGTAGTCCCTTCGGGATATGAAATTGTCATCATATGTGCCTCCACTACCCTTTTGTGAATAAGTAATATATACATTATATCATTCGTATGGCAAAGAAATAGATAAGAGTTCTGAATGCGTACAAATGTTCTGATAGTATTGTGTCGATTATTGGTATATAATGAAAAAAAATACTAATAATTGGGGGCGTAATATGGTCAAATTTTCAGACATAAAAAGTTTAATTGAAATGATAAAAAATGGTATTGATGTTGGTTATTTTATACGATCTCACCATTCTTTCCGAAACAAAAGAGTAACACATTATTTTGAAAATTATCACAAACATGTAACTATCTATAATGATGGAACTGGCGTTATTATCAATGAATTTGATATGGTGTTTAATAGAAAAGAAAAATCTTTTTTAAAACGAGGATTAGATATCTCTGATGGAAAGAAGAATGCATGTTTTCCTGCATTGACCAATATGAAAAAGACAAGTATTCAAGATAGGTTTCATGAATATGGATTTTGGTATTATTCAGATGACAATATCATATCTTCTGTTAAAGAGAAATATTGGACAGATGAAGATGACGAAAATGATGTGGAGAATATAACTCTTAAAAATAATAACAAGGTTTTCAGATGGGAATTTAGGTTTAATTATAGTAGAATTCAGCCTCATAAAAAATATAAAATTGTTTATGTGATGAGTATACCGGGTATGTTCCCTATTAAGGATGGGAAATTAGATATTGATTCAATAAATGACGAACAGCTATTGAATGATTTAGAATCTGGTAATAGCACTAGCCTTAGAATTAAAAACCCGATCAGAAATTTTTACTATACAATTTCGTTTGAAAGTGATATACTTCTTGAAAGAGATCCAAAATGTATGTTAAAATCCATAAATCAACAAGAAGATGTAGTTCATCCTAAACTGGAACACTCATATAATACTATATACCATAAATATACATGTAAGATAACTAAGCCTAAAATTGGTTCACTTATAAAAATTAATTGGCAATTTAAGGAGGATTAAAACTATGATTATTTTAAAGGAAAAAGAATGGGGCAATTAATATTGTCCGCAAGTTGGTAATGAAAAGGGCAGGATAAATTATTTCCTGCTCTTTTATTATGTTCATTTATTATTTTGAGGTCGGAAATGGTTCCCGACACACTCTATAAAGAGTATCCGAGATGATGGATACACCGCCCATCCAAAATAATAATGATTTTATTTTATTTATCTTCTATTTTAGATCGAACGGAATAACTAGATTAATGAAACAGAGGTATATAAACATGAGAACATCAGAAGAAATTAAAAAAGAAATTCATACAATAAACCCAGATATTACAGATGAGTTACTGGATTTATTGTATGAATATGTAAGTATAAGACAATATGAAAATATGTTAGACTTTTTAAACAATTATAATTTATATCGAAAAGAATTCAAAAAAATTGTCTACGACTCTTTATCACATAATAACTCATAAAGTGTGTTTTTCATTATTTCTGTTGCGGCATGTATGGCTACGTTTGTTGAAGCAAGATATATACTGAATTGTTGAATATTTTTATCCTGCTCGCTCATATGCTCCACGTTGTTAGCGATTTGTTCTACCAGCTCGTCTGGTATGTTTTCTCCTACAATTAAAATATTCTTATTGAGCACTTCATCAATCTGCTCCTTTGTAATTTTATTCATACCTATCAACCTCCTCATTTGTATAAGATGATAATATATTATCATAATTTATACGCATAATACAGGTTAAACATATGTTTTGTAAAAAATTACCAAAATGTAATCTATTGTGATCATGAATATAAAAAAATAGACATCCATACGTCAAATAATTATATGAATGCCTATATAACATTATTTCCCACTTGTTATTTTACATGATCGCTTGTGAATTGGCAATACTTATGGCACAAAAATTACCATTCACTTCCACAACTATTGCAGTGCCATTGTTTATGAACTTTTCGAGATAATATTCCAAACATTGCAACTGATCCTGTCTTGGCTAATCCTGATATTTTTTTGATATTGGTTGAGCCACATGTAGGGCACTTGGGAGTGTTGCTAACTGTAGTGGTATTGCTATTCTGCTGCTGAAGTTGTGTCTTAAATTGGGACATTTTTAATTGGAACTCGATTGGATCTTTTTGCTTAAGTTCATCCATTGCGAGAATAAATGATGTTTCGCCGGAGATATCCAGGATTGTATTGAACTCAACAACATCTATTTCCATTTTCTTAGTTGGGTTACCACAAATCGGGCAAGTTGTTATTTCGGTATTGAATCGACCATTAAAGCATTCGGCACATCGGTTACTTCCTTCTGCTTTATCTATACCATGCTCATAACAATATTGACAAAATGTTATTTTATACACTATATCACCACCTTTTTTATTAGTATAACAAAATCATATATTGTATTCAATATAAATATCACTCATATCTTATATAAATGTATTGACATCTAACTTTTATAGTGTTATAGTTAATACTGTAACAAGGAGGTATAGAGATGTCAGATGTAAGAGAAGTATTTATTACTGCCGAAGTCTCTCGACAATTAGATATCACACCTGCATATCTTGTTAGAATGGCGAAAGCATTGAAGTTACCCGAAACCGATTTTAGAGAAACTTCAAAAGGTAGCTATCTATTTAATAAGAATGCAATAGATAAGATTAAATCTAATTTAAAGAGAAAATAAAAAACTCCTGCTATCTTTGGACGGATGCACAGGAGTTTCTACATATGGTAAGATGTTCTCTTACTCTTATAGTCTACTATACTTTCAAAATTTTATCAATGAAATTTTGGAGGAATACAGATGAGTGAAGTTTTAACAGTCATCCAAGAGACTGAGATTCTTGGGAAAAAGATTAAAGTATACGATAATATTGAAACACCATTGTTTCTTGCAAGTGATGTTGCTGATTGGATTGAACATTCACAGACTTCTAAAATGGTAAAATCTGTGGATGATGATGAAAAGCTGATAGGAACATTATTCCTATCAGGTCAGAACAGAGATACTTGGTTTTTAACAGAAGATGGATTATATGAAGTGTGTATGCAGTCTCGCAAGCCTATCGCCAAAAAGATAAAAAAAGAGATTAAGCAGTATTTGAAATCAATTCGATTAACAGGTGCAGCAATACCTTATGGTAAAGAACAGGAAATGGTAAATTACTACTTCTCTTCTCTCTCATCAGATTTACAGGGTAAAATAGTGAATGAATTAATAGAGAAGAATAAAGAGTTACAGACATTCTATGATGACTTGATGAACACTGAAGGATTGATGCAAATGAATACAGTTGCAAAAGAACTGGGAATTGGTGAATACACATTATTCGCTTACCTTCGTGGTAAAAAGGTTCTGTTCTATGATAAAGATATGGTGAATGTTCCATACGAGAGGTTCCGCAAAGAAGGGAAATTTGCCGTAAAAGAAACACCGTGTCATGATGGGAAAATACGGTCTGTGACATATTCGACTAAAAAGGGATTAGATTACATAAGAAAACTCTTACGCAAAGATGGATATTATGATGTACCAATTGTATCATAATCATTAATAAAAATATTATATTACATGTTGAGAAGCCATTTACATTATTTGAATATAATGAGTACAAAGTGATTTATATTCTACGCTTGCAAACTATGATAATGTGAATGGTTTTTCATTTGGTAAAAAAAATATTCAGCTAAATGATGACACGATTGGATTTTTAAACGATGAAAATTTAAACAATCCTAACAAACCACTTGACGATCTCATCAAAAAATACCCAAAAGCTACAGAAGGATCTATTACGTTTGCCAAGTCGGTTCGAGATGGTAATGTTTCTCTCAAAGAAGGTCAAACCTATCTACAAGCATATCAAAAGCAATTAAATCAGACTGGATTTAGTTTAAAAAATATTGGCTCGTCTATTAAAAATTTAGGCGGTAAGTTTATTGCAGGAACTATCAATGCTATTGGAGGTATGGTTATTGGTGCTGCTGCGTCATTAGTAGTTGAAGGCATTTCACAACTGTTTAAAGAATTCTCTGGAAAAGCTGAAGAAGAAGCTAAACAGAAAATATCTGAACTTGGTGAAACCGCCCGTAGTGAATTCAAATCTATCCAAGACGAAATGAACTCTACTGCTTCAAAGGTAAATGAAGTTAAAGATCGTTATGCAGAACTTGCACAGGGAGTTGGAAATCTTGGAAAAGCAACACAGAATCAGGGTTCATTATCCAACGATAATTATGAAGAATTCTTAAATATTAGTAATGATCTGGCTGATTTATTTCCTACTCTCACCAATGGATATACAGATAATGGAGATGCGATACTCGACTTAAATGGTGATGTACAGACAATTACCTCATCTCTTAATGGTTTAGTAGAAGCGCAAAAAGCCGTTGCTGCACAGGATATGGCAAAACAGATGCCAGATATTTTTGCAGAGTATAAACAGAATGTGAATGATAACAAAGATGGTTATTCTGTAAAATATCAGCAAGCTCTTAAGAATCGGCAGAGTGCTTTTGATGCTATGTCATATTTATCTGATGATAGTACCGATGAATATGGCAGATACTTTCTTACATATTTTGATGGAATGGAAGCAGAATTTAAGAAGTATCAATTAAATATAGATGATTATATGGATAAGCTTGGACATTATACTTCATTGAACACTAATGAAAAAGAAATATTCCATAATATATATAATGACTTCTATAAAGGCTATGATAATACAATCCGAGATTTGGAACAAGAAATTGATTCAGGGAATAAGGCATTTGGTCAGTATGTTGTATCTTCATTGTATAATGACTTAAACTATCAGACATTGGCTCAGAATAACTCAGTCAAGAAAAATATTGTTGATAGTATTGTCGGCAATCTAGGATATGATACTTTAATGTCAAAGTATGATTCTGATGAGGATGGTTGGAAGAAAGCATATAAAGAACAGATTCAAGAAGGAATCATTGACTCTATTGCCAGTATAGATGACACACGAGTTGTCGATGCTATAAACAAAGTCCTGAACGAAGATCTATCCAAAGCTGATTTTGACCGATATGCACAGATCATACAAGACTACGATACTGATCATACAGAAGTCGATTTCTCTTCATGGTTTAAACCAGATGATGCTGAAATTACAAAAACTGCACAGGAACAAAAAGATCGTATCTTGAGTGTGTTTGGTGACACAAGAGAAGGCGATAGGCGTGTTTTAAACAACTTTATCGATTCCCTCACTCCTGATAATCTTGATATACTGGATAAACTGTCTATAGATAAACAATCTACTGACCAGACTGCAAAAGAATATGTTGAATATCTTAAGCAGAAAATTGAGAATTATATCAATTCGGATGAGCTAGAAGCATCATTTAAAGCCGATCCTATTGACCCATTAAAGGATATTAAGGATTCATTCTCTGGTTTTGAAGATATCTATAATGAAATTGTATCTGGTTCAAGTGTAGCTGCTGATGCGATCGAGGGACTGAATGAAAAGTTTGGAGAACTTGATGGCGGTACTGCCCTTGAAGATTTTAAGGATACATTGACTTCTATGCCGGGGGATATATCTGCTGGTAAAGAAGCTTTAAATAAGCTCGCAACGGCATATATAGATAATTCTGATCTGATTAAAAACTTGACTGAAGACAATGCAGATTATGTAAAATCAGAACTTGAAAAAATTGGTGTTGTTAATGCCGATGAGGTTGTTAATAGTCGATTGGCAAGTTCAACAGATTGGTTGACACAAGCGCAGGAAAATCAGAGTGCTATTTTATCAAATCTGTCCACCAATATCAACGCAGCGACAGATGCTAAACGATATTCCCAGTTAGCTTCAATTGATTTACAGAATGCTACATTAGGAGATATTGCAGCGTTAATTAATGAAGCAAACGCATCAGGACAGGATGCAACTGCATTACAGAATTATGCGATTCAGAAGGTCGCAGCAAATCAGTCATCTATTTGGACATCTGGTAGTATTCAGAACTTAGCGAAACTGGCTGACTCTTTAGAGGGTACAACTCGTTATATGCTATTATATAACAAGGCAAAAAATGCAACTGGCAGTCAGGAACGACTTGAGATTGAAAAAGAATTAAATCGTCAGGTTAAAGTGGCTATTAGTACAAAAATGGCATCAGATGCACAAGTACAGTATAAAGCTCCGAGTACGGCTAAGTCATCAAACTCTGGTGGGTCAGGTTCGTCCACCAAAAAGAAAACCCCACTTGAAAAGCTTCAAGATTGGCTCTCTACTCTCTTCGACTGGATAGAAATCAAACTGGAACGCCAGACGGATAAGATTAGCAAATACATCTCAAAGGCTGAATCTCAGTTAGATGATAAGAAGTATTCATCTTCAGCCAAGAATTACAACAATGCTATAGACGCAACAAATGTACAGGTTGGTTATGAGGAAACTGCTAGAGATAAATACTATGCACAAGCAAATAAAATTCTGGATAAAGCGGTAGCAAGTAAGGTTATATCGCAGAAAACATCTGATGTAATTGCAACTCGTGTTAAGAACGGTAGTATGAATATCTCCGAATACTCAGATGAGATTCAGGATGTTATCTCCGCTTATCAAGAATGGTACAACAAAGGTAAGGACGCTTCGGACGCATTAGAAGAACTGCATAAGAATATCCGTACTTATATTCAGGATCTGAAAGATGTACGTGATAAACAACGTGATACTAAACTCGATTCGATTACAGGCTACAAAGATATTGCAACAGGTACAGTGGCTAATTCTACCAGTGCAAAGAATTCACAGCTTAATGCTTCGAACTCAGCTCTGAAAAAACAGAATTCCACTTATGGCACATATGTTAAGAATGTAACTAGCGATACGAATGGTGTGGCGAAATCTGGTAATAAATCCATATCTTCCGCTCTTAAAAAAGCCAAGAACACGAAGTATAAGAAGGCTTTGCAGAATGCACAGAAAGCCATTAAAAATAAAAAAGCAGTATCATCTTCCGATTTATCTGTCATCAGCAAGTATTCTACATATGTCTATAATCGGTTATATGCATATAATGTTGCACTTGAAAATGCCGAAACAGCTAGAATGGAATATGTGACCGCTTACTCTAGCAACTATGCTGATACGATGAAGAACATTGCAGAGAAGTATAGTAACAAAGACGATGCCACAAATGACGCTATGGATCTCAATAGTTCGAAGTCTGATAATGCCATTACGGCAAAATCGAAGAATAACTACATTGACAAGCAGATGGCAGGCTATGACAGAATCGCATCTGATAATCAAGCAGAAATTAATGAGTATACGAAGACTGTAAAGTCTGCAAAGAAGACAATAGGTAAGTCTGCAACTGCAAAAGTATATAGTGGATTAAAATCTTCTACTAAAAAAGCCGTGTCAAAAGCTGTTTCGTCAGCACAAGCACAAGCAAAATCAGGTAAGGTAATCTCAGCTTCTACAATTGCAAAACTGACCGAGTATTATAAGAAGGGATATATTAAAGGGGCGTTCTACCTTGCTTGTATTCGATATAATAATGCCGTTGAGTCATTAGATCAGGCAAATAAACAGAAAGAGATTGACAAGCAGACTGCTATAGCACAGAAAGCAGAATTAGCACAACAGAAGTTTTCTAACATCTCAACAGAGATGGATAACAAACGTCATAAATATGAACAAACTGCTACAGAGTTAAATAATAAGATGTCTATTTTAGAGGAACGTGGTAATAATACATCTTCGGTATGGTATCAGAGACTTAAAGCTACTGAACAATCGACAAATAATGGACTTGTGAATAAGCGTAATGCTTTAATTCAGTCATTAAATGAAGCTGTATCTGCTGGCAATATTGAGGAAGGTAGTGATAAATGGGCAGAAATGCAGTCTCAGATTGACGATGTTACCAACTCAATAGACGCTTCTACAAAGGCACTTGCGGAATATGATAATCAGATTATGCAGGTACATTGGGATCGTATTGACGAATATGCTAATAAACTTGATAACCTTGTTTCTGAAACAAACTTCGTTATAAATGAATTATCTCGTAGGGATTTAACTTCTGACAAGACTGGTGGATTGACTGACGAAGGTAATGCCGTAGCTGGATTACATATATCAAGCTACCAAGCATACTCTGAGCAAGCAAGAACTTATCGTGATGAGATCGAGGCGATTAATAAGCAACTTGCGAGCGATCCATATAATCAAAAATTAATTGCTCACAAAGAAGAATTGGTTAAATCATATCAGGATGCAATTGCCGGAGCACAAGATGAAAAGTATGCCGTGATCGATCTCATTGAAAATGGCTACGCTTCACTCAAGAATCATATTTCTGATTTGATCGACCAATATAATGATCTCATTAGTTCTGAAAAGAATGCCTATGATTATGCAAACAATATTAGTGATAAGACTCAGCAGATAGCAAATCTTCGCAAACAACTTGCAGCTTATTCTGGTGATGTTTCTGAAGAGGCAAGAGCAAAAGTTCAGGAATTAAGTGTATCTCTCAAGGATGCTGAAAAAGATCTGAAGGATACACAGTTTGACCAGTATATTTCAGCTACACAGGATATGCTTTCAGATTTCCAGGATGATCTGGACGAAAGTATCCAAGATATCATAGATAGCTTAGATGACCAATTTACAAAACTGATTAATTCTGTAAATCAGTATTGGTCTGATTCGAACAACACAGTCAATAGTTTATTGGCTCAAATTGGCTATAGTGCAACACGAACATGGAATCAGATGTCATCCGATGGTGAAGTTTCATCCAATACTTCCACAGCGATTAATGGTATTTATCAATTTTTACAGACGGCATGGGAAAAATATGATCAGGATGCCAAAAATACAAATGTTACAACTGGTATTACCAATGTAACGGCTGATACAGTTAATGTATCTCAGAAAGATAGCAACGATGGCAAGTCTGATAATAAGGATACTGGAAACAATAACACTGGCAGTAATAATACTAACGGTGGATCTGGAAGTACGGGCAATGGTTCAACTACGTCTACATCATCAGGTATAGAATCGGTAAAGTCATTGATCGAAATTACTAAGAAGTTAGCATCAAATGTCACGGCGACATCCACATCTGGAAAGAAATTGTCTAAGTCAAAGGCGGCAGATATTCAAAACTTCATTGAAAGCAATTTGATGAGACATAAAAAGAAGTATTCTGAATATGGAGCATTTAACCAAAGATTATATACATTATATAATGGCGGCATTATGTCTAAGGACAATCTGAATAAGCTTGCTAAATTGGTAGGATATGATTTCTCAAATAAGGCATCTTCACCATTCTGGCAGACACTTCACAAATCTGGTATTAAAGGATTCAGACGTGGTTCAGAGGGAATCCCTTATGATATGATTGCTAATCTCGGTGAAGATGGTACAGAATTACAGTATGATATATCGAAAGGTGTACTGAAATCTGTTGGTCAGAATGATATGATATTCACTGCTGAACAGGCTAAGACGCTTATGGATTTTGCAAAGAATCCTATGATGTTTAGTAATATGTATACTGGCAATGCATTTAGAATGCCAAATATGCCTGTTACGAATCGGACGGATAATGACATCAATATCACTATTGGTGATGTAAACTTAGAGGGAGTACAGAATCCACAGCAGTTTGCTAGTTCTATGAAGGACGCTATTAAAAATAATACGGGTGGAGTTCGTAATATGATTAAAGATACCACAGTAGGATCTTTATCATCAAATCACAACTCTCTTGGAATACGGAAATACTAAAAATTGAATATCGGCATAGTAACAGGGAGGAATATCATAATTCCTCTCTTTTATTATGCTTTTTTATGGTCAACAGATATGAAATCGGAGGTGAACATTTTTGAAATATAAATCTTCAAAGACAAGAAAAATTGAAAAAATAAAGGAAGAAAATGAAGCATTGAGCAAGTACATACGAGAAAATAATGTGCGAAAACTTGCAACACAAATTGAAGATACGCTCATAGCCAAAGAAGAATATGAGGAATTACTAGATGAATGTAAACAGCTTAAAGCTGATTATGAACATATGATAAATGAATTACAGATCGATACCAATGAATATCACAAACAGATGAATCAAGAAATAGATAAGAATTAGAAATATAACAAGGAGGCATGAGTAAATGGCTAAAGTGTTATTTAACACACAGAATATAATAGAGACTCCTACTCTTCTATTGCAGCATAAGAATTTTGAAACAATCGGTAATGGAGGAATTACTAATGTCTCTGGTTACACATATAAAAACAACTTTAATGATGCGAATGAAATATCATTTAAAGTACATAAATTTAACAATGGAATAAAACATCCACTATGGGATCAGTTGGTGGATTTTAAACTTATATATATACCTGAATTAAAAGAACGATTTGAAATTGCAGTGACAGTAAATGAGGAAGATCCTGATGACCTATCCAAGTCAATTACAGGTACAGCGTTGTGTGAGTCTGAATTATCGAATATTAATCTACATGGAGTACAGATTAATACGGAAACAGACATGACAAATGATTTATACGATGAAAATTTTCCGACTGTATTATATCGAGATCCTGATGATTATGATTCAGAAGATAATTTAAAAATATGGGCAAAGTCAAAATATGATTATCTTAAAGATAAAACAGCATACCCAACAACTGCTTCTGTTGTTGCTAAAAAGAAATACATTCTTGCCCATGCTTCTCTTCTGCATCGTGTATTAGAAAAAGCACCACATTATTCAATTGCTCATGTGGATTCTACTCTTAGAGAATTATCAACAGTACATGAATTCACATTTGATGGAACAGATACCTTATCGGCACTAAAAAACGATATTGCCGAAGCGTATCATTGTTTATTCTCTTTTAATTCTGAACAAAGAACTATTTCAGTATATGATTTATATAGCACTTGCACCGAATGTAATTATAGGGGAGATTTTATTGACACCTGCCCTGAATGCGGTTCAAATAAGGTTGTGAATAAATATGGAGAAGATACCAATGTATTAATCAATAGTGCCAACTTGACAAAAAGTATTACTTTGGAGTCAAATCAAGACTCTTTAAAGAACTGCTTTTATGTGACTGGTGCAGATGATTTAATGAATGCTACTATTCGTAATATTAATCCAAACGGATCACAGTATATTTATTACTTTTCTGACGATGTTTTATCAGATATGCCTGACAATCTCAAAAATAAATTAAAGTCATATGATACACTGTATAACGAAATTCAGACAACAAGAAAAATGGCTTTGGATTCTACGAAAGTTACAAACTACAATAATGTCGTTACTTCCGTAACCAAGAAATTTGCTAATGTTTCAGATGATGATAAAGATAAAGTTACTTTTAATAAGTTGGCTAATCCCCTTGTGGGTTATTCATCTCTCATCGCTGCTCGGTATGATGCTACTGATTTATATTACTATATTAATGATAGTATGATGCCAGTAATTGATATAGATGGACTAGGGGTTCAGGATAGTTTAACATCAATAAAAAATGGCATCAGCGCATTGGGTGGAGTTGCGGTCACGAAGGTATCATCAATTTCATCTAGTGTTGTTAGAAACACGTTAGAGAAATTATGTCAGGTATTTTGTAGTACAGCATATTATGATATATCAGTGGAAACAAAATCATTATCTGACTATGACTCATCCACAAAAACTAAGACTTATTCTTGTACTGTTACGATCACCAGTTTAACTCAACAAGATGAAAATGAAGAATATTTAACAGGATCTGTTGATATAACTTGTACAGTATTAGAAAATAACGAGAAGTATATTGAGCAAAAAATTAAGCGTATGACCGCTGAATCAAAGAAGCTAAAAGATAAGCAGATTACAAGTTTTGATTTATCAGATACAGATTTTAAAAAGGAATTGACATATTATTCATTGACTGAGCTTACTAATATGTATACAGAATTCCAAGCTTGCCAAGATATAGTAACAAATGGATTTACAGAAGATTCTGTAGATGTACAATATAATAACAGCGAGCTTAAAAAGAAGTATCAAAAATTCTACGCAAACAGATTAACGTGGATCAATAATGAGATCAAAACAAGAACTAGCGAATTAAATAGTGTTAAAGCTATATTTGATCCAGTCAAGTCAACTGGTATTCTGCAAACTTTGAAACAGTCAATCCAAAAAGAGTTAGATTTACAGAAATATCTCGGTACTGACTTATGGAATTTATTCTATTCTTATCGGCGTGAAGATGATTATAATAATTCAAACTACTCTTCTACTGGATTAAATAATACGGAACTTATCAAGAGAGCCACCGAACTATTTAAGGCAGCACAGAGAGAATTATATACGGCAGGAAACTTACAGTATTCCATTAACACAACAATGGGTAATCTACTTGCTCTGCCAGAATTCAAACCAGTTGTAGATAAATTTGAAGTTGGTAATTTTATCAAAGTCGGAATTGACGAGAAGGTATACTCGCTTCGTCTGCTCTCTTATCAGGTTGATTATGATAATCTGTCAGAAATACCTGTAGAATTTTCTACTGTAGAAAAAATCTATTCTGGTTATTCAGATGTACCGTCTGTATTACAGTCAGCAAAATCTATGTCTACATCTTATTCTTCTGTTAAAGATCAAGTAGATAAGTCAAAAGGTACGACAAAAACAGTTTCAGATTGGACAAATAATGGATTACTTGGTGATAATATATCATTCAGTAATTCTAAAGAGCAAACAGTAACACTTACCAAAAATGGTTTATTAGCTCGATCTTGGGATGATGTGTATAATGAGTTCTCGTTAAAGCAGTTAAAGATTGTAAACAACGGACTATATCTCACTAAAGATGGTTGGGAGACAATTGAAACAGGCGTTGGACGCTTTACATATACTGATATCAACGGTAATCTTGTTGAAGATTACGGCATCATCGCTAAGACTGTAGTTGGTAATCTTATAATAGGTAAGGAACTTCAAATCTACAATGAAGACAAATCTATTGTTATAGACGAAAATGGACTTACGATTGATGGTGGATATCTGAAGATTAAAGGCACAGAAGTTGGCTCTGATGGAAAGACCATATCAGAGGTTATTATTGACCTTGATACAGCTCAAAAGTTAGTAGCACTTGCTCAACAAGCAGCCGACAAAGCACAGGAATCAGCCAATCAAGCACAAGCATCTGCTGATAAAGCAAACAAAGCTACAGAAGATTTAAAGGTTGAAACTAATGAAATTCGTGAACTTGCCGAAAAAGGTGTGGATCATGTAACAACCTATTTCTACCAATCTGATTCTGCTACAGAATTAGTTGGTGGCGAATGGACAACAAATAGTGTTACATGGATAAGCGGAAAATATGTGTGGCAGAAAGTTATTACATACTACAAGGACAGAACAGATAATTCTCAAACAGCAAAAGCTATTTGTATATCAGGTGCTAATGGTCAAGATGGTAAACCAGGTGAAAATGGTGTAAAGGGTAAAGGTGTAAAATCTATTACTCCTCAGTATGCCATTTCTGATAGCAACGTTTTACAACCAAATGAAGGTTGGTCGGATAAAGAACCAGAATGGTCAGAGGGAAAATATATATGGACAAGAACACTTGTTATTTATGACGACAATACACAAGAGACAACTACTCCTATCGTATCTAATGGATTAAATAGTGCTCTTTCTATTTCTACTGTCGCAAGAAAACAGGCTAATACAGCTAATACAAATGCGTCTAATGCATTGACCACTGCTACTTCAGCTAATACAACTGCAAAAGAAGCCGAAACAAAGGCGCAACAGTCCTTGGATCAGTTCTTATGGCTCGTAAAATCAGGTTCATCTTCCACCTCTCTTACTCTTACAGATTCTGCTGTTGCGGCAATCACAAAACAGTTCATCATCAAATCTCCTGATGGTTCAGCAACGATTATTGAAGGTGGAAAGCTCAAAACAGACGCCTTGAAGTCAAACAATTATGTAGCTGGTAACGATGGAACATATAGTTCACTTGGTACGTTCCTTGATTTGTCTAATGGAGAAATTCACACACCTGGATTCTATTTAGACTCAGTTGGTAATGCCTTTTATCAAGGTACAGTAAATGCTGATGCAGGTTACTTTGGAGATGCCAATAATAACTGGTATATTGGCTCTGCTGAATTTGATAATATCAGAAACAAAGATGATGCACTTGTGAACGGTGTAGAATACAGTGCATTGATTTCTAAGGGCAACGCTGCTCTTACTGCTGGTCATTGGTATCTTATGTCTCAAGATGGTAGTCTCGGTATTCAATCGGGATGGACAACCATCAATGGTGGCAATTATGTATTCGATAAAGAAACACAGAAATACTATGATATGGGTATGGTTGAACCTATCTTCGGCTCTAAGAACGAATGGGATAATAAATTCTTATATATTCGTAGAGTAAAAGATACGTCTTCTTCTCAGTCTACTTGGGAATATCTATTCAAGGTAGATAAAGATGGTACTATTTATGAAAATGGTACAAAGCTTTCAGATAAATATGCTCGTAAGGATGCTGTAGGTAGTACATATCTTCCACTTACAGGAGGTACAGTCACAGGTAATTTAACTGTTAATGGTACTCTCACGGCTACAGCTAGTAAGGCTAACCAACTTACTCATACATTGAGTGTTAATGGAAAGTCATGGAATGGCTCGGCTGATTTGACAGTTGGAACTATGGGCGTTGCTTATGGAGGTACGGGTAAATCATCTTGGACTGCTAACGGTATTATATATGCAAGTGCAAGCGGTACATTGTCGCAGTTAGGTCTTGGAACTGCTGGTTATATATTACAGAGTGGTGGTACTTCTGCTCCATCATGGGTTAATCCATCTACTCTTAATGTAGCAAGCGCAACAAAAGCAACTCAGGATGGAAACGGCAATACAATTTCAGACACATACCTTAGAAAAGATTTTGACTCAGTTAGTCAGAACGTGTCATTTGAAGGCTCAGTTGATATAGATGATCTTACAGCAGGAACACTTCTTGTTAGCGGTGTAGCTAGGTTCACCAATGGTTTGATTGGTAATTTAAAAGGCACTGCATCTAATGTTCCTTGGAGTGGAATCACCGATAAACCAAGTACATTTGCACCATCTGCACACACACATACTATGGCTAATATATCTGATTGGGAAACTTATGTCTATAGTGCTCAAGGCACTCGAACAAAAAATACTGTACTTGCAGCTCCCAATGGATCAGATGGAAAGGCAACATTTAGAACACTCGTTGAGGCTGATATTCCTGCATTGTCAAAATCTAAAGTTGGTCTTAGCAATGTAGATAATACGGCTGACTCAACCAAGAATGTTTTATCGGCAAGTAAGTTGACGACTGCTAGAAATATTACAATTGGTTCAGCTAAGAAGTCATTTGATGGAACGGCAGATATATCATTCTCTCTTGCTGATATTGGAGCGTCTTCATCAAGTCATACACATAATTATGCTTCAAAGGTGATTCTTGCTGGTACGGATTATTCATGTGTAAGCAATGCGATTACTATTACAAAGGCTAATCTTCAGACCGCAATAGGTTCAACTGGTCTTGGTCTTATGACCGAAAAGGAACGTAGTAAACTGGATTCTATCAAGGTTTCTAGCGGTGGTACAATCGACTTCTCAGGTGTAACTGCAAGTGGTGCATTAGTTGCTACAGTAGGTGATGATAAGACAGTTACGATTACACACAATGTAAGTGGTGTGAAAGCTGGTACATATAAATCTGTTACTGTTGACACTTATGGTCATGTAACGGCTGGTACAAATCCTACTACGCTAAGTGGTTATGGTATTACTGATGCATTGAGTTCAAGTACGAAGTATGCTCTAAGTGATAGTGTTGGTGGCAATGCTTTAAAGGCTAATTTGTTAGCTAATTTATTCAGTAGTCGTCCTACAGATGCAAATGTTGCTGGTACAGGTAGTGGTGGATTAGCTACATTTAAAGCAACAAATTTAATGACTGCAAATAAGCCAAAATCTGATGGACATATTTTACATTTCTATTGGGATAATACAGCAGGGTATGATGGTCAGTTGTTTATGTCTGCTAGTGATAATCCAGAATTACAAATGCGTGGTCAAAAAGCAGGTGTATATGGTTCATGGAAGACCGTTTTATCAAGTAATAATTACACTGATTATGTTCCTCAAAAAGATGGTACAGGAGCTAGTGGTACATGGGGAATTAGTATAACAGGTAATGCTGCTACCGCAACTAAGGCTACATCTGCTGATTCTGCTACTAAAGCTACTCAAGACGGTAATGGTAATGTGATTAGTTCAACATATCTTCCTCTTACTGGTGGAAGTATGACTGGTACAATCATCTCACCATCTGCGGCTCAAGTTCTCAGATGGACTTCTTCGGCTACTAGTGTCAATTCTACAGGCTGTAGTTGGTACGGACTTGGTACATATAGAGCTGATGATGGGTATAACTGGTTAAATATATCTAATTATTGGGGTATTAATTTTACCACAACAAGCTCAAATAGATTTACTCATAATGGTAATATTATAATTACATCTGCAAATATTGGTTCTCAATCAGTAGCTTCAGCCACTAAAGCAACCCAAGATGGTGCAGGCAATGTAATTACATCTAAATATGTCACAATAGATACAACACAGACTATATCAGGATCAAAAACCTTCTCGAAGGAAACAACGATTTCATCTACCGCCGCTTCGACCAACAAGACTACTGGCGCACTGAAAGTAAAGGGAGGAATCGCTTCTGAGGGGCAAATAAGCGCAGATAAGGCAATGATTGGAGATGCTGTTACGTTAGAATATAACGCCGAATTACAGTGCTTAAACTTTGTTTTTGCATAGGCATATATAGTATATTATGGAGAGTAGTATAGATCACTACTCTCCTATTTTTAGAGAAAGGAGTGTGATAGATTGTTATGTTTATGGCTACCATTTACAGATGGGGTGATAAAAAATCAAGGATTGATTAATGATGAATTTATTACCAGTATTGACCCAACATTTTCTAATGATGGTAAGTTAGGAAAATGTCTTGAACAAGGGCAGTTTGATATGAGTGCTACAATGACATCTAAAATTTTAAATAACCAAGCATTGACAATTTGTTTTTGGATATACGTAAATGCAGAAGAGGGTTCAAAAGGTGGCACAATATTTGGAAATATTAATACTAATGTAGAATTTAATAATCGGAAGTTTTCTCTTTTTCAATATCCTACATGTAATGATTTACATCTAAGTTGGATGAACGATGCTGCAAAAGCATTTATGATGACTCCAATTTACAAGGGAGTATTGCCATCTTATCAATGGACACATGTTACCATAACATATCATAATCCAACTATGACAGTTTATATTAATGGTATCAAAAAATATACATATAGCGGCGTAAGTAATTCATCATCTTTTGAATATCAGACAAGGGTTGTTTGGCAAAATGCTTATAGAAAATTAAACGACTTCCGAATTTATAATGAGTGTCTTTCTCCACGCCAAATCAAGGAAATATCAAAAGGATTAGTCTGTCACTACCCTCTCGGAGAAATTGACGGAAAGATTGGTGGAAGGAATTTAATTCAACACTCCGAATTCACCAACACATATTGGAAGGCAAGTAATGGTATTGATATAGCAAATACCAACGGATCAAGTTTTTCGTTCACATCTGATGGAATAAAAACAATCAAATCTTTCGGATGGGGAGGAACCGGGATATTTATACATACGGACATCGCCCCTATTGAATACGAAAAACCATTAACTTTATCGATGGATTTAAAAATCATAAAAGGTAACGATGTTCGATTCTCTGCGAATGCAAATACAGTTTCTGATAAAAATTGGTGGACACAAAGTGTAGCTGGCAGTGGGTCTTATTTAAAAACATTGAGTCTAAACGAATGGTTCAGAGTAAAATACACAGTAACCGTCCCTAAAAAAGATACTATGTATGCAAGCGATAGAGTGTTGATGATTCGTATAATAGCCGATAGCGATTATGAATATTATATGAAAAACATCAAACTTGAAAAGGGGAATAAAGCAACTGCTTATACTCCATGTCCAACGGATGACCCTGTTATGTATGATAATGTGATTTATGATACAAGTGGATATGGAAACAATGGTAGTATAACAGATTCTACATGTCCTACTTGGTCAAGTGATACACCTAGATACAAAGGAAGTTATGTGTTTAATGGAAACAACCAATATTTAAAATTTCAAAATCCTATAACATCTTCTTCAACAGATTTTACAATATCTTGTTGGGTAAAATTTGATGACACAACTTGTAATTCAACTATATGCACTATGAGAACTGCCGTTGGAAATGGAATTGCTTTATTTCAAATTGGCGATAAGATTAGGTTTGACGATAATGCACAGTTTACTTTTTCAGACTATACAATATCAGCAAATGCATGGACACATGTAGTTGTAACTAGATTGTCATCCTGTAAAAAATTGTATGTTAATGGAGTATTAAAACAAACGGTAAATACGGTTGGAGATATGAAATTAATTTCAAACGTAGGTACAATTGGTGCATCCTCTCAAGGTGGAGATGGTATTTCAAATTATCTTAATGGGCAACTTTCTGATTTCCGCATCTATGCTACTGCCCTTTCTGATTCTAATATTCTTGAATTATATCAATCCTCTGCTTCAGTGGATTCTAGTGGAAACTTAATGTTAGCTGGCGAGGTAGTTGAAGAATGAATTATTTAAATGATTGGGCTGATATTTCTAAAATTAAATCATCTGGATGGAGTGGTTCACCATCATTTGATAATAAAAATAAATACTTACTTTTAACTGCTATAAATGGATGGAGAAGTTTTTATTGGACAATTCCAGAAATTAAAAACAAAGATATTACGGTTGAATTTGATTACAAATTTATTTCTACTGATAATTGGTCGAATTGTTGGATTATAAACATCAACGGATATGACGGTATTTCCAATGGTAATATTGCAAAAGTAACAGAATGGACTCATTACAAGAAAAAATTCATGTCAACATCATCATATATCGGTATAAATGTCAGAGGAGTTGATAATACTGGCAAATCGGTCGTGATGGCATTAAAAAATGTGCAATTATTTATTGGTAATGACTCAAGTAATCAAATTTATAAGACAGGCAATTTTGTAACTGAAGAAGTTATAGAAGGGAATTCCTTTAATGTTTGTCCACATTATATAGAAGTTAACGAAATATGGGAAATTTAAAATCGAGTAATTAACACACATAGAGTCTACTTCGGTAGGCTCTTTTATTATGTAGAAAGGAGCGTTAAATGCGAAGTTACGTTCTAGTTAATAATAAAGAAACCTATACTCTTGTGAAGTTTTCTGCACAGGATTTTGCGAATGATCCTGTACTCTATCTACAAACAGATTACTTACATGGAGTTAAGGAGAATTTCAAGAAAATAACAGCTATACAGGTATTCCAGAATGATATATCTGTTGGCTTATACGAAATATATGATACATACTCTGACATTACAGACTGTGGCGCACAGTACAATGAAGATGTGAACCAATTTGTAGATTGCTTGGCGGTTAGACTAACAAAGAGTAATCTTGCTGAACAAGTTCAGAGTTTACAGGATATTGTTAATCCTGTTATAGATTTTAATACAATGTCTGATGAGGAAATTAAGACATATAAAATAAATGAAATAAATCAAATATGTACTGAATTGATAGAAAAAGGTATTCAGATTGAAACAGATCGAGGAACAGAAACCTTTAGTTTGGAGATGCGAGATCAATTTGATATTTTAGTATTGGCTATTATCTCTATTTTATGTCCTACATTACCTTATTTGCCATATCATTCAGATACCAATATTTGTAGATTATTTCCTACAAATGTAATTAAGTCTTTATTTTTACAGGCTGAAACTCAGATTATGAAAGAGACAACAAAATGTAATGCATTAAGAACACAGTTACGAAATGAGACTGATCGAGATGTTATTTTGTCCTATACATATGATACGGAATTAAAAGATGATTATGCAAAGACATACAATGATTTGCTTACATATACATTGGGTGCAGTCCAGCAGATTATTAGTACATTAATTCCTGAACAGAACGATACCTCTACATCAGAAAGTGGTGATTCAGATGGCGAAAATACAGAAACTACTACAGAAGATACTACAGCTAACTAGCATTGGCATAGTATCTGGTTTTATATATTGTGGTTTAGAAATTATATGGCGAGGTTGGACACATTGGACGATGTTCATGCTCGCTTTTATTGTGGGAATTATCATTTCACAGTACAACAATATGTTCACATATGATATGGATTTAGCATGGCAAGTATTATTTGGTGGTTTGACTTCTATCATGTTGGAATATTTATTTGGTATTACATTCAATCAAGATTTTACCATATGGGACTATAGAGGACTTTGGGGAACATTTGCACAGAATCAACTTAACATCCTCTTCTGTTGTACTTGGTTTGTGATTGTATGTATATCAATTTTTATATTGGACTGGTTTGAATATAAGGTGCTTCATGATGAGAATAAACCTTATTATGTCATATTTGGGCATATGTTCAGACCGTATGAAAAATAAATACATGGGCTGTTATATGCCCTAATTTTAGTTGAAAGAAAAGGAGAATTTATTATGTCATTTAATAAGAAGATTGAAACAAAGGGATTTTATAATATTGAGCTGGTAAATATTGCAGAATGGTATGCACAGAGTAGACAGGAAGACAAGGAAAAGTTTAATGTTCTGCCGTTCAGAGTACAGTTGGCACTTCGTACAAATATGCAGGAAGTAAATAAGACTGCTCAAAGTTTAATAGAAATAAGAAACGAATTAGTACAGTCGTTAGGAAATAAATACATCGAAGCTGGCAAAACTGAGGAAGTTGAAGTAAATGGAGCAAAGCAGATTGAAATTAAGAAAGAATTTGCAGAGGAATATCAGGCTGAAGCGGCTGAATGTCAGAAGAAATTGGATGAAGTATTGAATGATAGAACTGAAGTGACGCTTTCTGTATTCGATATGGATGCAGTATATGATACTCTTCCAGATGATTGTAAATTAAATATCCGTGATATTGATATGCTTTCGTTTATGGACAAGGTTCAGAAAGATGAAGAAATTAAAGAAGATACAGTTGTGGAGGGCAAGTAAATTGCTCTCTTTAGAAAGGGGTGTGATTTTACTTGGCACAATTAGGAAATTTGCTTGTCATGGGATCGAGTAGATTACTGGGCACGCTTTTTTGTGAAGATATAAATATCAGTAATTCATTGGTTGTAAAAACATTAAATGCTACTGATGTAACTGCTCATAACATGACAACGAGTGCGTTGACTGTTAATGGTAATGCTACTACTACTGGTACATTAAATGTAGGTAATTCACAAGCTAATGGTAAGCTATCAGTTAATGGTAAGGTGGTTATAAGGGATTATGGTAATAGTTGGTTAGGTATAAATGATGGATATGCAGGGTCGTGGTTGGCAAATGGTATATATTTTGGTAAAAGTACAATTAGAACAGATGCCGCCTTTCAATTAGGTGAAAATGGTAATAAAATATTATTTAATACAACTTCTGCAAAATTTTCTATCCCAGTCACAATCAATAACTCTCTTGCTGCTAATAATATCACATCAACCAATGTAACGGTTAATGATACCCTCAAAGCATTTAAGTATGAATTAAATACTATTCAAGATTTGGGTGGCGAATTCTGTGTTGCTCCTACAATATATATTCAATCAGGTGCAAAGGTGCAAGTTAACAAAGATAGTGCTACTACTATTGTTGTGTCTATTAAAGATACTAATGCAATTAAGTCTGATACAATTCAAGGTGTTCGTTGGGCAGAAAAATCAAAAATTAAATTTCAGGGGAAAATAAATGGATTAAGTATTAGATGTAATGGTGTCATGAAAAGTAAATTAAATACTGTTCAAAACACTATGTCATTAATACTTACTGTTGATTCCAATATAGCCAATAGTTTTTCAACCAGTGTTGCAAATGCTACTTCATACAGCAATATCAGTGTAATGCTTTATCAGAGAGTTACTAAAAACTCTCAAGCAAAAGATGTTTATTATCCTGTTGGTATTAGAATGTCTGCTACAGGCAGTACAAATTCTGCTCCTTATGTAGATATTTGGGGCAGTAAATCAAACTCTGATCCTGATACAGTGTATACTGTTCCAAGTGTGAGACTTGGTTATCTTGATGGATTAAAATGTGGTACTTATGATTGCGTTGGTTATGGTTTGTATGCGGATAATGTATATCTGAATGGTACTATTATAAGTAATTCTGGACAACTTGGTGGATTCAAAATTGGCGCAAACAATCTCAGTAATGGAACTTGGGGTACAGATAAATCAGTATTAATGTCAATAGGAACTACAGAGAATAAAGCAGTTGGTGGTTCATCCGCTATTTCTGGTTGGTGTTTCACCGCTGGCTCTAAATTTGGTGTTACTACAAGTGGTGATTTATATGCGAGTAATGCAAATATAAGTGGTACAATAAATGCTTCGAAAGGTACGATCGGTGGATTTAATATAACGGATAGTTCATTATACACGGGATCTAAATCAACTTTTGATAATGAGCAATATGGTATCTTTATGGATAAAGATGGACAGGTTATTTTTGGTAATAGTGATAATTATTTAAAGTATTACAAAAATAGTGATGGACATTATAAAGTTGGTATCAAAACGGACTTTTTAAAATACAATGACGATACTATCACTGATCCAGGTTTAGTTTTAGGTGATGTTAATCAACCAACATATTTAAATACGTGGGTTGACGATTCCGATATATCGAACTGTAAGTTTGCTCAGTTAATATTGAATCGTGACGGTTTATCTATGTCGATACCTCGATATACTAATAATCCAACCACAAACCCAAATCAGCATCTAGTTAATGCTATTACTGGATGCAGTATATTCGTTAGATATGTCACATCTGATAAAACAAAACAACCACTGTCTCCGTTAGTAAATATTGCTATTAACCAGTCTAATAGAAACGATTGTTCAGGACTTGGTGCTGTTTTAATTAATGGCATAGAAGCTAGTGGACGAGAATCTTTTTGTCATAATGGTAGAGTTAGTGGAAATTATTCATCTAGTTTGAGTGGCAGCACTGTTATGGGGCATTCTTGTCATGGAGATAGCAGCGGTATAGTTCAAATTGGTGGACATTTCAGCCATAGTGATAGTGGAGGAACATCAGATGGGAACTATTGCCATGCGTCATGTGGAGGAGAAATAAAATATACTGAATACGGATTTGCCACTGGTAAAGGAACTATAGCATATGGTAGTTCTCAAACCGTAATCGGCAAACTCAATATTATAGACACGCAAGATGAACACTTAAAAGGTAAATATGTATTTATTATAGGAAATGGCTCGTACGAAGAGGAAACGGATTATTACTTATCTCAAGCAGAAACCATAAAATCCCGTTCCAATGCTTTTACAGTTGATTGGGATGGTAATACTTGGGCGGCAGGCTCAATTACGGCAACAGGTAGTGTTAATGGCACAGACTTTAATGGGTTTACAATTAATAAGTCAGTACCGAGTGACGCAAAATTTACAGATACGGTTACTGTTATTGAAAATTCTTGTGATTCTGATAGCACTACTTCTGCCTTATCAGCAGCACAGGGTAAATCACTTAAAGCGTATATAGAGAGCGTGAATACTAATGTATGGAACTCATTACAAGAATCATATAGAAATAATTATGGTAAACAGTATAATACTCAAGTACCTTTACTTATTAACGGTAATGCATTAGGTTCAGCAACTGCTCAATTAATACTTGAATATAATAATTCATATATTAGATTCAGAAATGATGGTAGTTCATTTTATATTATGAATGGTAATGCTAGTTCATGGACAAATTATATTACATTCCAATCAACAGGTGAGGTTGTCGTTCCAAATACATTGAACGTTCCTACACAGTTGTATATACCATATGCTACAAAGGCATCAACTACTTCGGCTGCGAATGCATACATTTCAGCAGATGGCAATGGCGTATTAGCAAAAACCTCAAAAACATCGTCTCGAAGATTCAAAGACAGTATAACAACAGACTTAGATGAAGAATTAAATCCAGAACATCTTTATGATATTGATGTGGTACAATTTAAATATAAAAAAGATTACTTTACCAACACAGATGATATTCGTTATCGTAAGAACCTGATTGGTCTGATTGCCGAAAATGTATATGATAATTACAAAATTGCAGCCGATTGGCATGTAGATGAAGAATCTGGTAAAGTTCTTGTTGATGCATGGAACGAACAGTATATTGTTCCAGCAATGCTTAAATTGATACAGGAACAACACAAAGAGATTGAAAAATTGAAACAGATAATTGGAGGTGAATAATTAAATGAAGGTTAATGATTTTACTTTTGCAGGTAAACAGCTTGCAGATTTTAATTGTATTTGCTGTAATTTTGACGGCTCATCTGGAACTGTTGAAGTTGGCACAGAGATTAAATTAAACCAAGAGAAACCATCTGGCTCAAATGTATTTAATTTATATTCTGTGACTTATGATGAACCATTCACTCTCCCATTGTCAATTTGCTTTAATCCATGCAAAACTGATGTTGATTATTTAACAGTTAATCAAGCAAGAAAAATTCAAAAGTGGTTATCTCAGCGCAATAAAGTATTCAGGATTAATTGTGCAGGATTTGAGAATTTATATTGGATTGGCACATTCATCGTGAAACAGGTTATGCTTAATGATGTTATTATTGGGTTTAATTTGACATTTACGGCTAATACTCCGTATGCATTACAGGATAATTTAGTGATTAATTGCGATTTATCTGATAGCAGTCGAGAAACAGAATTTGAAGTAAGTGGTGATGAATTCGGATATATTCATGCTGATTATGTCATTACTTGTAAAGAAGCTGGCGATTTAACTGTTTCTAGCTATTATGTAGATCAGGAGAATGGGTTACTAATTCTTGACAGGCAGTTTAAATTTGATAATTGTATCATGGATGAAGTGATTACCATTAATGGATTATCACAGCTTGTAACGAGCAGTGTGATTGGTAGACAATTAGGTAAGGATTGCAACTTTTTATTGCCAAGACTGATTAATACTTATCAATCTGATGATGAAATTGTTAAAAATCGAATTATTGTGAATAGGGCATGTACAATACAGATTACATACTCTCCTACCGCTATGGTCAGTTATGGTTATAAGGGATAAAATAATTATAGGGTATACAGATTAATTTCTGTATACCCTATTTTTTACGATTTGCAAAGATTCTTTGTCTCTAATTCTTTATTATTTTGTCTCCACGCATTTTGAAGAGTCTCCATTTTGTCTCCATTAATACATCAAAATATACCAATTTATATCAAGATATAACAACTTATTCAAGTTTTATCGATTTTACGATTTTGCTTTAAACACTTGATAACACAAGGTTTT